TTATAATATAATATAATATAATATATAATAGATAAAAGAAGGTAAATGAAATTTTCCAAAATACTATTAGTGCTTTTAATTTTGCTAGCAGCGTGTAGTAATACAGTTAGTTTAGAAGAAGATATCCAGACGATTGTTCCTGAAGCTATTAATGAGCCTCCCAAGGATGTAATCACTCCAGAAAAATACAAGCTTGATTGTTACAGAACAGAATATTATTTTTGCCCTGGTATTAGTGGTCCTTTGTTTAGAATAGCTATTATAAAAGATATTTGTAAAGATCCTCCTGAAGTTATTTCTATCAGCGAATGTGAAGAGTTTCTTGAATGTGATCCAAGTCAGTTTAAAATGGGGGAAGAAGTCTGCACTACTGATGATGGGTTGCCTGGAGTTAAAACAATTTATTGTGACAAAGGGTATATAAAAGAAGGAAAGTGCGAGACTGATTGTGTAGAAGAGGTCTGCGACGGCATTGATAACGATTGTGATGGAGAGGTTGACGAAGGTCAAACTAATGATTGTGGTCAGTGTGGACCAGAACCACTAGAGATCTGCGACGGTCTAGACAATGATTGTGATGGAGAAATAGATGAAGATTTGGTTAGACCATGTGAAACTGTTTGTGAAGGCGGTTATGAAACTTGTATCGACGGAGGTTGGGCTTTATGTACTGCTAAACAACCACAACAAGAAATGTGTGATGGTTTTGATAACGACTGTGACGGTCTCGTTGACGAAGGACTAGATTGTTTATGTACAGTGCAGGATATTGGAGTTTTAATACCGTGTGAACAAGAACCGTTGCTTTGTGGTTCAGGTTTCCAAACTTGTGAATGTTTAGATGCTGATTGTACTTCTCTTGGTTTTTCAGACTGCTACGCTATGTGCTATTGGGAAGATCCAAATGATCCTAACTGTGATCCTTTGCTAGGTAAAGCGCTTGACTTCGAAAAATGTAACAATCATGATGATAACTGTAATCAACTGGTTGATGAAGATCTGTATGAGATGTGCTACACAGGACCACCAGAAACTTTAGATGTAGGAATCTGTCATGGCGGCATTTTTATTTGTGAGAAAGGAAAATGGGGTAATTATAATACCGGAGGATACTTTGTATTAAACTATTGTAAAGACGAAGTAACTCCTTTACCTTATGACGAATGTAACGGAGAAGATGAAAATTGTGATGGCATAATCGACCAGGGAAATGAAATGCAAGATACAGACATTTTGTTTATCATAGATTGGTCAGGTTCAATGGATGATGAAATTAATGCTGTGTTGGTGGCTCTTGCTGAATTTGCAAAAAATTACTCTGACGAAGAAGTAATACAATGGGGACTGATAATTGGACCTAGAGTCCCAGGTAATTTCATGGGTAATCAAAATTATCTTCAAAGAGTTTGTGATCTTTCTCCATTTGAAGACTTTATGACAAATTTTTCTTCACTTGATAAGAACACAATGAATGGTCAATTTGAGATGCTTTATGACGCATTGTATCTTTCTCTGTTAGACTTGTCTAGCTCTGAACCTTGGAAGCTTAACGAACTTACTTGGACTAGCATGGTAGGAAATTCGATTAAAGAGTCTGATCCTCCTTTAAAAGATTTTACGATCAACTGGCGTCCCAATGCAAAAAGAGTAATTATTGTTTTTTCTGATGAGTATGGTCAAAGCTACATGATACCTGAATCAATAGTGAACGGGTCTTGGAATGCTAACATAGATGGTGTTACGCAGCAAATTCTTTTAAGTATGATTGCTACTGCCCCCAACACATCAATCTATACTTTTAGCAACTTTACTAGCGCTAATTCTTCTATGCCATACGGAAAAACAGGATGGGAGCCATTATCTGTGGCTTCTGGAGGAAAATGGTTTAAATTAACTTTCGATACTGTTACAATGTATGGTAACTTGATGGAAATCATCGAGAAAGAAGTTTGTGAGTAGAGGTACAAATGCAAAACGAATTAAAATTAAATATAAATCCCAATGACTTACAAGATGTTGAATGTGAAAACTGTCAATGTAAGTTTTTCAATCACTCTTTTATGATTAAAAAGCTTTCTGCTTTTCAATCTCCGACAGGAAAAGCCATGATGATGCCGCTACAAGTATTCCGATGTGATAATTGTGGTGAAGTTATGAACCCAGAGGTCTAATTACCTTTATGAGAAAACAGTGGAATGTATTTAAACAAGCTATTTTAGAAGGAAGAGTTCTATCTTTACCTTCTCTTAGCGTCAAAGATGATTTAGACAGAGAAATCTGGAATGAAAAAGATAGGCTTAGACCTGAGATTAGGGAAAAACTTCTTGAAATTGCTAATGATTTTTGGGAAAGTCAAGACCTAGATCGTGTAGAAGTTAAAGATATTATCTTCACAGGTTCTTTAGCAAATTACAATTGGTCAAATTTTTCTGATATTGATTTACATATTGTTATCGATTATACAAGTGTAAACGATAATGCAGAATTAGTAAGAAAATATTTTAATTCAATTAAAAGCGCTTGGAATAGAGACCATGATATTCGAATTAAAGATTATGAAGTAGAGATGTATGTTCAAGATTACCTCGAACCTCACATCGCCACAGGGATTTATTCTGTTCAAGACGACAAATGGGTTAGGAAACCAAACAAATTTAAACCCGAGATTGATTATAAATGTGTTACAATTAAAGCAAATTGTATTATGGACGAGCTTGACGAGATTCAAGAAGACTACGATAAAGAAAAATATGCTGAAGCTTTTAAAAAAACAGAATTTTTAAAAGCAAAGATAAGAAACATGCGTAAGTCAGGATTAGAAACAGGTGGAGCTTTCTCTGTCGAAAATCTAGCATTTAAAGTGTTGAGAAGAAATGAGTCATTAAAAATACTTAACGACCTAAAACTTATGTCTTATGATAAAATGAAATCAATTGAAGAAGAGTTACATGAAGAGAGTAAATATAACACCTAAAGAATTAGCTGAAAGGTGGAATATCCCGTATATAAGTGATACTAGCAGTACTCATGCATGGCAACAAGCATTCATGGCTCTCGGCGTTGCAACTGGTTATCTAGATCAAAGAGAATATGAAATAGAAAAACTTTATGAAAAATTTTCTATTCTTGACAATGATTTAGAATTTTATCAAAGAGCAATGGAATTGGCTTCTGAAAAATATGATTTTGATTTAAGAGATCATCTAGATGAAGTAGATTCAGAATTTGAGACTAATTAATTGTATGAAAACATCTCAAACTGTTGAAATATGGAAGAAATTTTTAAAAGAACATCGTGAATTGGAAGAAGAAGTCCTTGAAGAGGAAGAACCCTTTCAAAAAGCTGTTAAAAAAGGATATCTAAAAGATAGAGATGAGTACTTAACTTCTGGTCCTCAAAAAACAGACGGCGCTCCTTTTGATAAAAAACCAAAAAGAAGTCGTTCTAAAAGCGCACCACCAGCAGGGGTTCCCGTCGCTGAAGATACTTCTCTAGAAGAGAGCCTTTTAGACCGCATAAGAAATGTTCTTGTAGGAAGAAAAGCATCCGCCACCTCTCCAGAAGAATCCGATGCAGCATTAAAAGATGTTTTAAGAAACAAAACTGTAGATATACCCATTGAACAAAATGGAGTTTATAGAGGTAGCTGGCTAAAAGCATTGAAAGATCCTCAAGTTTTAAAGCTTGTTGCACTTTACAAGCAAGAAAATCCTAATGTTGATTTGAATGATATTGAGGAGATGATCAAGAACTCTCCAACAGATGCAATTCAACTAATGTTAGTCCAATCCGGTACAAGAAATACAGCCGAACCCGTAGGAGACCCAGGAGAGAACACAACCCACCCGCAAGAAGATCCATCTAAACCAAATGAAGTATCTATTCGAAATGATGTTATACCTAAGTTAAGAACAATTTCTAAACAAGATAAAGGCAAAACCAAAGCTTTAAAAAATTTAGTTGGATACAAGATTGTGAATCTTCCAAAAAAAGAAGTTGGTAAAGATCACATTATAGATATTTTAAGAGTTAATAAGTTTAGTGAAGAAGAAGTTGAAGAACTAATAAGCGTGATGGATAATAAAAAAATTGTAAAAGAAAATCTTTCCATCAACAATGTTTCAGGCGCAGACCTTGCAGAACTAACGCAAAACATAAATAAATTTTATCCTTATGCTCAAGAGTATCTTAAATTTGATAGACCTGCATCTTTAAACCTGGTATCAGACCCAAATAATGCAAAAGATGCTTTTGGAAAAACTGCGTATTATAACCCTAACAATGATGAAATAACTATTTTTGTTGATAAACGACATCCAAAAGATATGATAAGATCGTTTTCACATGAACTTGTGCATCACACACAAAATTGTCGCGGTGAATTTGATAAGGATTTTGTCGCAGGTGAGAACTATATAGAAGAGAATGATCATTTGAACTTGATGGAACGTGAAGCCTATGAAAAAGGTAACATGTGCCTTCGATATTACGAAAGTTACTTAAAAAAGGAGAATAATAAAATGAGCTTAAATGAAGAAACTTTAAGAAAGGCTATTCGCGAAGCCATCAAGCGCGTAACAGAAGACAATACAAAACAAGTTGCTAAAGAGCTTGTAGCCGAAGCACACTGTCCTTCCGACAAGCGCGACGATTACATGGAAGAAGAAGAAGCAACTGTCACAGAAGATAGTGGCGAAGAAGAAGCATGGCACCAGTGGAAGAACGAACACGCCGACGATAACCACATCGAAGAGATTGAACATCACCTCCGAGCGTTAAAAGGCGACCGAGACCACGAGCGTGATGAAGCAGAATACGACCACGACAAGTATGAAGATGAAGGTATGGAAGAAACTGCGGATAAAAATACAGGTATGTCTGGTATGGACAGCGACGATGATGATGACACCTACATGGGTCATATGAAAGAAGAAACAATCGAAGAAGACGAAGCTTACACAGCCAAGAAAGAAAAACCTGGTAATGATAAGAGAAAAGGCGCTGAAAAACGCGGCGGCGAAGGTACGCTCGCGAAGACTAAGGGTCATGGTAAAGTAGATTATGTGAATGAAGAAGAAACAGGAACTCTTAAAGAGTCTTTTAACCAAGCAAAAGGTAAATTAATCTTCAATAGATTGGTAGATAAATGGTGTAAGTAAATGGCTGTCTATCGGCTAAGTGGATTTACTCCTACTGCTCCATTAGGACTTTCGGGAAGCACAGGACCCGCCGCTAATAACGGTGGGTTCGTGCGTTCTTCGAATGCCGATTGGGCTACAGCTAAAGCTGGATCAAGTGAATCTGCAACAGCAGACGCTCTAAGTATTAAGGCTGCTACTGGATTTGTAATAGAAAGGACTTATCTACAATTTGAAATACCTAGCAATCTTAGCCGTTTAGATGAAGATCCACAATTAACCTTATATGTTGATTCTGCCGCTGGAACTGATACAAAAGTATTTATTACTAGTATTGCTTATGGAAGCGCATTTAAAAGCCCTTGGAGTACTTGGTCAGCAGCACCCGCTTGGGACTCTGCACAGACAGCAGACTCTGCTGCATATGTTGAAACTTCAGGTGGATATTTTGCTACTTTGTCTACGTCTGGTCTTAACACTATCACGCTAGATGCAAACAGTGGTTTAGCTAAATTTCATTGTCTTCACGGTGGCGTTACTCAAAGTGGAATTAAATATATTACAATTGCTCTTCTTAATTACACTTACGACCGACAAGACTCTTCCCCCACTAACACGAATACTATAGCACTCGCCGCTCCTTCTCACGCAAACGCTCCGACATTAATTTTACGAAAACCGTGGTTTATAAATGATCGCGGCGATGAATACCCCGTATCTGGCGATTATACTATTAGAGCTTTTGACGTAGGGGTTAATCAAAGAGATAGAGCAGTTCCCCAACTGCCTTTTAGCAGTGCTATAAAAGGACCAGCCTTTTTAAGAGGAAAAAATAGTTCTTATAAGGTAACAACATAATACTTATAATGTATAATAATTTTGCGAGGATAAACTTATGCAAGTAAGCAGAGAAGAATTTTTACAAGAAATGAAGTTAAGAAAACTTGTCAGAGAACATATCTCTGTCGTTATGAAAGAAGAGGAAGAGATTCTTAAAGAAGAAAATCAACTTCGTTCTATTGTTCGTAAACTTATTTTGGAACAGGAAGCATTCCAGCCGGAAACGACTGCGCAAGCTGCTGCTGACAAAGCACTCATTGCAACGACAACACAAGTTTACGATGAACTTGATAGCCTAAAACAGGTTGAAGAAAAAGAATCTTTTAAGGATCACTTTATGAAATATCTAGAAGATCTTTTCGATCAACTTGATAAAGAAGAGCCTAACAAGCTTCAGGAACAAGAAGAAATAAATGTTTCCATGGATGCCAAAGAACCGACAGAGCCTGTTATAATCCCCCCAGAAGAAGAAAGACCTTCGGATGCAGATTTGGAAGACGAAGAAAGTAAACTACCTGGTAAAGAATATGAAGGTGCGGATTATACAGGAAAAGAATACGCTCAACGCGCTTGGAAAAGTGTAGAAAAACAAATTGATAATTACTATCGTCCTTTAACAGGTGCAACGAGAGAAGAGTTCAGAAGTCTCATGCGAGTTAACTATGATGAGTACTTCAACAACTGGCTTTCCGACACTGGTGAAGTCGCCCCCATTTAAATAAAACTTTAATCTTCTTGAAAGTTGTTTATAATCTAACAATGGAAGAAGAAAAAAAGTTTAGCTCCATCTCAGCGGAACTTCGTCATGATCATCGATCTAATGACGAGTTCGAGATTATGTTGCAAAACCTAACCCTTGAAGAAATTATTTCTTTAAAACTAGAGCTTGCAGCAAGAACCACAAATCGTAAGCTTTATGGTTTCAATCTCTGGCGTTCGATACCAGACATTACTAGGTGCGCTGTTTTGAGTTATGCAAATAAAGCAGCAAAGTCTAAAATGGAAGCTGCTTCTTTTCTAGGTATCTCAATGTATGAATATTATCTTTATCTTAAACGTTATTTAAATGTGGAACAACCAAACATCTTTAAGCCGAAAAAATGGAAACGCTAGATTTACATAATAAACGTCATTCTGAAGTAGGAAGAATTGTAGAAGATTTTTTAATTTTTAACGACCCTCCTGTAAAAATTATTACAGGGAACTCTGATAAAATGAAACAACTAGTTATTGATGTTATAAAGAAATTTGGATTTTATTGTCATTATGAAAACTTGAGAAACTCTGGTTGCTTAGTTGTTACACGAATTGACCTTTAAGGATAAAAATGGATTTTTGGTTTAGTGGTTCTAGAAAAGAAATACATTATAACGATGTATTAGAAGAAATAAGAAAACATTCTAAACAAGAAGGTCAAGTCTATATTGGTACAGACAGCCACATAGCAAACAAACACTGTGTTTATTCTACTGCCATTTGTCTACATGGAGCTAAAGATCAAGTTGGAGGAAGATACTTTTTTCAACGCACCAAATTTGATGCTAATAAGTTTCCAACACTTATGGAAAGAATAATGCACGAAGTAGAAAAAACAGTAAACACAGGATTAAAAATATTAAAGGAATGCCCTAAAGTTCAAATAGAACTGCACCTTGATATATCACCCTCAGATAAAAAAGAACGCACCAGCCGTTTTGCAGACATGATGATTGGTTATGCTAAGGGTGTAGGTTTCGCTTGTAAAGTAAAACCCGATGCTTTCGCAGCTACATCTGTAGCAGACAAACATAATAAATAAAAAAAAGACTTGAAAACTTAAGGGTTGGTTATTATACTTAACATAAGTTCTTTAAAAACATGGGGGTGAACAGGTTTTTGACAGTGTGTTGAAGCATTTCTGTGCAAGGCTGTGATGAATGAAGGCACAGTAAAAAACATTCAATTTTTTAAACGCCAACGATAATGTGGAGTTGAATTACGCACAAGCTGCGTAGTTCTGGGGTGGTTGCTGACCTTATTAACCAATAGCGACTAAGAGGGTGGTTCCTCTGACATTACAATAAACTACAATGGTTCCCTGTTACAAACTTGCATCATTTAGAGATAAGTGATAACCTTTTGTTACGGGTGGATATCCGAGACTGCATAGGATAAGGGATATTGCAGATGATTTTGCTGGTTTAGAAAAACTAGATAACCTTGTGAATGACAGGAATAGAGAGACATATTGGACTCGGGTTCGACTCCCGACACCTCCACACACATCGCCGCCTTAGCTCAGCTGGTAGAGCAGCTGATTTGTAATCAGCAGGTCGTCGGTTCGACTCTGACAGGTGGCTCCAACGGAGAAATTATGACAACAGAAGAATTATTATGGATATTGATAGGGATTAACTCAGTTTCTTTTCTATATTTTAACTGGCGACTCGCTTTGCACAGCACGGTAGTAAAAAATATGGTGAAAGAACAACCTAACCTCAAAGACAAACCTAAAAGGAAATAAAATGGAAAACTTTGTTTATTATATTAGTATTTGGTTCGCTACTGCAATCCCTATTTGGGTATGGGCTTGGTACGTTGGAAAGAAATGCGATGAGATCAGTAAAGCGTTAGAAAACATGAAACACGTTACAGCGTGTGGAAAACCAGTGAAAAATAAGAAGGTGATTCGTGGCAACGACAAGTGAAATCTTAAGAGAACTAAAACAATCTTTCCCTACCATTTTAAACAAACTTCCCAGAAACCCCAAGAAATCGTTGATTAAAGCGATTTGTATACAAAGTGGAGCAATGGGTACTATTGATGAAAGAGTTGCCTTAAAGAGGGCATTAGTTAGCCGTAAAATCGATTTTAAACACGATACTCACACATCCAAACTAGTTAGTCTTGCGTTGAACAATAAGCTCAACTTCGACAACATAGGATGAAACACAATGAAAAATCTTTCCAAGAAGACAATTTTCTTGGCAATTGTTATTATAACAGCAGGTATCATGATGGTCATGGGAGCTATCATTTCTAAAGCCGAAGCCAAAACCCCCAAAGCAAAGTTTTATGATTTCTCTGAACAACTTATTGACGGAGACATTAAAAAACCAACTGCTCTTTATACAGACGCAAGACAACAAGTTAAGTTTGAAAGACTGCTGAAGTTAAAGAAAAGTTTTATACCTGCCTTGCTCGATACAAGCAAAGACCCAGTTTTTAAATAAGGAAATAAAATGACAGAAGAAGTTAAAGAAGTTAAAAAGCCTGGTCCCATGTGGTCTCTTGGCAAAACGTTCCCTACTTATGAGGGAGCTATCAATCAAGTAGAAATGCTCAAAAATAGCTTTACGGAAAACAAACAAGAAAACATGCAAACTAAAATCCGCCGCAAAGCGAACGGAACGTTTCTTGTAAAGTACCGTAAAGATCCAGCGTTTGCAAAGGAGACAAAAAATGGGAGTGGTAACAAAAAAAATAAAGGAAATTCAAAAAAAGGAAAAGCTGACGCTTGAACAAGTGTTTAAAAAGTATCCACACTTAGCTGCCCTTCAACATGAAGAGATTTTAGCCGAACAAGAAGCTAAGAAGAAACTAGAAGAAAGCCAGAAAAAGAAAAAATTGCTTTTAAGTTAGAGTTAAAGTTGCTCTTAAAAACTCTTTCTCGTTTATACCCATCATAGCTCTAATACTTTTTCTTATTTTTTCTTTGTTTTCTTCCGCTGTATTAGCCCAGACCCAAGCGGCTGTGTTATGCAGGTTTTTTACTTTAGTTTTTATCTCAAGAATGTTTGCTTGAAGTTTTTGCCTGAGTTCCTCTGTGAACTCGGGCGTTTTTATGTCTAGTGCAAGAGCGATGCTTAATGTCGCCATCCAATCGTTTTCTTTCATAGCTTGAGTCGCTTGGTCAAAAAAATCAACAAGACTTTCATCTTTAACTCGATCGGGATGAGTTTTCATTGCTATTTTTTTATAAACCTTGTAAAGGTCTGGATCTCTTTCTACATCTTCCTCTTTTTCCTCGTTTATAACATCTAGAGGATTTACCATTTTGTCTTCTTCGGTGATTTCAGATACTTTTCGAGCCATAAAGTTTATTTCTTTATAAAAATCGTCTTTGAATAAACGATCGTAAAGATTAAATAATTCTTCGGATTCTTTAAGAAGTTGGTTAGACATTCTCATTTCCATTTTTATTTTCTTATTTAAGATCTCTTCGTTCATACTTATTAAGTATTGTTAACTTTACATAAACTTGTGGGTATGATAATAATACTAAGCACTAAAGGAAATAAAAAATGAAAGACTTGCTTTGGCTCTCGAAAGAACAAGAAAATAACATCTTTGATGACGGTTTGGGAGCTAGTTCCTCCTCTTCCAAAAATAAATTAGAAGTATTGAATAACAAGATTTACTTTTATTGCAATGTAAATCACAATAACAATCTTCATCTAAACAAAGAGCTTAAAACTCTTGAATCTAAACTGATTACTTCAAAAGAGCTTTTAGAGACAGATACGACAGCCCCCATCCATTTACACATCAGTTCTTATGGAGGATCAGTATTTGCAGGTTTTTCCTCAATTGATTACATCCTCAAGTCTAAAGTTCCCGTGATAACAATCATTGATGGTTGTGCTGCGTCAGCGGCAACAATGATGAGTATTTGTGGTTCAACAAGACTTATGCATGAGCACGCTTTTATGCTTATTCACCAGCTTTCTTCTATGTCTTGGGGCAAGTACGAAGAGCTAAAAGACTCAATGCAGAACAACGATCTTTTAATGGAGACTATTAAAAATCTTTATATTGAAAGAACAAAAATCCCGAAGAAACAGCTTAATGAAATGTTGAAAAGAGATTTATGGTGGGATGCGAAGACTTGTCTTCAATATGGATTAATTGACGACATTATATGAAAACACTCTACATGTTCGATGTTGATGGAACGCTAACTCCACATCGTCAAAAAATACGTCCACGTTTTAAAAAGTTTTTTTTAAACTGGTCTGAGGGTAAAGAGTTTTATCTTGTGACTGGTAGTGATTTACCTAAAACAGAATCACAGGTTCCACAAGAGATTCTTGAAAAAGCAGAGGGCATCTTTACTTGTATGGGTAACGTATTACATGTAGATGGCGAGCTTATCTACGAAAATGTTTTTAAGCCGCCAACTCAACTTATGGAAGATTTAGATAAGTTTTTAAAAAAATCTAAATACATCTTAAGAACAGGAAACCACGTCGAACCCAGACCAGGGATGATTAACTTCTCTGTAATAGGTCGCAACGCTACTCACTCTCAAAGGATAGGTTACAACACCTACGATCGAAGAGTGGAAGAAAGAGAAGCCATAACTGAGCACATCAATAAAACCTATGGAAAAGAACTAGAAGCTTCCATCGGTGGCATGATTAGTATCGACATTTGTCCTCTTGGTAATAACAAAGGACAAGCGTTTGAGTGGATACATCATAAAACTAAAGAGCAAGACTTACATTACAAATACTTTGGAGACCAAGCTAAACCTGGTGGGAATGATTGGGACTTGATAAAAAAAATGGAAGAAATGAATATTTCACATTCCTTCCATTGCGTCAAAGACGACAGGGAGACTTTTTCTCTTCTTAAAAAGAAAGATTCGTTTTTAGAACTTATTTGATGTTTATATCTAATAAGTGATTTTTTATATTTTCTTTTACTTCCTGTTTTGTTGCATCAATCTCTAACGATATACCATCTGGGACATGGTAAGGTGTATGCTTGTAGATGTAGTTAACAAGTTGAGTATGCTTCGGACCAAAAGACAAGTGATGAAATCTGGTATGCACAGAATGTATCATTCCAACTAGTTTACCCTTAACATTAAACAGAGGAGATCCAGATGATCCCCCAATAGCCGGAACTGTATACAGTGAAAATCCCCATTTATATCCCGAGTATCGACCTTCTAGAACAGGAGCCGTATTAGTATTGAACATCCCAACCGGCGCAGCAATGTTGTAAATTTTATCTCCTATAACAGGCGACTCGTTCTTTTCTATTCTTACAGGAGTTTTTGATAGTTCAGAAGAATAAAGAATACAAGTATCCAGTAAACGATTAATGTTTATAGTCTTTGTATCGTACTTGATGCCATTTAGATCAATAACATAAGTGGTTTGTTTTACTTTAACTTTTCCACCAAGATCATTAACAATCGCACCAGGGTCACAACTATGTCCAGTAGAAAGAATGTAAGAGCCATGATCATAAGTTCTTACAACGGCACCACTAGAAGTAGAACCTAATTTAAAGTTTACACAAGTATTGTCTACACACTTTACAACGTCATAAGTTGCTACAACTTTAACAAATGAATCAAATGGAAGTTTCTTTTTTAAAGAAAAATGATTGTTCATAGTAGCTCCACAAGATACTAAAAACATTGATAAAATCATCAATCCTAATATTTTTACAGTTTTCATTGCTGTTTTTCTCCTCATAAAAATAACTAGAACTGTTTTGGTTTTCTATTTATTTTACAAGGATTATCTATGAAAAAAACATATGTCTTTGATACAAGTGCTTTATTAGCAGACTATAAATGTATCTATGAGTATAAAAAAAACGACATTGTTATTCCTTTCAAAGTATTAGAAGAAATCGATAATCACAAGAAGCGTCAAGACGGCGTAGGCTTTAATGCTCGCATGTTGATTAGAGAACTTGATTTACTTCGCGAAAAAGGAAACATACATGCAGGCGTTCGTCTTGGAAAAGGTAAAGGCGTCATTTCTATCAGGGGTTATGATAAAGATTTGCTCCCTGCTGAATATAAACTTAGCAATGCTGATAATGAGATCATAGGCACAGCTATGACTGAAAGAAAAAAAAGTTTCTCTCAAAAAGTAATCATGGTCACCAAAGATATTCACATGCGAGTGAAATGCGATACTCTCCAACTTCCATGCGAAGATTATGATAAAGATAAAATAACGACTGATGAAAATTTATTTACTGGATGTGTGGAAAAGGTAATAGATGATCAAGTGGTTGACGACATTTACAATGGACAGGATGTTTATTTAGATGAAGAGGGGACATTCTTTCCCAACCAATTTATTTTGTTTAAGTCAAACCAAAATGATAAAAAAACAGCTTTGGCAAGATATACAGGAAAATCTAAACCAGTTAGAAAAATAACTCAATCCAAAAAAGGCATCTGGGGCGTTAAACCGAAGAATAAAGAACAAATCTTTGCTTCTAATATTCTGATGGACGAGAATGTACCTATTGTGTCCCTTGTAGGTCCAGCAGGATCTGGGAAGACTCTATTAGCTATAGCTGCTGGTCTAGAACAAACTCTTGGCTTAGGTCTTTACAACAAGCTTGTAATCTCAAGACCAGTTCAACCAGTAGGTAAAGATATTGGATTTTTACCAGGCACAGTAGAAGAGAAAATGAATCCTTGGTTGGCTCCTATCAGGGACAACCTTGAATTTCTAATGGCTTACTCTTATTCTAAAAGAGACAACTACGAAACCCTTGACACCTATATTGAATCTGGAGTGATTGAAGTAGAAGCGCTGACCTATATCAGAGGTCGTTCCATCGCAAATGCTTATATTATTATTGATGAATCTCAGAACTTAACAGCACATGAATTAAAGACTATAATAACTCGTGTAGGAGAAAATACAAAAATTATCCTCACAGGAGACGTTGAACAGATAGACAATCTCTATGTTGATCAACAATCAAACGGTCTATCTTATGCGATAGAAAAGTTTAAACATTACGATTTAGCAGCCCACCTTACATTAGTTAAAGGTGAAAGAAGCAAAGTCGCTACGTTAGCATCAAAAATATTATAGGAGAAAATTATGGAAATGGAAGATCCACTAAAAGAAGTTGTAGAGCCAGACAATGATTTAAAAAACATGCTTGTAGAGTATGTCGGTGAAAAAAACGATCCAGAAGACCAACGAGTAACGGTTGAAATGATTGTTGGAACCCTGGCTAACGAGTTCCCAGAATTGGTATTAGCTGTTGCAGAAGAAAACTGGACTCGCGGATACCACCAGGCTCTTGATGATGTCGAATTAGGGGAAAAGCTTTATAAACAAGAGCTAAAAAAACAACAAGATGAAGGATAAGATAAAAAACATTATCATTGATTCTTATAATAAAGCATTACGAGAAAGAAAAGAGTTTTATTTAAATGGAGCAATATTTCAGGTAATAAACCCCATAACACATGCAATAAATCTTGAGAATGTTGTTGCTTTTCTTAAGAAAAAAATACCAAATCAAGTTTTAGATTTAATAGATGTTTATTACATTGGCAACTTCGATTTTCTAAACCAAAGAGAAACAAATGCTGCTTACATGGATGGCGCTATTTATCTTAGTAATGACCAAGACAACGAAAAAGATTTATTAGATGATATTATCCATGAGATGGGTCATGCACTAATAGAAAAAGAGAAGATCAACATTTTTGGTGATGGCTTGATTAAACAAGAATTTTTATCAAAAAGAAATACTTTAAAAAGAATTTTAAGGACAAAAGGTTATGATATTCCAAAATCATTTAATAAAACTAGCTTTTCACACGATGTGGATGACTTCTTATACAAAGAAGTCGGCTACGAAACGCTCTGGAAAGTAATAAACGGATTATTTATTAGCCCTTATGCGGCTACATCTTTAGAAGAATATTTTTGCAAAGGAATGGAAGAATACTTTCTTGGTAAGTCTTCATTATTAAAAAGTATTTCGCCACAACTATTTAAAAAACTGGAGTTTTATGATGAATTGGGAATTGATTTGTAAGTGGGACATTAAAAAAGAAGATAAAAAACTGTTTGTTACGTTAACAGTTAATCATGTTAAAGGTACTCGTAAGTTTAAAGAACAATCTTATGGTGATACTTTCGTTAAAAATTATCTAAAAGAAAATGGTATTAAGCACGACGAGTTAATAACAGGTAATGTGGTTTACAACTATAATTCAGAAAAACAGTGTACAGGAACTTGGGTTTTCTCCCTTCCAAAAGAAATAAAAACAAAAAAAACTACGCAACCTATTGAAAATAAAGAAACTGTGATTAAAATGAATAGTAAGAAAACTACCAAGAAGTAATACTATGCCTCACATTTCATTTTCTGAACTCGTTACGTGGAACGATTGTCCCCACAAACATAAGCTTGTGTATGTGGATAAAATACGATCATTTTTTGGAAATGAGTTTACGGCTTTCGGCACGTCGGTTCACGATGTGTGTGAAAAAGCACTCTTGGACGAAAATACTGATATGAATAATACTTTTTTATCTTGTATGGACAAAGAAAAAGCGTCCTTAGAAAAAAAGGGTTACGAGATCGATGAGAAGTTTTGGGCTGTCTTAAAGGAACAGGGAACTAGCCTTACATCGTTTATTCTACCTTCTGTTAAAAACTACTTCGGTAACTACGAAGTAATTTCCACTGAGGAAAAGATTTTTGAGCCTACAGGATTTGATGAAGATTACAAATTTAAAGGCTTCATTGACCTTGTTGTAAAAACTGAAGATGGAAAGTACCACATCATTGACTGGAAAACGTGTTCGTGGGGTTGGGATATGAAGAAGAAAACCGATCCCATGGTTACTTACCAACTTACGTTATACAAGTATTACTTTGCTCTTAAGCACGGTATTGATCCAAAAATGATTGAAACACATTTTGCCCTTCTCAAGAGAACAGCAAAAGAAAAAAATGTTGAGATTTTTCGCGTGACATCGGGTCCAAGAAAAACAAAAAATGTCTTAACATTGCTTGAAAAAGCAATCTACAATATAAAAGCTAAAACTCACATCAAGAATAGATTATCTTGTTATTCCAGCCGGTGCGAGTTTAGCCATACATCAAACTGCACACGATAAGAGGTTTAAATTGACTGAAAAAATGAAGATCTTAACGATTTCTGACAGCCCACTAGCTCCTTCAGGCGTCGGAACTCAAACAAACTACATGATACAAAACTTGTTGAAAACAGGAAAGTATAAATTTATTTCTATTGCCGGAGCAATCAAACACCAAGATTATAAACCAATCAAAACGGAAGAACATGGTGATGATTGGGTAATTATACCTGTCGATGGTTATGGTTCACCAGAGCAAATTAGATCGATGATAAGAAATGAAAAACCAGATGCTCTGTGGTTTATGACTGACCCACGATTCTTCGGTTGGCTTTGGGAGATTGAAGATGAAGTACGCCCTCTTTGTCCTATGGTTTATTACCATGTTTGGGACAACTACCCTTATCCAAAGTTTAATGAGCCTCTTTATTCTTCTACTGATGTTATTGCTACGATTTCAAAAGTAACAGATAATGTGGTTAGAAATGTAGCCCCAGATGTAGAATGTGTTCACATTCCACACGCCGTCCCAGATGATATCTTCAAGCCCTTGAGCCAAGATATGATAGATGCCCTTAGAACAGATAACCTTGGTGACGAAAAAGATAAGTTTATTTGTTTTTGGAACAATCGCAATGCTAGAAGAAAACAATCTGGAACTTTGATTCATTGGTGGAAAAAATTCCTAGATAAAGTTGGGCATGACAAAGCCAAACTCATTATGCATACAGATGTTAGAGATCCTTATGGACAAAACTTACAGTCAATTATTGAAAATTTAGGATTAACGAACGGTGAAGTCGTCTTCTCGCAAAACAAGATTGACTTAAAAGACATGGCAGCTTTCTATAACATGTCGGATGTAACTCTTAATATATCAGACGCTGAAGGATTCGGACTCGCAACTTTAGAATCTCTTTCTTGTGGTACTCCTATCGTGGTTACGATGACCGGCGGACTACAAGAGCAAGTAACCGACGGCGAAAATTGGTTCGGTATTGGTATCGAACCTTGTTCAAAATCAGTGATTGGTTCTCAAGAAATTCCTTACATCTATGAGGACCGCATTAGCGAATCAGATTTTATCGACGCTTTGGAAAAGATGTATAATATGTCTCCAGAGGATCGCAAAGAACTTGGAACAAAAGGCAGAGAACATGTTTTAAATAACTATAGTTTTGAGCTTTATGCCAAACGTTGGAACGAACTTTTTGAAAATCTTAAAGAGAACCACGGGTCTTGGGCTACGAGAAAGAATTACAGGAACTGGCATTTAAAGGAGGTCAAATAATGAGAAAGAAAATTATTGTTAACGGTCCAGCACTTTCACAATCAGGATATGGAGAGCATACACGCTTCTTACTAAGAGCCCTCAAAAGCAGAGAAGATGTTTTCGACATTTATCTTAATAATTTAAATTGGGGTAAAACCAATTGGCTTTTCCATGATGATGATGAAAGGAGGTGGATGGACTTTCTTCTTCAAAAAACTTTATTTCACACACGCCAAGGCGGCACCTTTGATATTTCTGCTCAAGTAACCATACCAAACGAATGGAAGCCGCTCGCCCCCATCAACATTGGAGTTACGGCAGGCATTGAAACAACTAAAGTATCTCCACAATGGATTGAAAAATCATGGGGAGTAGATAAAATAATCACTATTTCTGAGCATTCTAAAAATGTATATGAAACTACGACGTATAATGCGTCACATCAAGATACAGGTCAACAATTTGTAGCTAGATGCACCACTCCTATAGAAATTGTACATTATCCAGCAAAGCAACTCGGACTAGTTGAGCTTGATATTGATCTTGAATACGACTTTAACTTTCTTACAGTGGCGCAGTGGGGTCCAAGGAAAAATCTTGAAAACACAATTAAATGGTTTTTAGATGAATTTAAAGATAAAGAGGTGGGCTTGGTTGTAAAAGCAAGTATTGCTAAAAATTGTTTACTTGATCGAAGAATGGCTTTCAATAATCTTAAACGCATCATCGGAGAAGACGAAAACAGAAAATGCAAAGTCTATCTTCTTCATGGATATATGTCAGATCAAGAGATAAACTCTCTTTACAACCACTCTAAAATAAAATGTTTACTCTCAGCAACCCACGGAGAGGGTTTCGGTCTTCCTATTTTTGAGGCGGCTTATAATGGTTTACCAATTATTGCTCCCGCTTGGTCTGGTCATGTAGATTTTCTTTACATGCCAAAAGAAAACAAAGACGGCAAAGTAAAAAATAAAGCGATGTTTTCGAAAGTAGATTACAATCTCGCTCCTGTCCCGCCAGAAGTAGTATGGGACGGCGTATTACAGGCAGATTCTATGTGGTGTGACGCTAAAGAGACCTCTTTTAAACTTAAAATGAAAGATATGATCGACAATTGGGATCGTCACAATAAAAGAGCACAAGATCTTAAAGACCATGTATTAGAAAACTTTAACCAAGATAAACAATATAAAGCATTTACAGAAAGTATCTTGGCTGTAGTCGAAGCACCGGGAGAAGACGAGCTTGTTGAGTTTGATTAAAGGAGTCTTATGAATATAATCTATATTTCTGATTTCTTTGTAGAACAGATAGCCGGTGGAGGAGAACTCGTTGACGATTGTCTAATGAAGCATCTCACTTCACGCGGCTTTTCTGTTTCTAAGATATCTACATCCAAAGTTGATAATGTTTTCCTGCAAACAAATAAGGACAGTTTTTATATTGTTTCAAACTTTATTAATCTTAGTGAGCCCAATAAAAGAATCTTAGAAACTTGTCGTTATATTATATACGAACATGATCATAAATACATTTTAGGTCGAGATCCTTCTCCTTACTCGGACTTTATAGTGCCTTCTGATGCACTCTATAACTTGTCTTTTTATAAAAATGCTCAAGCAGTTATATGCCAGTCTAAGTTGCACGCAGATGTTCTTAGAAAGAATATTAAGTCAGATAATATTATCTCTGCGGGTTGTACTCTATGGTCGAAAGACCATTTAGAAGTACTTAGAAAACACTTAAATACAGAAAAAATCAATAAAGTCGCAGTCTTAGACTCTGATAATGGTATCAAAGGACGAATCCAAGCTTTAGATTATTGTCAAAAGAAGAAACTTGACTACGAACTTATTAAATCACCCAACTACGACGAGTTTATTGGACAACTTGCCTCAAAAAGCTCATTAGTTTTCTTTTCACAGGTGTTAGAAAGCTTTTGTAGGCTCGTCGTAGAAGCCCGTATTCTAGGCTGTAAGCTCGTTACGAACAAAATGAATGGTTGTGCATCCGAAGATTGGTTCAAAGCCTCTAAGGGGGCAAAACTCCTTGAACATGTGGAGAATAAACAAGAAGAAGTGGTTGATTTGTTCGTTTCTCTTATAAATGAAGAGAAAAAAGCTCCAAAAAACCAAAAAACTGGCGATATTACAGTTATTTTAAACTCTTATAGGCGTCCATATAACCTAAAGATGCAGATTGAGGCTCTAAAAGCCCAATCTATAACCCCAAAAGAGATATGGCTATGGGTAAATGCCCACGAAGACAACAAAGATTTCGATTATTCGGACTTAGGACTCGATAGAATCTTTAATAACAACTTTAATTGGAAGTTTTACGGCAGATTTGCCGGTGCTTTGCTTGTAGACACTGAATATGTCGCTATCTTCGACGATGACACCATCCCAGGGTCCAAATGGTTCGAAAATTGCCTAAATACGATGAAAACGCAGGAAGGCATCCTTGGATCTGCTGGAATCTTGTTAAATGACAAGTTTTACATCCAACATGACCGCTGCGGATGGCCAACTAGTAATAAAGAGACCACAGAGGTCGATTTAGTGGGTCATGCGTGGTTTTTTAAGCGAGATTGGCTCCAATACCTCTGGAAAGAGAAGCCACCGACCTGGGATAACGCAGAAGACATACAATTTGCTTATTCTGCCCAAAAATACGGCAATATTAAGACATATTGCCCTCCACACCCTCCTGAAGACCGAGAAATGCATGGTTCTATCCTTGGAAACGAACTTGGTATCGATAATAAGGCAACTTCGACCAATTCTTCCGTATCACACCAACAATTCTTCTCTGAAAGGGACCAATGTGTGCAATATGCCTTGAAAAATGGGTGGAAAACAGTACGAGGAGTCACATTATGATGTTAATTAGTTATGGAACACGCCCAGAATACATCAAAATTAAGCCTATTTTGGACGTTTTTAAGGGTGAAATACCTTATAAAATCCTGTTTACGGGTCAACATACAGACCTTTTGCCACATATAAAAGATAATACTCACCGTTTATATGTCAAAGATGGACCAAATAGGCTAGATTCTATCGTTTCTGCTGTCTTAAACAATGAAGATATCTTTACAGGTGTAACATCTGTAATGGTTCAGGGAGACACAACATCATCTTTTGCCCTTGCACTAGCTGCTTTTCACCGTAAAATACCTGTTTTGCACCTGGAAGCAGGGCTTAGAACCTATGATTTGGACCATCCTTATCCTGAAGAGTTCAACCGACAGGCTATTTCTAGGCTCGCAGCCGTTAATCTATGTCCAACCGCACGCGCTTACTCTCATATTGAGAGTGAAAAGACTCCAGGTCAACGATTTGTAGTAGGAAACACCGTATTAGACAATCTAGTGGACTTAGAGCCTACATTTACTAATCAAGTGATTGTAACACTCCACAGAAGAGAAAATCATCACTGGATTGACCAATGGTTCCAAGAAATAGATATTTTAGCCTCTATACACCAAGATTTGGACTTTATCTTACCTATTCATCCAAATCCAGCGGTTAAGAAGCACCAACACTTATTAAAACATGTAAAAGTGGTAGATCCAGTACCCTATGAACAGTTTACAAAGATGTTAGCTGCATGTAGGTTTGCTATCACTGATAGCGGCGGTTTACAAGAAGAGTTATCTTTCTTTGGTAAGCTTTGCATAGTGTGCAGGAAAGAAACAGAGCGAATAATGGGATTAGGAAAGTTTGCTTACCTTTGCCACGAACCAAAAGACCTAGAAGGGCTCTTTGATAAGGTAAGTTCAGCTTACGATAGTGTCATAGGCACACCATCACCCTATGGAGATGGGAAATCCGCACAAAAGATACTGAAACTCATAAAGGATGGTCATGTCAAAGGGATTTAAAGAAGATTTCTTCAATCTTCTCAATAAGCTAAAGAATAGCGAGCATTTTGCCTTCACTCGCTTCTCAGATGGCGAAGTCTTCGTCATGGAGAACAAGCACTTGATTTTGCAGGAGAAGTTCTGCAAAGTAGGCGACTTAATCCATAACTTTGGTTATTCTGAAGACGACCACAAAGAGTTCGACCCCGACAAGCATCAATTCGTCCGCAAAAAGCTCATGGACGCTTTTAACTTCAAGAAAGAGAACTATTTTGTTGGAGCAGGGTGTAATAACTGCACTTGCGAGATTAGAAACCAAATCCCTTGGCTAAAAGAGATGAGACCAGGCGATGAAGAACATTGGACCTCTCCAAACCTTCTTGTTAACTCAAACTATCCTCTTTTTATCACACAGTTTGTCCCAGAGTTCAAAAATCACAAGGTTGTAATCATTTGCAGCGAGAAAGCCAAGTGCGACAAAGCTCCTTTTGATATTGTAAAAGATTTTAGAGTTGGAAAGAACTGTATTGTTAACGATCATCATCTTGAAGAGGAAATCAAGACCTGGATGGACGAGAATAATGTCGAGGACCATTTATTTTTATTCTCTGCATCAAGTCTAAGTGAAATACTCATTCATAAGTTATTCGAACACAATGATAAGAATACATACATGGATATCGGCACCTGTCTTCATCCATACTTAGGTTTGACTGTGGAGAGAGACTATCTTAGAGCATACTGGAGCAATGGATTTCACCCCGACCTATTCAAGGAATGTGGCTAATGGATTTTGTAAAGAATCAAGAGAAATATTGGGAGTTTATAAGACAACTAAGAAATGATGAACGAGTAAAGCGCGGCTTTATTAAACAAGAACACATCAGTCAGGAAGACCATATGAAATATATGGAAAACCATAGTAAAAGTTTTTATATCTGTTTGATTGATGCAAGCCCTGCTGGTTACGTTGGAGTTATTGATAGAGATATACGAGTCGCTACACATCCAAACTATCAAGGTAAAGGTGTAGGAAAATTTATGATAAATGCTCTTATGAAGCTTTATCCTGATTCTTTAGCTAAAGTCAAGATAGAGAACGAAGCAAGTCTTCGCTTGTTTGAAACTTGCGGATTTACAAAAAAATATTATATATTGGAGAAATAATGTTTGATAATTTAAGCTCAGAGGAAAAAGTACTACAATGGATCGATGATATGTCAAGTGAATGTTCGGTATCCTATCCTATGCTTCAAGACTTATATGATGGTAATACCAAGCCTGTTGCTGTAGACATTGGAGCAAATGTTGGTGGGTTTTGCCTTAACAGAAATAAAATGTTTGAAAATATCTATGCTTTCGAACCTTATAAGCCGAATGTACAAGTAATACAAATAGGAATGGAACTTTTAAACATAGATAATGTAAAAGTATTCCACCAAGCAGTTCATTCTAAATCAGGTGAAAGGTTAAGTCTTAAAAGTCCAAATTTAAAATACTCTGGCGATATCACTTGTGTAGAAAGAGAAGGTCTAGAAGATCTCGGAGAGACGTGTACAACAATCTCTCTACAGCATTTAATGGATGGTCTTAAGATAGACAAGATAGATTATCTTAAGATGGATTGTGAAGGAAGCGAATACGATATTCTTGAAAATTTTAAAAATATGAAAAAAATAGATATTTTATGCATAGAAATACACGATATTTACGGATTTGAAAGAAAAGTTTCTCTTATGAAAAAAATAGAAAAAACACATACTATCTTAGCGCCTATGTCTATTAAAACTTCTGATAGCGGTCACAAAACGGGATGGGGACTTTTTCCTGTAACTGAAACTTATAACAATGATATAGAATTGCTTAAAAAGTGGATATCCAGGGTGTATAATTTACTTTGTGTTAATGAAGACAATATCGACTTAGATATGTTCCCTCCTGATATGTTAATAAAAAAGAAGCCTTAATGATACATAATCCCTATAAAATAGTACAAATGTTTGAAGAAGAAATGGCGCACTACACAGGAGCGCCTTTTGCCGTTTCAATGAATAGTTGCACAAATGCTTTATTCCTTGCTTGCAAGTGGATGGACGTAAAAGATAAAGAAGTTATTATTCCTAAAAGAACTTACTTGTCTCCTCCACAGTCTATTACACAAGCAGGAGGCAAACTAGTATTCGAAGACATCGAGTGGGAAGGAATCTATCAACTTAAGCCTTTTCCAATCTATGATGCAGCAAAACGCCTAACCTCGAACATGTACATCCCAGGATCGTTTATGTGCCTAAGTTTTCATATCAAGAAGCACCTTAAGATAGGCAAGGGTGGGATGATCCTATGTGATGACGAAAAAGCCGTTAAATGGCTAAAAGCTAGGCGCTATGAAGGTCGTACAGATGGACTTAAATATCACGAAGATATGATTGATGAAGAAGGATGGAATATGTATATGACTCCTGAACAAGCAGCCCGAGGGTTGACTCTTATGCAGAACTACCCCGAACACATGCCAGACATACCAGAAAACCCTCCTTACAGGGATTTAACAGAATTTGATTTATTTAAAAACGTGGAGGTAAGATGAAAGACATATTTGGAAGCAAAATAGATTTATCAAAAATAAACAAAAAAAATATTAAAATCGATGTTGGGTGTGACGCAACTGCTACTACCGCAGCCTATTGGTTGAAAAGAGATGAAGATTGTTTTGTAATAATAATTGAACCTGACCCAAGTAATATTTTAGAATTAAAAAATGGACTTAAAAAACGCCGAGATTTAAGAAAAGGAGCTTATTCTTTAAATCTCAATCGTAACGAAATTTTAGAAGAAGGTCAAGTCGTCGCAAATTATGATCCCGAAAGACTTCTTTTTATTCCAGCAGCCATAGACAACGTAGGAAATAAAATAGAAAAAAGAAAGTTTTTCTGTTTTACAGGAAATATGAGCACGTGCTCAAGTCTTCATTCGCCAACAAACAACTTTAAAGCAAAAAATTATGTAGAACAAAGCTCTCAAGCTTACGAAATAAATGTAGATTGCTGTAGTTTAGAATATATCCTAGATCAACTTGATTTAGGAGAAGATTTTTATATATCAATGTTAAAAACAGATTGTCAAGAAAATGATATAGAAGTATTAAAAAGTCTTGGAAAATACATTCACAATGTTGGAGTGATAAAAAGTGAAATTTTCACTTATAATAGTTATAATAACTCAAAATCTCTTCCAGAAAATACGGTCAATCTCTATGACTTTCTAGAGCCTGCAAACTTTCATGGGGTATTCAGAACAGACTCAGATATTATAATGGCTAATCTAAATCATGAGACAGTATGCACCGACTTCCACAAATATAAAGATATTACTTTCACTACTCAAGCTGAAATACAAAAATTATTTAATACTGAGCTTAAAAGAACATTTGATGGTATATTAAATGGAGAAGTAGAAATCCAACAGGAAACGCAGTGATTACATTTTATCAATTAGGCATGCTAGGTAGATTAGGCAATCAATTGTTTCAATATGCTGCTCTTAGGTCTCTAGGTTTAGAAAATAATTATGAAACTAAAATACCAAACCCAAGAGATCGTCAATGGCACGGACAACAATGTCTTTTAGACAAATTTAATATTAAGTCTTCTTATCTAGAAGAGATGGATGTTTTAAAATTAAAAAACTCTTATTCCGAACCAGATTATATGAAATATGATAACAACTTTTATAATACTCCAGACAATACAAATATAACAGGCTTTTTTCAAAGCACGTTGTATTTTAAAAAACATTCGCAAGAAATAAAACAAGAACTTCAGCCAAATGAAACCTTCCTTCAGCAAGCTAGAGAGCACATTGTTTATTTAAAAGAAAAAAACCCTGGCTGCGAAATTGTCTCACTTCATCTCCGCAGAGGAGATAATACAGACAATACTGACCCAAATCAAATAGAATTAAACAACTCTTATGGAAAACAGGGTACTTCTTCTTTAACAGAGAATAGTTTTTATTATCAATATTTTAATAATGCAAAAAAAGTATTTGAAAATAAAAATGTAAAGTTTTTGGTTTTTACTGGAGGCAAAAGAGGAACAGACAATAACAAGGCAGATATAGAATGGTGCAAACAAAACTTTCAAGGAGATAAATTTTTATTTTCTGAAGGTAAATCTGCTATGGAAGACTTTTCTCTTATTATGTCTTGTGATCACAATATAGTATCGCATGTTAGTTCTTTTGGATGGTGGGCAGCATATCTTAACAACAATGATAGTAAAAAAGTTGTAGCTCCGCTGAAATACCATCCAGATCGATTAGACATAGACTATAGAATGGGGTTTTATCCCGAAGGATGGACATTAGTATGACTTTAATATATGACATTGGATTCAACAAGGGAGAATTTACTCAAGCTTGCTTCGATAAGTATCCAGCCAGTAAGGTCATCGGAGTAGAAGCTAATAAAGATCTTTTTTATTCTATCCCAAGACACGAAAATTTGACTTTACTTAATAATCTTGTTTCTGATAAAGATGACGAAATGGTAGATTTTTTTGTAGAATTTGGACAAACTGGAATATCAACTGCTTCAAAAGACTTTATGGAAAACTCTCGTTTTAAAAAAGGTAGTAAATATGTGCCCGCAAATTCAGGAAGATGGGTTAACGCTGGTAAAGTGGCTACTATTTCTTTAGACACTATGATAAAAAATTATGGACAGCCGGATATCGTGAAGGTAGATGTTGAAGGTTATGAATACAATGTATTAAAAGGTCTAACCCAGAAAGTTGGAAAAATTTGTTTTGAATGTCATGAAGAAGAAAAAGACAAATTGAACAAAATTATTAAACATCTGTTGAGCATAGGTTATAATAAATTTGGCTTCATAGGCTACCTAGAAGAAAAAAAATCAACTGAAAAGCTAACTTTTTCTGAGATTGGAGACCCATATCTTGTAGAACCTGATAAGTATTTTTCTTGGGAAAGTCTACAAGAAGATATCGAACAATCTTTTGTCCCTGAAAGAAGAGTTAACTACGGAATGTTTTGGTGTAAATAAAGGAGAAAAAATGAGAATTATTGGTTTTCACTCTGGTCATGATTGTGCTTATTGCGTTCTCGAAAACGGAATTCCAATCATACACGAAGAGTATGAAAGAATATCTAGAGTAAAAGAGGGAAATGGGGATGCTTTGGATCTTTATTTTAGCAGGTTCCACCAAGAAGATGATTCTATTTTCGCACATGTTTTTCACCACCCAGGCGGCGTCAAAGGTTTGTTTCCAGACTCTTGGAATAAAATGAGAGAACAAATAGGGAAAAACAAGGGAGCTTTTGCTGAACCAGGACATCATCAATCCCACGCCGCAAATGCATTTTTTACAAGCGATCACGATGAAGCTCTTATTTTTACTTTTGACGCTGGAGGTTGGGATATAAATAGAAATGGAGAATGCCCCTCTCTACCAATTAAAACTGGCGCTGTCGCCACTACAACAGTTTGGCGGGGAAAGGGAAACAAAATTACTAATGAAAAAATTTATAAGTTTGAGGATTTAAACATAGGTGGCGTCTGGTCCGGTCTTCTAGAACCTGTGTTCGGTTTATCTAGCGGACCACCTAAAGGAAATCAAGCTGGTACTTTAATGGCTATGGCTTCTATAGGCGACGGAAGCAAATATTATTATTCAATTTATAATAATTTTCACCCTGATAAATTAGATTACGCTTATCTCAAACAAGAACACGATAGCAGCGAACAGGCTAAATACGACATAGCTCGCGCTCTTCAAGAGGCAACAGAACAAAAAATTAAGAATTTAATATCAGAATATATTAAGCCAGAAGATAAAAATCTATGTTTTGCAGGAGGTGTTGCTCTTAACTCTGTTGCACTGGGAAAGGTTTTTGAATGGTTCCCACAAGTTGAAAATATTTATGTCCCTCCTGCTCCTTATGACGGCGGATTGGCTATCGGAGCAGCCCAATATGTATATCATCAGATTTTAGATTTTCCAAGGGTAAAAGAATCAAAAAACGCTTCAGCTTATCTTGGTAGAACATATTCTAAAGAAGATATAATCTCCACACTTCAAAAAAATGAGAACACTGTTTCTCACGAAGATTCTAGCCTTGAACAATTGATTGAGTTGCTGCTAGAGGGCAAGGTTGTATCTGTTTTTAGTGGAGGCTCAGAATCAGGCAGACGGGCTCTGGGTAATAGAAGTATTTTAGCAGATCCTCGTAGAACTGATATGAAAGATATTATCAACGAAAAAGTTAAACACCGACAATGGTTCCGACCTTTTGCTCCTTCTATATTGGCTGAAGAGGTCAAAAACTGGTTTGTAAGAGACGTTAAAAGTGAATATATGTCTGTAGTTATACCTTTTAAAGAAGAAGTTAGAGATAGAGTCCCAGCCGTAGTTCATCTCGATGGGACAGGAAGATTACAGACAGTGACTGCTGAAACTAACCCTTGGTATTATAATTTTTTAAAAAGATGGAACGAAGCATCAGGAGTCCCTATTATTTTGAATACTAGTTTTAACGATAGAGAACCGATCGTAGAGACCCCACAAGACGCTGTAAATTGTTTTAATAAGACAAACATAGACAATTTATATTTTGTCGATGCATCAATCATGGTTTCAAAAAGGTAGGTTTTTATGAGCGATTACTGGAAAGATAAAAGAGTATTAGTTACAGGCGCTCACGGCTTTGTGGGTCAGAATTTAGTTAAGTTGTTAAAAGAAAAAGAATGTAACATCTTAGCGCCAACAAGTAAAGAACTTGATTTAACAGATGAACAGCAGGTTAAGAAATACTTTTTCTTTTACAAGCCGCATATCGTTCTTCATTTGGCTGGAAAAGTGGGTGGCATAGGAGCAAATAAAGTAGCTCAAGGAGAGTTTTTCTATAAGAACCTTATGATGGGCACATTAGTCTTAGAATACGCTAGGCAGTCTAAATGTGAGAAAGTTGTAGCATTAGCTGCTGGATGTGGATACCCTAAACACTTGCAAGTACCTTATTCAGAAGCAGATTTTTGGAAAGATTTGCCCGATGAAAATTCTATCGGGTATTCAATGGCTAAAAAAAATCTCATTATACAATCTTGGACTTATCGTGAGCAATATGGTCTAAATTCTGTTATTTTGTTACCTGCTAATCTTTATGGTCCGCATGATAATTTTGACCTGGAGACATCACATGTAGTTCCTGCATTGATTAGAAAATTTATCGAAGCAAAAGAAAACAATAAAAAGCTTGTTGAAGTCTGGGGAACAGGCACCGCTTCAAGAGAGTTCTTATATTCAGTCGATACTGCGCAGGCTATTTTAGATATGGCTGAAAAAGTAAACGAATCAGGACCATTTAATCTAGGGACTGGAACTGAAACAAGTATTAAAGAATTAGTTGACACTATCAAAGAATTAACCGGGTTCAAAGGCGAAGTTGTCTGGGACTCTACTAAGCCCGATGGTCAACCTAGAAGATTTTATGATATGTCTAAATTTGAAGATGCCCTTGGCTATGTCCCTTCTACATCTTTAAAAAAAGGTCTATCAAGCACCATCAACTGGTATAAGAACAATAGAGGCTAGAATGAGTTTCTGGAAAAATAAAAAAGTTCTCATCACAGGCGGTGCTGGGTTTATCGGCTCAAACTTAGCAAAAGATTTATTAAAAAACCATGCAAAAATTACTTTAGTTGACAACTTTGAACGAGGAAAGATGGAGTTCATCGAGGACATCGCAAGCTCTGTTGATTTAATAGTCGGAGATCTAAAGAACAAATCTTTTTGCAAGCAAGTATTTTCTAAAGACATTGATATAGTAATCCACATGGCGTCGAAAGTTGGCGGTATAGGATACTATACAAGCAAGCCCTACGAAGTTATAAATGAAATGTTAAAGATAGATTCTAATGTTCTGGAGTCGGTTCTTGAAAACAATATTCATAGATACTTTTACGCTAGTAGCGCTCACGTATATCCTATTGAACTTCAAGGTACTCCTGATAGTGTCGCTATCACAGAAGACCAAGCTTATCCTTCTAATCCTGAGCTTTCTTACGGCTGGGCAAAATTAATTGCCGAAAAACAAATTGAATACGCTTGTAAAGAAAACCCCGACCTTCGTGTTGCGATGGCAAGATATATAGGTATTTTTGGACCAAATCAAGACTATGCTTTGGAAACTGGCTCTGTAATACCTGTTTTTACTCATCGCGCAATAAAATATCCTAAAGTGCCTTTTAGCGTGTGGGGCACTGGACAAGAAACACGTTCTTATTGCTATATCGATGACGCCATCGAATGCACAAAGCGCATGATTGAAAAAATGAAAACCAAACAGATCGTGGGTCCTTTAAATGTAGGGAAACAAGAAAGAATAAAAATAGAAGACATTGCAAAAAAAGTCATTGAATTATCAGGAAAAGATATTATAATTGAGTTTGATACAACAAAAGAGACTTTAATTTGGGGACAATGGTGCGACTGTTCTTTAGCCAAAGACGAGTTAGATGGCTGGGAAGCAATAACATCTTTTGAAGAAGGATTAAAAAGAATACAACAAGATTTATTAAGGAGAATCAATGTCTGATAGAAAATATTTACCAACATTATCTGAGCTAATAGACAGGCTTTCAATCGTACAACTTAAAGAAGTGTTTATTCCCGACCACAAAAATGAATATTCACAAGAGATTAAAGATATTGTTCACGATATTCAGCTTTGTTTGAATGAAGGTTGCGAGATTACTGCCGAAACAATCCGAGCTATTGTTGTCTTATCGCAAATGAACTTGCACATCTGGCACAACGAATCCAACTATCGTAAAGGTATAAAAGATGGGAATAATCTTGAATTAACTCACGGGATTAATGGTATCCGCAACACTGCTAAAAACAAGATTCAAGAAATTAACGGTGGTCGAAAAGACTACAAAATTGACTGTTTGGCAGCCGAGTTTAAAGATTGGGAAGTTAGCTGGTAATGAAGATATTGGTCATAGGAGACGCCTGTGAAGATGTGTATATATATGGCTCTTCTAACAGGCTTGCTCCTGAAGCTCCTGTTCCTGTTTTTGTTCCCGAAGATGTCACAACAAACGGTGGAATGGCTTTAAATGTTTTTGCTAATTTAAAATCTCTAGGTTGTGATTGCGAGGTTATACACAACACAGAGAGCATCAAAAAGACAAGATATGTAGACAAAAAAACTAACCATATTTTCCTTAGAGTTGATACTGACGACAAAAAATGTGAAAGAATAAACGATAAGTATTTGCAAAAGCGCTTTTTATCCCAACATGATGTTGTCGTTATATCAGATTATAACAAAGGCTTTTTGACTGAAGAGGACATAGAAAAGATTTGTTACAATCATCCTTTGACCTTTATGGATACAAAGAAAAAACTTGGTCGATGGTCGAAAGATTGTAAATGGATTAAAATAAACGAAGTAGAGTATGAAGAGACAAAAGAAAAAGTTGAAAACTTAAAACACATATTTGATGACAAACTTATCGTAACTTTAAGTGAGAAAGGTTGTCGTTATAAAGAAGAGATATTTCCAGTTGAAAAAGTAGAAATTAAAGACCTTAGCGGAGCAGGAGATACTTTTCTCGCGGGTCTTGTTTGCAAATACTTAAGCACTAATGATATTAAACAGGCGATAACTTTCGCTAATGAATGCGCTACTAAAGTAGTACAAAGGAGAGGAGTAAATGTCGTTTAAAAAATATTATCAACACTACCTAGCACTACACCAAAATAAGTGGAATCGAAGATTACACGTCCTTGGAAACGCAGTGACCATTACATTCGCAACTCTTTGCGTTTTACATTCCCTTTGGCTTATGTTATTGTTAACACCATTCATAATTTATCCTTTCGCTTGGAGCGGGCATTTCTTTTTTGAGAAAAACAAGCCTGCTGCTTTTTCTAATCCTTTGTGGGCAAAAGCATCCGACTGGGTAATGCTAAAAGATATTCTAACAGGAAAAATAAGGTGGTAACAAATGGCTAATGTGTTGATTACAGGCGGAGCAGGTTACATTGGAAGTGAACTAGTACAATTTCTTTTGCCTGATCATAAAGTAACAGTTTTAGATAATCTTATGTACGACAGAGATTCTCTTTTGCGTTACGTTCCAAATAAGAATTTTGATTTTATCAGGGGAGATGTAAGAGATACTGCTTTATTTGAGAAGCTCTTAAAAAAAACTGATATTATTATTCCGCTAGCAGCTTTAGTAGGGTTTCCTTTGTGCGACAGAAAGCCCGTTGAAGCTATCGATGTTAATTGCGGAGCAAACGAATGGCTCGCGCAAAAAAAATCTACTGATCAGATCGTCATCTATCCTTGTACAAATTCTGGCTATGGTAAAAGCATAGATGGTTCTGTGGTTACTGAAGAGTCTCCTCTCAACCCTGTGTCGCTATATGGGAAAACCAAAGTTGAAGCCGAGGATGTTTTTAGAGAAACTGATAACTGCGCTACTTTTCGTTTAGCTACAGTATGCGGTCCATCCAGCAGAATGAGGACTGACCTTCTTGTAAATAATTTTGTCCTTCGAGCACTTCGAGACAGAATTCTGGTCCTTTATGAATGTGAATTTATGAGAAACTATGTTCACATCCACGACGTGTGTCGCTCGTTTAAGTTTTTAATTGACAACTGGAATGATTGTAAAAACGATACCTACAATCTCGGTCACGACGCAATGAATATGAACAAGCTTCAACTAGCAGAAAAAATCGGTGAACATACTCCGCTTGAAATTATTAAGGCAGAATTCACAAAAGATCCAGATGTAAGAGATTACATTGTAAGCAGTCAAAAGATCTACGACAAAGGCTTTGAATGCCTATACGATCTCGACATCAGCATTGAGCAGCTTATAAAGGCTTACAAAATTATTGACTCTCCTTGGTATGCGAACTACTAGATGAAAGTTGTCTGGACTAACGGATGCTTCGATATTTTGCATCGAGGGCACGTAGAGCTTTTTAAGTTTTGTAAATCACAAGGCGACTATCTTGTTGTTGGTATAGATACAGACAGCCGCGTAAAAGAAAGCAAAGGACCAGCCCGCCCTTTCAACAGTCAAGAAGACCGAAAGTTCTTTCTTGAAGCAATCAAGTACATTGATAAGGTTGTATTATTCTCAACTGATGATGAGCTAGGACAGAGACTTGTTGAGAGTAGCGTAGATACAATGATTGTTGGTTCTGATTGGAAAGGCAAGATAGTTGTAGGACAGGAAAAGGTTAACAAGGTTTTATTTTTTGATAGAATAGGAACATACTCTACCACAAACATTTTGGAGGCAAACAATGACGTATGTAGTTGATATTGATGGAACAATCTGTGAAAAGGTCTCTGGTAACGACTACACACAAGCACAGCCACTACACAATCGAATAAAGATTATTAACCAGCTTTACGATGATGGTTGTGAGATTATTTATTTTACTGCAAGAGGGATGGGTCGTCACAACAACGATGCTGAAAAAGCTATCGCTCAGTTTTATGACTTAACCGAAAAACAACTTGCTTCTTGGGGAGCCAAGTATCACAAACTTATGCTTGGTAAACCTGCTGGAGATTTTTACATTGACGATAAAGGAATAAGTGCTCATGTCTACTTTGAATCAGGGTCTTGAGATGAAGTTCGTCAAAAAAGGCTGGGGTTACGAGAAGTGGATCGTAAACAAGTCTGAGTATTGCGGAAAACTTCTTTTCTTTATGAAAGGAAAAAGGTGCTCTTGGCATTACCACGAACTTAAAGACGAAGTTTTTTATTTACAATCAGGAAAGATGTTGGTTAAATTTTCTGACCAAGACAACATCGCACTGGCTGAAGAACTTGTCTTAAGCCCTGGCGACAACTTTCATGTATGGCGAGGTCTAAGACATCAAATGATTGCTCTGAAAGATTCAGAGCTTTTTGAATTTTCCACCGAGCATTTTGACTCTGATTCTAAAAGAATTTTGAGAGGTGATTAATGAAACTCGTTGTTATCACAGGATGTCTAGGTTTAATTGGCTCATACGTCACAAGAAAATGCCTCTCTAAGGGATGGAAGGTCTATGGGGTAGACAACCTAACCTATGCGGCAAACAAATCGTTTCTAGAGGCATTTAAGAGGGATTCTAACTTTACCTTTTTGGAAGAGGACATAGCCCAACTTAAATCTTTACCAGATTGTGATTATGTTATTAATATTGCTGCGGAATCTCACGTAGGTAACAGTATCATTGATAGTAGTGATTTTATCGAAACAAACGTGAATGGAGTTAAAAACCTGCTCGATCTTATACGCAACAAACCAGACAATACCATGAAGCGCCCCGTATTCTTTCACTTCAGCACTGATGAAGTCTATGGAGACATTACTGAAGGCGAGCATGTAGAGACGGACCCTCTTATCCCAAGCAACCCCTACTCAGCCTCCAAAGCATCATCAGACATGCTTATTTTGGCTTGGGCAAGAACTTACGGCGTAAAATACGTCATTGTTCGTCCAACAAATAACTACGGCGAAGGACAATACCCAGAAAAACTTATTCCTTTGTGCGTGAAGCTCCTCCAAAGAGGAAAAAAGATAATGCTCCATGACGAAGGTGAGCCAATTCGTAACTGGCTTCACGCAGAAGACACAGCAGAAGCAGTTACAACTATTGTAGAATCCGGCAAAGTAGATGAAATCTTTAACATTCCAGGCGATTTTGAACAAAAGAATTATTTAACTGTTAAAAAAATCATCGAAGCATACTACAATAATAATGTAAAATGGAAAGATTACGTGGACTTAAACCACAAACGCCCAGGTCAAGATATAAGATATGCATTGAACGGCGACAAATTAAAACAACTCGGATGGAAACCTGCAAAGGTTTTTGACGAGGAAATTGTAAAACTTGTTCAGTTTTACAAAGAGAATTTCAAATGGTAAGGAGAAAAAAATGAAACTTTCAAATCAAGGAATGGGCACTCTTATGATGTGTCTTCAGAAATCCCTCATGGAACAAAGCGATATCATGCCTATGCTACAAGAACTTAATTTCGAATTAGAAGGAGAAGAAATTGTGTGTACCAATCCGCCTACAGTAGAAATAAACCTAACAGACACAGATGCCTAAATACTTTTATAAATGCCTTAGCGACGAATGTGAACAAATATTCGAAGCAGTTCACTCTATGAAAGAGAAGCTTGATACTTGTCTACATTGCTCTGGCAGTGTAGAAAGAATCCCTATAAATATGGTAAATATCTCTAAGAATTCTACTAGCGAGCAAGCCAAACAAAAAACAGGGACAGCCGTTAAAAAAAGTATTGAAGAGTTTAGGCAAGACTTAAAAGATGAAAAAAGCAGACTTAGTAAGGTAGAATTTTGATGATACGAATTATTTTAACTTTATCAGCAATCATAAATTTTGTTTTAATAGCTTTTGTTGTGGGGTTTCTACCTTTATTGCTGTCTTTAGCTGTTGTTAGCATTGCAGTTCTTATCTGGTACATATTAAGACTAAGAAAAGAGCTTACAAGTGTATCTACCGACTTAGAACAATTTTTTAAAAAAATAGATCAATATGAAAAACACGTAGATCAGATCCATGGTATGGAAATGTTCTATGGAGATCAGACCCTACAAGGTTTGATCAAACATTCTCGTGAAATGATAAACGAGATTATAGACCTTCAGGAAAGATATTTCTTGGAAGAGGAAGAAGATTTTGACAGAACCCAAAAAGAAAAAGACCCGCAAGAGGAAAAAGAATCTATACTTCACAGAAGTACACCAAAAAGCGATAGTTGAGTACGCCTTAACAGATTGCCGAAAAGTAAGAACTGACCTTTATATTCAATACATCGGTCCTGTTTTTGACGAGATGGTGGACAAGATTACTTATACTTATAAATTCACTACACTACCAAACATCGATGTTCTTAAGGATGAATGCAAGATTTGGCTCACAACCATCTTGGATAAGTTTGACCCAGAGAAAGGCTCCAAAGCTTTTTCTTATTTTAGTGTGATTACCAAGAACTGGTTCATACACAAGGTTAAGAAAAACTCTAAGAACCTTAAAAAAGAAATTAGTTACGATGATGTTGTGGGCGAAATTGAACAAACACACCAACTACAAGAACCAACTTATCTTGATAGAAGAGAAAAATATGAATTTTGGATGAGTCTAAACAACCAATTTGATAAATGGGAAAAGCAAAATTTAAAAGAAAATGAGAGAAAAGTTTTAAATGCAATTATGGATCTTTTCGATAATGTAGATGACCTTGAAATTTTTAATAAAAAAGCTATTTATATGCATATAAGAGAACTTACAAATCTTAATACGAAGCAGGTAGTCAATAATCTAAATCGTTTAAGAGAAAAATATAGAAATTTCAAAAGAGAGTATTACGAGGAAACATAAATGGCTAAAACTGATCTTGAAACCTGTCTGCAAAGTGCTTTAGAGAACGTTGAGAACGATAGAGCACTAGCTTTAACTTTGCTTTCCGACCTGATGTTGTACATTAATAAGGAAGAAGCAAGACATAAGGAAGTAGGATTAACAGCAGCCAAGTATTTAGAAACTTTACAAAGATCTAACGAACAACTTGTAAAATTATCCTCTTTGCTTTATAAAAAAAGCAATACTACCGAAGGTCTAACTGCCACCGATAAAGAAGATTTGTACGCTCTCATACAAAATGAAGAGGGCTGAGAATGGGCATCGGAGGAAACAAAAATGAATTTGGCAGTATAGTAGATTTCACTGGTAATAATAGTGGATTCGATTTGCTTAAATATATGGTTAAGCAAATGCGGACTAAAGATACAGCAGCAGCCACCGGACCTTATGTAGCCAAAGTTTTGCGTGTTGTAAAGGTTAATTCTGAAGATATCGATATAGACTGGTTGACTCAAATGCATCATAATCAAAATGCAGTTGATAAAGAAAAGCCCGTAAAACCTATAAATCCTTTAGATTTTAAAAATAGAATCATCATATACGGTCGCATAACCAATGAAGTCTTAGATGAACAATTCAATATGCACGGTATGTTGCCTGATCCTAGTGTGTATGGAACAGCCAACGATATTGAAAACAATAAAGCTATTGAAAATATCATTCGATTACATTCAAGATTTGTTGCTATGTCTGATGATTTATCTACTCCTGCGCCCGGTGATTATGTTTGGGTAGATTTTTTAAATAAGGATAGGTTAAATCAGGGAATTTACATTAGTCTTTATAAAAACGCAGCCTCTGGACAAATAACATGCGACTCTACTTGTGCAACTGACGCTTTTAAAAAAGCCGTACCTACTGGGTCCTTCTCTAAGAGTACAAGTCTCACCAGCAATGACCCAGAGAGATTTAAAAGAGAAAAAGGTAGTTTTAGTTTTCCTACTAAAGGAAAAGGCATAGAACTATTACCACCAGACCCCCCACCCGTCAAGCCACCACCTACACCACCTACACCACCAGATAAAAAACCATTTCCAGCCACTCAGACCGAACCAGTAGCACCTTCTGAGCCAGAGGAACAGCCCAAGCCATCCGCTACCGATCCTCCACAAGACGCTGCTACAGGCGCTCCAACAGCGAACTCAAAGAATATTACACCTAGTTCACCACAAACCAAGAAGTCTCCTCCAGCAACTCCTTCTTGCTTAAAGACTGCAACAGAAGGTACTTCTCTTAACAAAACAGCTAACGCCACCGCAGAAACTACAAAAAGTACTTCACAAATACCACCGACCTGGCTTTTTGATGGACTTTCATACGAGACTAATTTTGGATACGAAGATAAAAGAGTGCGATTCAATAAAACAAGATCAGTGATTGCAGATAATCAATACATTATGTTTGTCCTACATGAACCAGGCGCGAACAATGCATCTGGTTTCACATACGCAAGAAAAAAGATCAAAAAGGCTAACGAAGACAAGGGAAAAACAACTGATGCAATGCATTTTTTCATGGGGGCAGCGGGCGAGGTTTTTCAAATACAGAGTTTAAAAAACAAATCTAACCACGCAAATATTGTAAATAGCTTTTCTACAGGGGTTGAGACCGTTGGTCAGGGTTGGTATAACTACATCAAGAACCCAAAGAAGAGTTCGCCCACGCCAGAACGGTGCGTTATAGACGCTAAAAATAACCTATTTATAGTCGGAGACATTAAAAAGTGTTTAAAAGCCGCAGGCAAAAGCTATAAAAACAATAAACACCATTTTTTAGGTTCTGGTATATCTGAAAAAGTAAAAAAACAAAGAAAGGAGATAACCTTAGCCCACAAACAAAGACTGTTGTCCGAACCAATTAAAAACTTTGATAGAGACTTTATTCATGCAATGACTAGAAGTATGCCTAACGAAGTTAGTTTTAGAAGAATCTATGAATTATGGGTGTATCTTTGCAGCGAGGACAATCCTGATAAAAATCTTTTTCACAATGGTTTTAGGCAGAAAAAAACAGCCGCCTGTATAAATGATCCAGAAGGTCACGGAACTGGATTTATGAGACAAGATATTTATTTAAACAAAGAATTAACTCCGAAAAACAGCGCTTCCTCTCCAAAAGCCTTCGCTTGGGGGCAAAAACTGCTTACAGACTCAAATAAAGATGCCAGGAAGCCCGGTGGACCAGGATACCCATCCGTCCGAAACTCGCAATGGAAAGCACACTGGAATGCAGACAAATACGTTAAAAACTTTAGAAGTGGAAAAATAAATGCATCTCAAATAATAGAGAAAGAGCCCTGGTTTCAAGGTGTCGTTTGTCATTGTTTTTGGGGCGGTCCTCATCACCACGTCGATGGCTGGAACCTTCTTTATTATTTTCTTTGCCGGTGGCTTGGGATGACCAGTGAAGACTCATTTTTTGCAACTATTGGTGCTTATATGACGGTGAGAATTGGAGGAGTTCTTGAAGGAATAAGCACCATCCCTGCGAGTCAAAGATTACTCCCTGGTTACGTATACTATCCTAACCACCCTGGAGTTAATTATGTTCAGATAGGCAAAAAAATGCTTGAAGAAAGTAAATTTTATACAGATGGATATTACAATTTAAATCCTCATATTAAAGGAAACTCAAATTCAAGCCTTCAAGAAGGTGGATCTTCTACCGCACCCGAGCAAACAACTACAGGTAAAATGGCTGCTTTCCCAAGAAGTGTAATTTTTGAGTCCGATACCAGATATCCTAAACAAGAGGACAGTGGAATAACATGACATATATAAAAAACATAAACCTCGACCCAATAATAGGAATGGAGCCGGAAAAGGCATCCACTTGGAAAAATATAGATTTAAGTAGAGTTCCTCACCAAATCGGCGTCGGCGGAACAGACTTGTATGAAACTTTGATTCCTTTTAATAATGTAGCTTGTGAAAAAGTAATCAAAGGTAAAAACGATTCTTATATTGTCCTTGGTCGTGATAGATTTGGCAACGAGTATCAAGGTAAGGGGATGATGGGAGAGCCAAGATGTTCTATGATTGATATGGTTGTTGGTCGCCAACGAGGGCTAATAACGGAACTAAACGAAAAAGCACAATACTCTAATTTAGATCCAGACTTTTTTACAGATGCAGCTAGAATTTATATAAGCCAAAGAACAGATGTAGATGAATATTTTAACTTACCACCGGGAAAATCAGTCCCAAACTTTACAGATCGATCCGCAATCGCTTTAAAAGCAGACGGAATTAGAGTTATAGGTAGAGAAGGGATTAAACTAGTAACAGGAGGAGATGTAGAAAATTCTCTTGGAATGTCTTATGGAAATTATGGTATCGATTTAATTGCTCTAAACGATGGAAGCGACATTCAACCAATTCCAAAAGGTGAAAATTTAAGAAACTCACTCAAAAGACTTTCGTACCATGTTAGAGACTTAAATAAAATTGTTAAATCTTTCTTAACTTATCAAATGAAATTTAATGCCGTGGTTCAATCTCATACACACATAAGTCCTTTTTGGGGCGACGATACATCTCCATCAATGCAGCTAGAAATATTAGATGGACCAACAATTACAAAAGACTTGGAACTAAAAGTAAACGAAGATCTGAATAAAAATATGAAAAATATTGTATCTCATCAGCTTACTTATTTAGAAAAAAGCGGTAAAAGATATATTTTGAGCAAGTATAATAACACAAACTAAGGTAATAAATGGCAAATCTTAAAAATACACAAGAGACGTTCTTTTCTATGGAAGTTAGTGGCTCAGGTGGAAATGTAAATCTATATTCTTCCATCAACGACTTGTTAACAGACAATCCAACTGGAAGCGTTCCTAATTTTAGTCCTGCACTAACAGACAGACTAGAGTTTGTTACGCACAGCCCCACTCATAAACCCCAACGGTTCTATATCGTCCAGGGGGATAACCCTTATATAATAAAAAAAGAAGATCTTAGGCTGGGAATAAACGACCCTTATCCTCCCTCGGAAGTTCCGCAACAGGCGATAACTGCTAGTTCCAATGTACTTGAAGAAATTAAAAACGAAAGAACAAGAACAATGGACCTACGTAATGTCCCTTCAGGTTATACTTTTATAAATCAATATTCTTATCACGTAGTGTTAGACACAGGAAAAACTGAACTTCCTAGTTTCACAGACATTAATGACCCCGCCCGCCTCGCTATCATCGAATCAATTCAATCAAGCGCGATGTATTCTTTGCTTTACGAGAAGAACATTGATGATAAAATATCTGCCGAAAGCCAACAAAAAATTAACAAATCTGTAGAAATTTTAAAACTTGCCGCATCGAATCGTCCAAATTCTAGCGTAAAAGCGTTAACAAGGATTCCAAGACAGTTAATAGAAGGTATACAAAATATCTCTGAAGATGAAGAAGGTAATTCAAAAAACATTAATTATACTCATGTACTTCAGTCAACTCCTTCAGAATTAAAAAAATATTTAAAAACAGTTCTCGACAAGTTTAATTTTTTTAAAAATGATTCTGCATCTTTTGAATTTATTTCATTAGAAAAGGAAGCCAAAGAATTAAAAAAACTCAGTGATAAAATTAATTCTTTATATCAGCATAAAAATATCCCTGAAAGTAGTCCTTTGTTCTTTTTCTTTAACCAAGATAAAGATTATAAACTAGAAGCTATAACATATTTGAGTTCTCAAGACTTGAAGAAAATTAAAAATCCTTCTAGGATAACCGACTTTGTTAATGTAATTGATCTAACGGAAACCACCGCCACTTCAGAAGCTATCTTTAAAAGAAAAAGAAGTGTTTTATATTTTATCAATATTGACCTATTTTACAGTGATATTATTAATAATAGAATTGATAAGACCTCAAAAGACACTGAAGCTCCTGTTATAGGTATACCGACATTTCAACGACTTGTTAAAAAATATTCGTACAAATGGATAGAGACTTCAGACGCCCCCTTAAGAACAGTTTACACGTCTAAAGAGAAGAAAGCACAAGAAGAAATAGAAAATGCTAAAAGATTTGTTAAGAAGAACTCTTCTAGAAGTGCTAGAGAAGTTGCTTTTTCTACTATTGAAAATGCATCAAAAGCCGCAATCGCGGATGCAGTGAGAACAGTCTTTAGAAACTTTAAAGATCCTAATTTCTCAGAGGTTGTGCTTGATAATGATGGTCAGTCTTGTGGGTTATCTATTGATTATGTTTTTGACGATATATTGAACAAGATTGGGCTTCCTAAACTCCTCGCTTATGCTATGTTTCCAAATCTAAAATTTCCAGAAATAGCAGCGGTATCACAAGAATTTTTTAACTTTCCTGATATTTCTTTTGATTTTCCTGATGATGATCCAATCTTAGATATCACGCTCGGCGCTGCTGACCTAGCATTAAACTCATTAACAACTCTTGTAGGGACTACAATTGGATGTTTGGTAACAAATATTATCGAAGGAATAAAAGCGTCTCTAACGAAAGCGAATGATGTAGACAATAAAATAGGAACTATTCCTATTGCGACTCTTATAAGTGAACAACAAATAACTGCGTTGAGTGAAAAACTTAGCTCTATGCCCGATGTTGCATTAGATTATTACTCTGTTATCCAAATATTAGAGATTATAAATATTAATTCGGAACCGTCAGAAGCAATTGAAATTTTCGAAGGCAATGGTAATTTAGAAGTCATAGAGATTATTGGTAGAGAAATATTAAAAGATTTTCCAAAGCTAACCCCCGTGTTAGAAACCGTATATGAAACAGAAGAGTTCCTTATGATTATAGGAAAGTCTGTCCTAGAAGCCCTTAGAACAGCGTATGCTAAGTCTGAAATAAAAAAAGCAAGAGATCTTGTTTATTCTAGTTTTTGTACAGAAGAACAAGGAAGAGTTTTCGATTATATTTCAGGTAGATTTCCTGATGAGATTACGCGAGATCAAATTATGTCTGATAAAGTGAGGAGAGAAGAATTTTCAAACTATCTTAATGATTTTGAAAATGCAATTGATTCTGATTTAAAACAATTCTTATTTGGAGATAAAGCCGATGAGCTTTTAGATTTTACAGCCTTAGATCCGACAAACGATTTTGTTGCATCTTCAACTGTTAAGAGTTATTTCAATCCAGTTGGAAAGCTCTTCAATCTAGAAGCCTCAGATATGAAGCCTTACTTTTTATACCCTTCAGCTTCTACTGTCCAAAATAAAAGCGTGCTTGTTAGTTATCAGTACCAAGGACAGACCGATGAAGATTCTCCACCGTCTACAAATTTCAGAGTTCTTCTTGAAAAGAAAGATGGACTTAATTTATTGCAGAAAACTTTGGCAAATGATGATAGCTTTTATTTTAGTCCCTTTAGCTTGGGTGGCGTCAAACCTATTGAATATTTTTACAACTTTCCTGAAGTTCTGAGGATGCATGGTGGAGAAGATTTATTAATTAAACCTTACTTTAAACTAGAATTTAGCAAAATTGAACCTGCATATAATTTAGATGAAGCTCCAACCGACGCCGCTGGTGACGCCATGAAAGAGGGGAAAATAATAAAAAACATTGCCGAAACAGCTACTTCAAAAATAACTTATTTTGATGGATATAACAATGCTTATGAAAAAGAAAGAGTCATAAACTTAGAAACTGAAAAAATATCTAACTTCGTTTCTCAAGATGATACAGGAATCACTCCACAAGGTTCAGGTTTAGGTAACTATATTAAAGAAATATTAGAAAATTATGAAGAAATATCAGACAATTTAAATGGAGTGTTTATCGACGAAGATAACAATTTCCTTGTAAACCCAACTGAAGAGTTCGATCAATTAATAGAAAATATAAAGAAAAGAATCTTTCCTTTTATGAACCAAGGACTCATACGTCTTTTAGCTGAAGAAGCTTCAAGGTCTCCTCTTTTTTCAAAAGACGTCATTTATAGATTAAACTTTTCTTCCCCCAAAGTTGAGGAAAATTTCTGGGATATCGGTGAAATAACGCAAGATGTAATAAAAAAGAAAAGATATTTTGAATTTTTACAAAAAAGCAACAATGAAAATATCTTTGATAGGAAGCCGATTGAAAATTCGATTCTTCTAGAATCAGTAGATATGACCTTTAGAGTGTATGCAATTGAAGCTCTGATTAATGGAATGTACATCTACAATGATATTGACTTATCTTCTTTTAAGAATAGCCATAATATTTTTGAAATAATAAAAAATCATATGCTTCAAGAGTTAAAAAATCTTGGACTTCTTTACGAAATTAAATTCGCAGATTTACTTTCCCAATATTATGAAATCAGAAGCGCCCTGCCTGCTAACAACAATATAATGAAGCCGATTCCTGATAACGTTAGTATAATTGAAGACGGCGCTCAAAGTATAGACGAGTTTGCTTGTTTTCTTTTACAAGAACAGTTTGAAGAAATATACCAAAGATTTAAGAATTCAATAAACAAGGCGCTTAAAAAAGATCAAAAGCTTGAGCAAGAGGATTTTTTAGATCTCATACCTTATATGGATGTTCCGACATCTTTTGCTTGGTCAGGAGACATATATGATAATTTAAGGGGGGATAAATATAAAAGTCGCTTAGATTCTGTGCTAAAAAATGGCGGCTTTATACTTGAGAGATACATAAGAAATGATTTCAAGCCGCTATATGTAAGTCCAGCAAGTAAAGAAGCGGCAAAAATTGTTAAATACTTACCCCGTTTTAATGTAAGCCCAGCCCCCATTTTTGGGGATACTTTTGATGTTTCTTTGGCTTTAGCCCCCGGCGGAAATTACTATAACTACAAGAAAAACTGGGAAGAAGGGCAATCAAAACTTAAAAACAATGAGTACTATAACACTTATGGAAATTCTGATGGAGTAGTTTCACAAGACGCTTTTGAAAAAATGCAGGGAAAAATTAAAAAAGAGAATGAACAAGGTGTAGATAATATAAACCCCCTAGAAGGCGGTCCAGAGTATCTTAACTTAAGCGCTCAACTTGAAAAATTTATTGAAACAAGCGATAAGGACTTGGTTAACGAATTTGAAAAGAAATTTGATGAAGATGTTGAAAAATACTACAACTTCGGAGGGCAAATAATTGAAAAGCTAAGAAAATTATCTAAATCGATACCGAATGCTTTCACTAATAATTCTTACGATATTACATTGTCTCAAGAAAACCCTCCTAATACTTTAAAGAAAGGTAACACAGAGACTGAACAGGGTTTACGGTACGATTGGCCAAAACAAATGGGCTTATTCGATACAGATGATGATGGATGGAAAAAGTATTGGCCAGGTAATGAAGTGGTTGACGAGTGGGCAGGAGATTTCCCAGACGTAAAAGATGAAACCTACACTTTGCAAAGTATATTTTCTCAAGAAAATGAAGACTTTATATATGGTGAAAAAATTTGGATCACCCCACCACCTGGAAGAGAAGATCTTGCGGGCGAAGTATCGCAATATCTAAAGTCAAAAATAATTTCAAGTTTTCAAGATCCAGACGCCGCAACTGAAAATGATAAAGAAATGCTGCAAAAAGATGTTTTAGATGCAGTTTTTAGTGACCCAGTGCCTTTCTATGCCAAGCTTCAAAGCTTCATCGATAGTTTTGATACGGAGCTAGAATTGTTGCTCTATCTTTTAAAATACTCTTTCTTTGATCAAAAATTCCCAGGGTATAACGATAGATTTACAAAAAACAATTTTATTTCTAACGTCTTGAAAGGATTCGAAGATTATGTCGGAGCAGCTTATAAGATAGTTAAAGTTTATAATGTTCAAATAAACTTGATTGATTATATTTTAGATACATACAATCCTTTATATAAAGAAGTATGGAACGGCGACAAACTTTACGACAACCTAGCACTAAAAGAAAGCCTGGTGATCAAAAAAGATAAAATACAAGGATTTATTGACTTTGTAGAAAACGAAAATATGCTAGATACCCTAAACAAGTTTGATGCTGCAACAACCTCTTTAGAAGCTACACTAGATGAATTAGAAGATCAACTAGGATTGTCAAAATTAGGATATGATAGTGTGATTGAGTATCTTCAAGAAGAAATAAGCAAGTTAGTTGACGGACCAAATGCTACTGCTATTGGTGGCGCATACACTAGCTATTTTGATACAATGAAGTATGGTTTAAGGCTTTCATATGTATTTCCTGAGAAAGGTCCAGAGCTTGATTGGATAAGCCTTGGACAAACAACTTCAAATCTAACAAAGATAATCGGTGAGGAAAACTCTAACTTAAACTTTAAAGAAAAGGCTTTTGTAAGAAAGTATTATTCCTTTGAAACTCAAGAGATGAAAAGATATTATAGTTTGCCTTTAATAGCTATGGAAGATGAAGTTTCAAATTATTGGGATAAAACACCGTATATTGATCACGACATATGGGGCAAATATAAAAATGCATTCCCGGTCTTGAAACAGAGAATGATTGATTCTGAAGATTATAAAATGTTATTTTCTGATATGTTGTCGTTTGGAGAAATAACGAATACATTAGCTAGCTTGTGTGTTATACACAATAAGAATGAAGTGATGGATATAAGTCCTTTTGGAATGTTCTCGGGAACAAAAATAAATTTACGAAATGTAATAGACTCTTTGATTGAACAAAGAGGCGGATTTGATTATTTCTATGAAAATGTCCCAGCCTTTGATGGCGTTTTGGAAAATTATTCTAAACTTAATAACCCTGCTAGTGATCCATCTTTAGGCAATGAGTATCTAAAAGACTCTTTTGGATATGGTTTGTTGTTTGCTCAGAAGACAGCTTTGAAAATTTTAAAAGGAGTCGTAGAGACAACTGATCCAGCCATTATGGCTGCTAAATCAATTCAAAATAAACTAATTGCAAATGCGCAACTCGCCGCGAGGGTAGCAGCTACTGCTCAAGAACTAAGCTCCGAAAAGCTTTCAGGCGATGAATTAAAAGAAGTATCGGATACTTTAGGTTCTGAAGTCGCACTTGCAGCTTTGACTTTAGGGTTTAGTCCTTTCCCTCTTGGTCCCAATGTTCTTCTTCCTATTACACCTTCTGGTATAGCTTATTTGTCTCAAGCCACAACAGAGGAACTGGTATCAGAGGCAGAAGAAAGTTTAGATGAAGATTAATATTACAACCTATTTAAATATTAGAAGGTTTTTAAAATGAAAAACACAGGTCTATCTCCAAAACTACCACTCTCTACTTCAAAAGTTCATTATGATATGATCTTTGATATGAATGAGAATATAAAACAAAATTTTAAAAATTTGATCTTAACTTCACCAGGCGAGAGAATTATGATACCTGATTTTGGCGTAGGTATAAAACATTATCTATTTGAGTTAAAAAAAGAGGTAGTATTCAATCAGATTAAATCAGACATTGAAAACCAAGTAGATCGCTGGATGCCGTTTGTTAAGATCGATGATATATCGCTTTATGAAGGCTCTCAAGAAGATGAGACAAAGCTATCTCTTTATATTAGATATTCCATTCCTGATCTAGACATAGCTGATCAACTTATTATAAATTAGCAAGGATTCACATCATGGTAAAAAAATTTACACCACCAATAAAGTATACAGATAGAGATTTTCGTTCTATTAAACAATCTCTAATCGATTATGCTAAAAAATATTACCCTAATACAGCGGCAGATTTTAATGAAGCATCATTTGGAGCTTTAATGATCGACATGGTTTCTTATGTTGGAGATGTGATGTCTTTTTACCTAGATTACCAAGCTTCTGAATCTTTTATGGATTCGGCTATAGAATTCAACAACATTGTACGTCTAGCTAAACAAATGGGGTTCCAATACAATCCAGAAGTCAGCGCTTTTGGTCCCGTCGCTTTATTTATAAAAGTACCCGCCAATGCTAATGGATTAGGACCAGATACTAGCTATATACCTGTCTTAAGAAGAAATACCAAGCTTGCATCGGATCAAACGGGTGTAAATTTTTTCTTAACCGATGATGTAGATTTTAATAATAGCGCAAATCAAACCATCGTTACAGACGTGGATGCAACAACCGGAAACCCGACCTTTTATGCTGTCAAAGCATATGGAAATGTTATATCTGGAGATGTTGCAACTACAACTGTAGTGGTAGGCGATTACACACCATACAAAAAATTCGAACTAGACACTCCATCAGTCGCTGAAATAATATCAGTTATAGACAGTGAAGGGAATGAATATTTTGAGGTTGATTATTTATCACAAGATTTAATATACACTAATGTTCTTAACGAAGGCGCAGACAAAGATTTAGCTCCAAGTTATCTTAAAGCAGTTTCTGTTCCTAGAAGATTTATGTTAGAGTCGCGCTCCAATGGAGTTTCCATCCAATTCGGTGGCGGCGCGAATACTGATGCAATCGTCGCAAATGACAAAAAATTAGACCCTAGCAACGTAGCGTTAGAAATGTTCGCCAAAGATTATGTTTCAGATAGTTCATTTGACCCAACTATCCTGACAGAAAACAATACTTTAGGGATTGCACCTGCAAATACTACTTTAACTATTACGTACAGAACTAACCTATCCAATACAATTAACATTGGTGTTGGAGACATAAAGAATATCGTTTTTAGTGATTTTAGATTTGCGAATGAAGAAATATTATCACTAGCATCTGTTCAATCAGTTATAACAAGCCTAGAAACCACCAACGAAGACGTCATTGTAGGCAAAGTCCAAGACATAAGCTCTGAAGAAATTAAAATGAGAGCGCTAGGCGTTTTTGCAACTCAAAACCGCGCCGTGACAAAACAAGATTATATATCTCTAACTTATTCTATGCCGGGTAAATTCGGTCACGTTAAAAGAGCGGCTATAAGGCAAGACAAAGATTCTTTTAAGAGAAATTTAAATTTGTTTGTCGTTTCAGAAGGATTAGAAGGCACTTTAACTAAAACTCCAACAACAATTAAAACTAACTTAAAAAATTGGTTATCTCAGTATAAGATGTTGAATGATACAATAGATATATTAGATGTTAATATACTTAATTTACAAATAGATTATGAAGCGATAGCAGAGACAGATGTTAATAAATTCACAGTAAAAGATAATATCGCAACAGTTTTATCTAATTTCTTTTCTAGGGTTCCTGAAGTAGGCGAACCGCTCTACATAACAGATATTTACAATATTATGAACGAAACTCCAGGGGTCGCGGATATTAGCAATGTTGAAATAAATGTTAAAACCGGCGGCATATATTCAGATTACTTCATAAACTTAGAAGACTATAAATCACCCGATGGAAGATTAATTCAAATGCCTGAAGACGCCATATACGAAATAAGGTTTATAGGAAACGATATCAGAGGAGTTGTTATATAATGGCTATTAAAAGATATATTGCAACAAAAGATAATACAATTTCAGATGCATTCAAATCAAACTTGTCTGGCACCGCAACTGGTTCTAATATGGGCTTTTCTGATTCCTTAGAAGTATTTTCAATCTATGGTCAAGTCTCAGCCAGTACTGGTTATACAAAAGAACGCTCAAGAATTTTGATCAAGTTTCCTGTGACCGGGAATACGAGTATTGAAGCCGATAGGGATGCCGGATTAATACCTGTATCTGGAAATGTTAATTTTTATTTAAACATGTATAACGCTGTTACTCCTAACACGTTACCAAGAGACTTTACTTTAAATTTTTATGCAGTAGACCAAGCCTGGAATGAAGGCGACGGCTTAGATATGGAAGAGTATAAAGACCTTGGGACCTCTAATTGGATTGACAGAATAGACAATACAGCTTGGGCTGTTACTGGAGCTTCTTTCCAGAAAACCTCTTCGGTTACTCCTTGGAAAGCTAATGCTTATTTTGAAAATGGAAATGAAAATATATCTGTTGATGTTACTCCATATGTGGAGCAATGGATTAAAGGAGCCGGAGGCGGCGGCTTTAACAACTATGGATTCCTTATCGCTCTTACTCCCACCGAAGAAAGTGCTTCTCAGTCTTATTATGATAAGAAGTTTTTTGCTCGCACCAGTGAGTATTTCTTTAAAAGACCTAACATTGAAGCGAGATGGAACAGTTCGGATACAGACAATAGAGGAAACTTTTATTATTCAAGCTCTCTAGCTGCTGCTGATAACAACATCAATACTCTTTACATGTACAACTATGTTAGAGGACAGTTGGAAGACATCCCTAATTTAGGAACAGATAAATATGTGTATGTTAGTCTTTTCTCGGGTTCTTTACAAAATGATGAACCTAGTGGAAGCGCTTTACAACTTTCGCCAGACAACAATTCAAGAGTCAGATCAACACATTTAACAGTAGTGACTGGAGGAGTTATCTCTACCGGCATTTATACTGCTTCATTTGCCTTCACAGGTTCAACAGATCTTACTGATGTTTTTGATGTCTGGTTTACTGGGAGTCTTACAACAACCGACGCCACCAATGCAACAATTCAATTCCATACAGGTAATATTGTTCCCAAAACTCTTGATTCTTCGAATATAAACCCCACAACACAGTACGTTACTAGTGTAACGAATCTTAAACCCTCTTACACTCCCAGCGAAGAACCAAAATTGAGAGTTTACACACGAAAAAAGAATTGGTCGCCAACAATATATACCGTTGCAAATTCAGAAATACAAACAGACGTAATCGATAAGGCTTATTTTAGGATTGTAAGAGTTGTAGATGAATTAGAAGTTATTTCTTACGGCACCGGCAGCGACCAACAAACAAAACTTTCCTATGATGTTAGTGGAAATTATTTTAATTTAGACATGTCGTTGTTAGAAACTGGTTATATGTATGATTTAAAATTCGCATATTACTTAAACGGCGTCTACAAGGAACAACCAGAGACCTTCAAGTTTAGAGTGGAGGATTAAAAGTGTCGATAAAAGACTTATTTAATGACATAGAAAAAGTTAATGTTTCCACTACCGCTTCAAACCCTCAGATCTTAAGTTTTAATGAGGAACTAGAGTCCTCTAACTACGCTTTTGAAGTAAACAAAGACAAGAAAAGATTTGTTCCTAATGTTGATTTTTCAAAGCCTGAAAATTTTGCTCGCTACGGCTCCGCAGAAGAGTACTATAAAAAAGCCATTGAGTGGATTTATGGATACTATCCCTATGATGGCTCACTGAAAGATAAAGAAGCATGGCATAACAGCGCATCTTATCTTGAAAACTATGTCTTTGAAAGTCAATATCCTAGAACTAACGGATATGCTCTCTTGTGTGCCGATGGTTGGGGAACCCAAGCTTCAACTGCCGGTGGATATGGACTTCCCAATGATTTGGAATACATATCTTTTAAAAGTGGACCTCATGAAAAAAATATATGGGACGCTTCAAAAAACAGAGAAGAAAACTTAAAATTTGATATAACCAACAACGGTGCAACTGTAGAGTTTTGGTTGAAAAAAAACGCATATGCTAACGGATTGACAGATAGAGAGGTTGTTTTTGACCTGTGGAATAGCGAAGCGAGCAATCAACATGATTATGGTCGCTTGAGAATAGAACTCTCTGGAACCTCACCCGGCGCAGCTTTTCGGGTAACAGTTCTTTCTGGAACTTCTGGAGCCCATAATGTTCCCGTTGGAGAAACCGTAACTCCAGCAGTCGTTGCAGATGGTAATTGGGCTCACTATGCTTTTACTTTGGGCAATAAAGATGGCTCGTTAGAAATAGAAATGTACCGAAATGGTGCATTTGTCGAAACTGTTCTCACAGGAAGCAGAACTGGTCATGTTACTGGCTCTATATACGCTTACGTTGGCGCAAACACCACCGCTCCAAAACACACATCAGCAGCAGTAGGTTCAGGTAAGCTATCTGGCTCTTTGGACGATTTTAGGTATTGGAAAACTAAAAGAACAGCGAGAGACATTGGAAGATATTACATATCACAAGTCGGCGGCGGAGCAAATACAGACGATGCAACGACCGATCTAGGGGTATATTTTAAATTTAATGAAGGTATTACAACAACTGCCTCAGTAGACAGTGTTGTGCTTGACTACTCAGGTCGCCTGAGTAACGGAGCATGGACAGGGTACGATACCTACTCTAGAAGTACAGGCTCTGCAATGGTTCTTTCTGGAAAAACAACTTTTGAGTTCAAAGACCCAATCATATATTCAAATCATCCAGAGGTTTCTTCTTTATTGACCTCAAAGCAAGAGATAGGAGAAATACACGATATTTCTAATCCCACTAGCATCTACAAATCAATGCCCGCTTGGATACTAGAAGATGATGAAAATTCAGGATCTCAATTAAAATATTTAACTCAAATAATGGGTAACTATTTTGACGAATTGTACAATCAAATAGAAAACTTGCCGAGCCTAAAAAATATTAATTTCCCTTCTTCTAGCGCAACGACTGGAAGTTTCAAACCTTATCCGTTTTCCGACAGACTTCTTACTTCTCACGGTGTTAAATTACCTGAACTTTTTGTTGACTCAACAGTTTTAGAACACTTCTCTTCAAGAAATGAAGAAATAAAATATGAAGAAAAAATTTATAATGTTAAAAACTTAATTTACCAAAACATATATAATAACTTATCTTATATTTACAAGTCCAAGGGTACAACTAAATCAATAAACAATTTAATACGTGCATTTGGGGCAAATGAAGATGTTATTAGCGTCAATGTCTACGCCCAAAATTTAGAGTCAGAATTAAGAAAAAACATAGTTCAAAGAACAATAAGAAAGAAAGTTTTTGATTTTAATAACTTTAACAGAACCGATGCTACGATCTTTCAATTCCAAACAGGCTCAGGGACAACTTCTTTTATCTCGGGCGCACCTGTAAATTCATTAGCTATTCCAACCACTATTGAATGTGAAGTTATTTTTCCTAAAAAAGCTCCTTCTTTAAGCCCTAAAAGCTACAGTTACAATAATTTAACATCCTCAATCTTCGGACAGCACACAGCCGTCCCAACCGTTGCGATAGATAATCTTTTGTGGGCAACAAATGATGTTTCTGCTTTACAAGTTTACGCTGTTAGACCTAATACTAACTCTAAAAATGCATATTTTATATTAACTGGTTCAAATATCTCTCCTTTGACGACGGATGTTTTTGATAATGTTTATGATAATGAGAAGTGGAATTTTGCAGTTCGCTTTAGACCAGAAAATGAGATGCTAGGTGATTTAGTTTTTTCTGGCTCTTCCGACGATTATAAAATAGAGTTTTACGGCGTTAGCCAAAGGTTCGGTACTGTCACTAATGAATTTTTATTAACCACTAACAACCTCACTAATGCATTTGGAAGAGAGTTTACGAACGCTCCAAAAAGATTATATGCTGGCGCACATCGTACTAACTTTACTGGCACATTGCTTCAGCCAACTGACGTAAAGGTTTCTAACCTAAGATATTGGTTTTCCTATCTAGACAACGATGTTATAAAAGATCACGCTACTAATATGTATGGCTATGGACCTGAGAGTCCATACAAAAATCAAAGCTATAATCTTCTTGCCCTATCTTCATCTTACATACCTTACTTAGAAACATTAGCGTTAAACTGGGACTTTAGAGTTGTATCTTCTTCCGCAGACGCCTCTGGAAGATTTTTGGTTGATGACTTCTCCTCGGGCTCTGCTGAACTCCGCAATAGATATGGATGGCTTGGAGCAGTTACTAAACAGCTTTATTCAGGTAGAGCAGACTTTTTAACTGCGAACGAAACCGATGTATGTATTAATGATTATATTTTTACTACCAAGAACAGGCTTCCTGAACAATTTAATAGCGATGATATGATCTCTATTGGAGAAGATGCAGATAAAGTTTTTACTAAAGACACCAGACCAGTAGATTATTTCTTTTCTATTGAAAGCAGTTTGTATCGAGTAATTTCTGAAGAAATTGTAAATATATTCGCTTCTGTTTTAGATTTTAACAATCTTATTGGCGAGCCAGTCAATAAATACAGAAAAAATTATAAAGATCTTGATAAGCTACGACAACTCTTCTTTGAAAGGGTTAGAAATGAACCGGACACAGAAAGATATTTTGATTATTTTATTCATGTAGATTCTTTTATACAACAGATGCTAGAGCAATTGATTCCTGCTTCTTCTAACGTATCCGATTCTATTTTAAACATTGTAGAAAGCCATGTATTAGAAAGAAATAAGTATGAGCACAAGTTTCCTTATGTAAAACAACGTGTCCCTCAAGCTCTTGAAGACCCAAGCTCTGTATCAGCCGCCGCCGCTTTAACTTTTGATTGGGAAAATTCCCACAACCCAGCAGCAACAAAACCAAACGATGAATCAGTGAATTGTTTTTATTGGAAAAATCTTGCCGACCGAGGCGGCGCAGCAATAACCTCCGGCGATACCACAATCGATTCACAAAGAAATACATTTAAAGATATTATTTCTTCTGCTTTGGTTCCTCTTAAAAACCAGCTTCAAGAATTGAAGCCACCAGTTTACATGTTCAAGAGCACCAAGCTTGATGACTTAGGTGGAGGACCAAATTTAAAATTTAATAATCTTTTTGGCTTTCACAAAGAAGCTATAAAGTTTAATAGCGATGATTATTACATTAAATTTCCTTTTTCCTCTATCGAACCACCCAAGAAATGTGACGAAGACAAAACCCCAGTAGAATTAATTAAAACTCCGTCTGTGTTGAAAGCAAGCACTGTAGTCAGAGGCGAAACTGTAGATTCAGGTGATTATTCAGATGGAGACGCTAATTTATTTTTACCTTTCACTATCTTCTCGTCGTCAGTCAGTACAGGATATCGAGGAGCCATATCCAGCGATATAAGTGCTTCTTTTGAAAATATGCACAGAGATGTGATAGGCAGAAATACTCAAAACCCGCTGCAAGGACCTTTTACTCAAAAATATGTCGGAGGGTTGCAATATAGACACGCACCTCTAAACTATAGTTCTTCAGCTAGATCGTTGGACACTCCGACTTCACGGGCAGAAGGCTGGTTCATACAAACTCCAATCGCCGCAGGCACCGAGTTAAGCCTCCTGAGCGAATCTTTCGGAGCTTCTGACCCTGTGGGCTGGACTAATGTAGGAAGTACCGCTACAGGACCTTCTGGGTGGATTCTAACGCATTCTGGACCGACTCCTTCTGTAGGAACTGGTCCAGATTCCGCATTTGACGGAACTTACTACGCTTATGCGGAAACTTCAACTCCAAATCACCCTGCCTCGGTTTTTGGTCTGGTAACACCCATGTTAGACGCAGATGATGTAGCAGGACCAGATTTCAGCGCCTCTTTTTATTATCACATGCACGGCGTAAATGTGGGTAATTTAAAAATTCAACATTCTCAAGATCCGTCTTTTTTGTCATCAGTCACCGATTTAACTGTTAACTGGGACGGATCTAACGCAACATTTATTGCTGGACAGCAGCAAGCTAATGCTACTGATGCCTACAAACAAGCAAAAATAGACTTGACTTCTTATGCTGGCACAGAATTTTATCTTCGCTTTCTTTATGCTGGCGGCATCACTTATCTTTCTGATGTTGCACTCGATGCTATTGAGATATCAGGTACTTCGGGCGGTTCAGTTTTCAAACTTTTAGACCCAGCTTACGACAATCCTGATAAAATGAGAGCGGTATATTATCGTGATGAAGTTGCGAAAAGACCATTAAATATAAAAAATATACAAATGGTAACTGGCTCCCCAACAGTAATAGGAAACTATTCTAACAATTATGAAGTAGTAAATATCCCTGGTAGAGATGTGAACAATCTTTGGTTTGTGCAGAACAGCGGCTCTGTAGCATCTTTAACTGCCCAATCAGAGTTCTTATCAGGAAATGTTGACTTTTCTTTAGCAAACCGCAACACTTTAAAAAATGGGAGCAAGAATAAAACTGTAATAGCAGAGCGTTTTTCAGCCCCAGGTGGACCTGAAGTCATGAGTCGCGGCTTCTTGGATGTTGCTTCAGAAACATATTCAGTTTATAATTGTCTTAACTATCGAAACTCCACAGTAAGAAACAACTTAAATATATGGGAAAAACATCATAGTATATGGGGAGGCTATGATGGAGTGTACGGAGCCCCAACGGCTTCATTCCATAAAGTACAAAGAAACACTGGTCTAAGAATTGAGTGGAGCGGGGCGAATTCAGTTAGTGATACTAATTTACGATATCAAAACGTGGTTACAGCATCTTACTATGATAATGGATTTATTTCTCACCAGATTCCTCAAACAAGTGCTGGATATGCTTGGATTTCAGGATCTCTTACTGGCTCTATAATTTGAAGCCCACAACTAATTAAATATACGATGAATAATGAGAACTTAACATTTTTAAGCGCAAGCAATCTTGGTAGTTATTTACAAGTCCCATCTCCAGGTACTCATTTAAGGTATTATAGTACCAATTTTACTAAAGATGGCTTTATATTTAACGACTTTGTTGGTTTAAACACAAACATATATGATCCGCTTGACGCAAGTGAAAGCCTTCTGGGATACCCGCAACAAACAGTGACTGATTTCCTTAATTATGATTACCAAGGCGGTCTTATCTACGGCTTATCTCTGTTGGCTGATGATGACTATCCTTTCCGTGCAGGCACTATCTTAAACGGACTTATTCACCATCGTCAAGGTCCCTACGGTTGGCCAACTTGGAAACAGATTAGAGGGAACGAACACCCTTTATCTCGTTACTGGAGAAAAAATAATGTGTTTTCTTATGGTCAAAAAACCTCTACAAACAAAGCAGTTTTTAGTAAAAATACAAATCAAGATAAATTTTCTTCTACTGATGTTAGATATCAAGAGATAGCCCCAGCCTTATGTTCTAGATATAAAGCCTTAGAGCACAATTTTATAGTTGAACAAGATCACAAAAACACAAATTTATTTTTAAAACATTCATATGGAAATATAGAATCTCATTATTCAAGCGAAAAAATTAATTTTTATTTGGTTTTCCCCGAGTCTTCTAATGAAAATATAAATCCCATATATGACGATCTTAAGAAGATTTATATTACAAAAGATTTTGCTTATAATACTGATGCTGAGAACCCCTACGGCAAACAAGTACCTTTTAAATTGTGGAAAAGTTTTATTTATTCTGAAAATGTCTTCCCTAGAGAGAGAAATTCTTATTTAGCTAAAACAAGAAAAAGAACAAAATACGCAGAAGTAGCAGGAACTGGACCTAATGGTTATGACAAGAGAGATTTTAGAACTTTCTGGAAAAGCTCCCTCATTGATAGAAACTTAAGAACTCCCCATGAAGCTATAAACTCCCAAGATTACACAGTTTTTGATATTTTAAGTGTCTGGTCATTAGACACGGACCTACCTACAGGATCAGATGGCTTTAGAGATGTTTTAGGAGAACTCCAGACTGGGCTTGGATATTACAGTACCCAGCAAACCGATTGGTCTTGGTGTCCATATACAGCTTCTATAGTGTTTCATCGCACTCCTATACAACACGGAGTTCCACCCCAAAGATTCGATCAGTGGACCTATAATGTCCCTTACTACGCTACAAATTTAATATCTTCTAAAAGTCCATTTTTTAATTCTTATGAAGATTTTATTGAAGATGTTAGAGGACTTGGAAAAGGGTATTCTATTATTCCAGAGTTCAAGATTTCAGATCATATGGATTATTATGTCAAGCAAAAGGACGGTAATTTTTTAGCTAAAAATGATAAGTTTTTATCTTTGCCAGGAGCCAATATAACATCTAGCGTCAATGTAGCCAACACTGAAGACTCAGGATTGAATGAACAATTCTTTTTAGATTACTCTAATAGTGATTTTATGAAATATTTTTCCAAGTTTGGCTCTGATCATAAAAAAGAAACAATAGATTCTTACAATTTCAAGGTTAAAGGAATAAAAAAATTGCTTCCTTACCGAGGTTTTTATCCTAGCGAGCGTGTCGTCCAGCTAGGAACTATTTTATCACAATCTTTTGGCGATCAACTGTCTGGAACCTTTGGTGATCGCGGTGCTGGATTCACAGTTAGTTCTGCACAGAACATTGCATTAAACGCATTTTTAAGACAAATAATAAGCCCTGGAGTTGTGTGCAACTCTTTGAAATCAGGCATCGCTGTTGATTTTCCTGCACTAACTGGAAATATTGGGGGTTCAGTTGCTATTGAATACGGCGTAAAACCTTCAGGGAACATAGGGTACTGGGTAAACAATTTTAATTATAGATTTCCCTTCGAAGCAGCCATCGAGCCTCATGCATATTTTCCTCCAACAGGGACTCAAGACCATAGTGTTCACATTGGCGAGCCTGTTAAAGTTGGAAGCAACATCTATCCAGCAAATACAACTTGGTTAGGTAGTTACTCCGAGCTATACACCATGGCTGCAAATAACTTTTTTGGAGAGATACCTAAATTTTTCTTAAAAGATCAAAAATTAACCACGTTTACATCGAATAGAGAATCAGAATTTAAAAGCGTTGAATCTGGAAAATCTTATTTTATGGATGTTATCTTAAAAAGAACTGATGATATGGTTTTATGTGAAGGGCAATACCAACCAACTTCTACTCCTTATACTGGATCTTTACAGAGAGGTTCTATTTATGGTCCACCAGTAAGTTCCTCTTGGGCAAATGATGTAAATGGCTCAAATCTTACCGATCCAGCTTATGCTGCATTTACTCCTCCATATTTTTACGAAGATTCTTTAGCTCGTATCTTATATATCCCTGCTTCTTCAGGACAACCCACACTTAGCGATATTCTCTCTCAAGCAAAAATAGAAACAGTATATTCTGGTTCATCTGTTTTCCTTGGGCTTAACGACACCGCTTCTAAAAACAAGATGGCAGTCTCTGCATCTGTAAACTTATTTCAAAAAGGAAAATCTTTAGAGACAATTTACGATGCTGCTGGTAATATCCTTGAGTATAGAGAATCGAAAGACTCTACTTTTGATTTTTGGTCTATTGGAACAAAGTTTGAATGCCCTAACATTAATTTTAGTGCGTCCACTGATTACCATAGTCCCTCTACAGGCAGGGGCTTGTGGGGCGGATATGGAACACTCCCCACTGGATCTACAGGTGTATTTTTAGAACTTAGAGAGTCTTTTAAAGAATTTGCAACAAACTCTATGCAATCGAATACAGGTTCTTTGATTGACGTGTGCGGATTTAAAGCTGCTAATAAGCGTGTAGGAACGGTTTCAGGAGATAAAACTATCTCTGAGGCAATAGTAGCTATCCCTTACATATGGGAAGATGATTTAAGTCCATCAGAGAAAAAGCTGACTGCTTCAACCTTCAAGTTGAACAAATCAACTAAAAAAAGATTTTTCTCTATTAGGAAAAATACACTTACTCGTGCTGTAAAAGATGCTAACAATGAACCTGATTCTCAAAAATGGAAAAGCCAATCTGTAACCGACATGGTTTTGAAAATGCGGAAATATAATTTACCCCCTCAGTTTGACTTTTTAGAATTTGACAGCAAAGCATTTTCTATGTATATTTTTGAGTTTGAGCACAAACTTACTCAACAAGATCTTTCGGATATTTGGCAGGGGCTAATGCCAGAAATATCACGAACCGCAGAGCTTCAAGGTTCTTCTATTCAGCACCCAGCAGGAAAAACAGAGTTCTTCCAAGGCAAAAGCCTTCCTAAATATACTCGCTGGATGGTTTTTAAAGTTAAGCGAAAAGCAGCTTCAAATTATCATGATTTGATAGATATGCAACAGAAAGATCCTAGAATTACTTTAAAAACCCACAATCAAGAAAAAAGTTTACCGTATAATTATAATTGGCCATATGACTTTTTCTCTTTGATTGAGTTGGCTAAATTGGAAACAGGTATTGAGTTTAAACCGGAAACAACTGAAACAAACATTATAGGCGTTAAGAGTAGCTAAGATGGAATTTTTTAATCAAAAAGAACAAGTAATAGATATCCAATTAACACAGTACGGCAAGCGCCGCCTAGCTGCCGGTAGATTTAAGCCTGCTTTTTATGCTTTTTATGATAAAGATGTCTTGTATAATTCTGAGTTTGGAGGCTATTCTGAAGTTCAAAACGATTCTGAAACAAGAATTAAAAGTGAAACTCCTCGCTTAACTGCTCAACATAATTTTATAGGAGCAGATACTCAGTTAAAAGAAATGACCATGATTGAATCAAAAGGCAATGAACTTGACGATCTAGTAAAAAAAGAATTACTTCAAGATGTCGAGAACAAGTTTTTTGCGGACAATACACAAATAGGTACAACAAAGCTTGACAATAGATATAATCCTAGTTGGGATATAAAATTTTATAACGATCATTTGATTAATGCTACGCTACAATCTACAGGTTCTGGTCAGGTAAAAAGAATCCCTCAACTCGAAGCAGAGCTAGTTTATAAAGCATACGCTACTAATGATATTGATAAACTAAACATTGATTTAGGCGAGAAATATTTTACGGCAGTAGAAGATTTTTTTGAATCCGAGATGGAATTTGATGATGGCTCTATATTATTTGTAAAAGATGACTTTATACTTTTAGGAATAGAGGAAAAGAATACTAATTTTTATAATGAAAATTTTGAAATAGAAATTTTTCTTGAAGAGTTAGATGCAAACAATAAAGTAAAATTAACACCACTTAAGTTTTCTATCGACGAGGAAGATTTATCACTTACTGTGGATCAATATCTTGAAATTGAATTTGATGAAGAGATAAGTGATGCTATTTTGTGTGAATATGTAAAAGAGGAAGACAAAAAATCGCTTTATGTAAAGCAGATATTTACTTGCCCCGATGAGGCTACAGATTTCCAAGAAATGGACATCTATAGCAACGATGATCTTGGAGACGCTTGCGAATGATAACCACGAATACAGATATCAATAGCTTTGCTGATAATTTTGTTCCATCTGTCTTTATCAACAAGATTATCATGGATACCCCTAATGTAAAAAAACAAAATGAAAGTTTATCTTTACAGATAGGTTGCTCAATGCCTGTTATTAAATCTACCCCAAGAGATCCAACTTTTTATACCGACGATAAGACAAGAGAGTTTATGACTATTAAAGTAGTAGCTTCTTGCGATGCAAATCAAATTGCGTTTTTAAAGACTTTAAATTCTTATCAATTCTGCAAAGTAGTAGAAAAATTAAACGATCTATATGTACATACTGTGGGTTTAGCAGACTTGCCTCCAACTTTAGAATCTTTTGAAAGTGTAATTAAAGATGAACAAGAAGTTTTCAATGTTGTGTTTTCTGCAAATTTAAATATAGAAAAAAACAACCTTAACGATGTTACCGTATTCGTAGTTCCTTTTTTAGACAAATCAAAAATTGAAAATAGTTTTTCTACTACGCTAGATTTAGATAATCTCATTTCTAGCGGAGGTCTCGCCAAATGCTATGGAAAACTTATAATAGAGGACGTAATAAAAGCAGGCAAAACCAAAACCGACGCGATTTACTATGAAGATGCTCAAGGGCTTCTGTGGCTTGGCGATATAACACTTAAGAATGATATTCCTATAAAAGTCACTACAAAAGGTCCAGGTGGAGATCTTACTGAGAAAAAAGTTTTTAATAGTTCTTTACATGACTATAGAGTTAAAAGACAGATAGAGGATACTTTTATAAATTTAACTGATTCAGTAAAGTTGTTTTCTACTAATAAAATGGGTGCATCAAACTTACCCCCTAATGTAGAATATACAGCCAAAGATTTCTCGAAAGATCAGAAAGCAAACAATCCAGTTTATTTTTCTAATGTTATGATAACCTCTAACAAAGAAGGTGATGTAAAGATCCTTTTTGCCGTCAATTCACGAGAACTTTTTTATCAATTGTCTAATTTTGGAAAACTTTGGGATAACGCTCTACCTGGGCAAAAAAACACCGTCTTACCTCGAAATGGAGATCTTTTCAAATCTTTAAAGCTCGTCCGCAAAAGAATAGAATCAGAAACAAACAACAATTTGTGGAATACCATAGGCAAAAGACCCGAGAAGGAAGAGTTGATAGCTATACTCGATGCACCTCAAGCCGAAAGAGGCTCTATAAAATCAATTAAAGTAAATCTTTTGGAACAACCAGAACAAGAGGAAAATTATTTTTTCTTTTCTGCGATAGATACAGAGATTTCTTCTAAAAATCACGGTTTTTACCAGTATGGGATTAAATTTGTATTTGAAGATAGAATAAAAACTCTTCTCGATTCTCAGTTAGATACTTTGTCTTCTTTTTATAAAAGCTTGTCGCAATACTATTGTGTTGCCTCTAACCCTGTAAACTACAACCTTTTATCTGACAAGTTTTCTTTAAGCTTCTCTGTAGATAATCAGAACGATTACTCTAATTTAATATCTAATGCTTTAGCAAATTTTATAAGCACCCATCAGTTACTTTTTGGAGGAGATTATAAACAAAAACAAGACATGGCTAAATTGTTGATAAATTTATCTTCTCCTGTAACCGGCACTCAGAAAGGTTTATTGTTGGTCTTGAATCTTTTTGAAAACTTAACAAACAAGTTATCTGGATTGCTAGGCGTTACTAATTTTTCAAGCCCTCAACCAGACAACACTACATCATATGCGCCACAAGGCATAAAGAGTGCTAATCAGAAACATTTTGTAGAGAAAGAACATTTTTTCGCTGAAGTCTATAATTCATACAATAGCTCAAAAAAAGGTTACGAGTTCCTCTCTCTCCCAACTGAAAGTTCAAATGAAACTTTTGGAATTACTATGCTTGATTACAACACCTATGAACAAAGAGTCAACTTTGAAACAAATAAATACTTCAAGTCTCTCGCAGGGACTTTTAATATTACTCTTTATCAAGATCAGAGCAACACCGACACTACAGTGTTCAAAGATTTAGAAACAAGTAAATTCACTTTTTTGACTCCGACACTGGTCTCGGCACCGGACGATACCACATATAAGTCAACTGGCGAAAACGGGGTCATAGACTATGGAAACTTAAACTTAGCTTATTTGTCTATACTCAAAGATAAACTTAGCAGCCTCGACCCGACCTTCAAAGTTTCAGGAAAAATGTTTACTAATTTAACTTTTGAAGAAAAAAAGCAAAAATATCAATTAAATGAAATTTTTGGTCTTAAAGGCGGATCGTATATTACAACAGAAGCAGAAGGTGTAACTTTATTTGATATGATGAATGATAATTCTCAGAACGCACCTTTTTCAACTAATAGCAGTGTAGAACTGCAATCTTCAGCATCTGTTCAGGAATTACCAGTTTTATCGCCCGAACAAATTGATGAGCCAAATTTTAATGATTCTTTATTTTTCTTAAGCTCAGTGCAGGAGAAAGGTGACATATCCAATTTTCATTCGTTTCTTTCAGCAATCAATGGTAAATATGACGCGGCGAAAGGACAGCAAAAGTTTTTAGTTAGCGCGATAGAAAAATTTATTCCTAACCAATATGTACACCTCTTGGCTCTTAACAACACTTCTAATTTATCTAATTCTTCAGACTTAAAAAACATATTAGAAGTTATGGGAGACCCCGCAGCGAACGATACAAATGCTCTAGAGAAATCAGACACTCTTGAAAAAAGCTTTGGTATATGGTTAAATTATTTTAATGTCGCCGCGATTGAATATTTAGCTGGCTTTGCAAACAACGAAACAAAAGAGCCTTATTTTAGACCTTTAACTGCCGACGCTTTTAATTCTATAAGATCTAACAACCAAGCAGTAATGTGTCGTATGAGAATTTATTATGATAATGATTTTCAGATTAAAGAAAACAAAGACCTTAATCTACCTACATTGAATAAGTACTTTATGATAGCTCCGACAGGCTTCCAAGGAATTACACAGCAAGCTAAGGTTCCTAACACTACAGCGGAAACAATATTTAAAATGGCACAACACAACACCACCATACTAAACGTTCCTACAATTTCTTTAAATTCTAACATGAGTGTTGATAGTATGATTATAGCAGCAGAAAATGCACCTGCAAAAACCGCGAAGCCGAGCGGAAGACAAGTACAAGATCAAGCTAGAACAAACAACACTACTACTACTCCAACCCCTGCTCGCGGCGGCGGCGGCGGAGGAGGATACTAATGTCTTTTTTTGATGATCCAAAAAACCCTAAGCTCCCCGGTGAGCCATTATTCCCACCACCTGCGGGCGCTACACCAGACGAAGCCAAAGCCGCCGAGAAGCCAGGTGAAGCTAAGAAACCAGACGCCGCAAAGGAAAAAGAAACTTTTCTTAACAAGCTATTAGGCGCTGATAAGCCAAAAAAATATACTGCTGCTGGTATAGATGAAGCGCTAAATGAAGCAGGCGGCGGCATCGGTGGCTTTAAAGATATTATAAATGATCTTAATCAGATGGATCTTTCAGTCATAGATTCAGATAAATACGGCTTGAAAGAATACTTAGATTTTGATCAAATACTTTCTAAACCTATTCCTTATGTTGGAAGTCTCTTGTTTGTCGAAGATGTAAACACTAACGTAGTAGAGGCTGCATTTGGGAAGCCCATAGATGCATTTAGAAGAGATATTGATAATTTTTGGACATCTAACAATCCTGATGGTCTAGATTTTGGTTTGATTAAAGTGCCCAATCCTGCTGCGAACCTACTAGATATAAACAACCCAGCTTTCACTGTACACAGTAAAGCTTTAGGTGAAGAGATTATTATGATGAAGAAGGGTCCGACTCTAGAGGAAGAACTTCAGCCAGGAAAATTAGGTAATGTTAAATATGAAAACTATGTTATGACTATACCACTCAATTCTTTCGAAAAAATATCTAAAGAAAAAAACAATCCTGCTTGGTTTGAAGAGTATCTTATTGATACCTTTGGTTTAAAGTTCGCTCCTTTTTATCCTGATCATAATTTTGTTATGGAGACACCAAATAACTCTATAGCAAGCGCTCATACTCATCAGGGTAACTTTGCTCAAGTAAAAGGAAATTACAACTTCTTGAACAGACAATATGAAGAATCTATTAATGATAAAACTGTGGACGAAAGATTGCTTCCTAACTTATACACATATATGACTGTCTTAGAAGAAAATGTGAAAATTTTAAGCTCTAATCTTGAGATGGGTCCAGTGCCTGGCGGCGGCGTAGCGCCTATTGGTGACCTCGCGTCTAAAAATATGTTTTTTAATCATCTAACATTAAATAAAGAAATAGAAGATTTTGATTTAAACGTTTACAAATATTTAGAGCCCGGTGCAAACAACGTTGAAAATGAAACAATAACGGAATATTTTGACTTATGGTCTCAAACTATAGAAAATTTTGTTCAGGAGGGCGAGCAGGTACAAGGGCTTCTAGATGATTTTAAAGCGTTTGTTTTTTCTGAAGCTAGTTACGAACAAGTATTCAAGCACAATTCTGCTGTTAAAAACTTTCCTATGAATGTCGAGTTGAATATGTCTACAGACATAAATAAAGACTTCTATAATCTATTAAAAGATACAGAAACAGCTAGAATGTTTGCTCTTGATGGGTTACAACAAGTAACATCAGAAGAAATTAATTTTATTGAGACTGAAGGAGATGGCTTTACAATAACACCTCCTAGAACGCTGTATGATTTTGAAGAAATAGTAAATTTAGCCCAGTCCAACGGCGTTACAAAGAATGATGGATACGTCTTTTTTGGCAAGCCTAAAACAACTTGGGGAAATAAGTTTATTGATGAAGCACTAGCTCTCGCATTAAAATCAAAAGTTATAGACCTGGTAAACACACGATCACGAACTTACGAAGATATTTTGAATGGAGTGCCTGCCTATAGTGAAACTTTATTTTATGAAATCCAAAAGTATACGTCCACTGTTGATGGTCAGTTGCTAGATTTAAAACAAACCTTCTTTCTTCCAAATGATAATGAAAAAATACTAGAACTTGTAGATACTCAAGTAAAATATAACAAGTATTATGTTTATAGAATATTTGCTCACAAAGCTATTGTTGGAACAAAAATATCTTATGATTTTATATCGGTTCCTCCTGCGGATGATGGACTCACTTTGTATTCCACTACGATAACAGCAAGACTGGAACCCAGCGTTAAAATAGCAAGAGTACCTTATTATAATGTTAATGAAACAATTCCTATATTAGGCGGTCTTGGTGGAGATGCTTTCTTAGTAGGCGGCGAACATTTAACTACAATTATTCTAGACAATCCTCCTTTGCCACCGCAAATAGAATTTTTACCCATAATAGGCAAACCGAGAGATATCATTATCAACATAAAAGACTCCAAAGGATCTATTAAAAACTTCTCAAAGTCTTTTGGAGCCATCGACGCAGCTAATCACTTAGCAATTCTAAAGCAGCAATATAAAAACGAATACAATGTTATAGATGAAAAGCTAGAAAATGTAAACCTTATGAACAATAAACTTTTCTTCTTGGCAGACGAACCAGCATTGTATTTTGAAGTTTATCAAACTCCTACCAAACCAGAGACCTATGCTGGCTTTTTAGAGTCAATTTACGCTGTTCTCGACGGTCCTAATAATTCTATAGGATTAAAGCTGAATTTCAATGAAAAAAGATACTTTACTTTTAGAACTATTGATTACCATGGTAATTTTTCTAATCTGTCGGAAATATATGAAGTAGAAATAAAAGAAAGCTCTGGAATAGCATATCCTGTGATAAAAGTACTAGATCTTGAAGATGAAGAGGAAAGAAGAATAAGAGAAAAAAGCGTTACTTCGCGATCTGGTAAGAGATTTGTTATGATTAAAGCAGCAGAACAACAAATACAGTTAGAAGAACCAGTAATCACTGGTTGGGCTGACGAGGGTCCAATGAATACAGAGCCTACAGCCGAGGATGTAGTTGTTCCATTTGGCGAACAAAATAATTCTGTATTTAATCCTAAAAATAAATTTAAAATTAGGGTAAAATCTAAAAAAACAGGTAAGATTGTAGAGATCAACTTAAGATGCAAGCAGAAATTGGATAAAATCTTTTATTAAAGAAAAACAAAGGATTACGAGATAAAACAACTATTTATAAAAAGTGCTTATAGTGTCTATTTATACAAGGAGATAATTTAATGGGTTTTCTAGACAACAGCGGTGATATCATTCTCGATGCAGTTTTGACCGACACCGGACGCTTCCGCCTCGCTAAAGGCGATGGGAGCTTTAAAATTACAAAATTTGCTCTCGGTGATGAAGAGATTGATTATTCAAAATACAACAAAAACGATGCCAGCGGCTCGGCTTACTACGACTTAGAAATTATGCAAACACCAGTTCTAGAAGCTTTTACCAACAATGCTTCTAGCATGAGTTCTATGTTGATGTCTATGACAAGAAATAACTTACTTTACTTGCCTATTCTTAAATTAAATGAAGTCTCCCAGCAAAATACTAGATATTCAACTGGGGAGGTATTTGTAGTGGCTGTTGATCAGGCGACTGAGACACAAATTCAAACCGATGCTTCACCTAATAATTGGACCCAAGGAGTCATCGCAGGACAAACAGGCGGCACTTTCAGCACTAAAGTTTTAGTAGAGCAAGGATTAGATACAACAGAAATATCTGATTCAATTGCTTTAGATCCAGATTTAGTAGAGACTCAATATATTGTCGAAATGGACAACCGCTTTGGTAAAATTCGATCTGTAACCAACGGCGGCGGCGGCTCGATTGCTAGCCCATCTTATATTGATGATGATAATGTTGCTAGTTACTACTTTTCTTCAACCAGAAATGGAGATCTAGTTTTAACAAACTGGAGGGATAAAATTAATCCGAATGTAGCTACTGTCGATCCTAACTTGAAAGCGATTCGTGGACCTAAAGGAACTCGTTTAAAATTCATGATTGCTTCGACGCTAGATTTGTCAACTAGCTCTTATTTATTTAGTACTCTCGGAGGAACCGGATTTACTATTGGATCAACGTCATACAATTTTATTGATTCTATTATAAGAGTTGTGGGCGGCACAACAGGATACACACTGGATATCCCAGTCAGATATATTAAGAAACCATAATGAGGAACAAAAATGGCTACCACTTTTAAGACACTTACAAATAATGATATCACAGCAACTAGAACTCTTTTGCACGAAGCAATCCCTCTTACTGGATCAATTGTTTCTGGTACTTACAACTTGGGACAAACTCTAGCTTTAGGTTCGGCACAAAATATCAAAACTTATTCCCATGGAATGTTTCAATCTGTTTACGATTACCCTTACTTAAGTTCCTCTGCTAACCATATCTTTGATATTACACTGGGCTACTCTAACCAGTCTAAACTTAGTGGGACAGCTAATACTCAAAACACTAAAAAAATTAATCTTTATAATCAGCTAGGTCAAGTTCTAGCAGGGTACGACGCCACCGGCTCTATTCTAAGATTTGATGAAGATGGGAACATCGTCGATGGCGGGACAAAAATTAATGAGTGTTTCTTCTTAAACTTTTCAAGACTCTTAAATAAAGACGAAATTAAGAAAGGTTCGTTTAGCCTTCAGTTCGGCGTTCACGCAAGTTTTGATCAAAGTAGAGTTACAACATTCGACAAGTTAATCACAATTCAAGATTCTAGTGGATCTGACGGATACAAAGTTAATTCACCTGCTGGAGAGTATGGAATTCTATTTGCAACGGGCTCAAATGATGCTCAAGGTCAAGTGGTTAAAGGTGCAGGTAAAGCCACTGAAAGTGGACTCCCTTGTGGTCTGATCTATTACCAGGCAGGTATAGCAGTCATTTCAGGTTCTGTATTTGGTGATGAAGCTGACGGCGGTATTTTGAATAACTCTGTCGGGACCAACACTATTGTTGCTGGTGCCGCCGCCACAGGATATAATTCTGTAACTTCTTCTAATATTGATACCATATCAAATGGAGTCAGAAATAGATTCTATAATCTTTCTTATAACAACACAACCGAACTTAACTCTACTATTTATTTCTGTAGAGCAAATCATAATGATTTTAACTACAGTGCTAACCCAACCTATCTCTCAGAAAGCAAATTAAGAGTCAAGAACGTTTCGACTGATTCTCCTGTTTCTTATATTACAACAGTTGGTCTTTACTCGGCAGACAATGAGCTTCTTGCAGTAGCGAAACTTTCGGAACCTCTCAAGAAGAATCCTGAAACAGAGTTAACTTTGAGAGTGAGATTGGACTACTAGGCGTTATGTTATGGCTTTTTACAGATTTGGACCGAACGATGTTTTTGTTAGCAGTGTAAAAACTTATCCAAGCACAAATTTTTTAATTTATTCTGGCTCTTATTATTACAATAACAAAACCACGAATTCTGGTTCTTTTTCTAATCCTATTCGATGTGTCCCGCAAGGATACATTAGTCTATACGAATTAAATGTAGATAGGAATGCAGCAGAAACAGGATTTATCTATCCTTTTATTATTAAAGAAAGTTCTTTGGATAACCTAGTTTCAGTGGCTACAGGTTCATTTGATGAAACTGAATACGGCGGGCTAATCACTGGGAGTTATCCTATGTCTGCTTCTATAACAAGAACTTTTTACCCCCCATACACCGGAGTTTCTTTACCAGTTCCTGATACCACAGCGTCATACAGACCTCATGTTATGGCTTTAAAAAATGCTACTAATAGTTATCTTAATTTAAGCCCTCAATACCAATATTCGGCATCTTCTGAAAACATACTTGGTGGATGGAATAAAGATGTCCAAGATATTAACATGATTAACGTACCCTCTATTTTTTATGGTTCTTCTATTAAAAAAGGATCAGTAGAACTTAAGTTTTATGTTAGTGGCTCACTGATAGGTCACCTTGTAGATACTTATGAGAATGGAGAACTATTACAATACTCCTCATCTTATTCTGGTAAAGATGGACAATGTGCCGGAGTCGTTCTTTATGATGAGGGGATTATTTTGTTAACTGGTTCTTGGGATCTGTCACGCCACCCAGAAGAGTATCTTAACACTGCAACACAGTATTTCCCTCGATGGACTTATTTTGGCGCAACAGGCTCTGCTACTTATGATTTTCTTAAAGAATCAAGCTATACCTTGAATTTTAAAGGTGTTGAAAAAATTCCAAACATTACAATGCTTGCCCACGCTCCAAAAAACAAGCTCAACAACTCCACTAATCCAACTTTTGTCGACAAAAACGATTACACTGTTAGCTTTGTAACTTCTTCATTAAATTATAAAGAATATGATCAATTAGAGATTAAAAATATTGTAAAAAGCCCTTATACTAATTACACTGCAAGTTTTCAAAGAGAAGTATACATATCAGAGATTGGTATATATGATGAAGAAGAAAACCTTATTGCGATTGCAAAATTAGCAAATCCAATCAAGAAAACGGAAGAAAAAGATTACACGTTCAAACTAAAGGTAGACATTTGATTTTAGGCTTAGATGTGAGCACAAGCATCACAGGAATAACAATACTTGAAAAAGACGGAACTCTTGTTTATAATGATTCTTGGGATACAAGAAAATATAAGAGTTTCTTTGAAAAAGTAAAATATGTTGAAGAACAAGTTATACATCTTAGTAAATTTTACGGAGAGTTCGAAAGAGTATTTATCGAAGAATCTCTCCAGTCTTTCAGGTCTGGATTCTCCTCCGCAAAAACTCTGTCAACTCTCGCTCGTTTTAATGGGGTTGTTTCATGGCTTGTATATAGAATACTCAAGACAGAGCCAGAATACCTAGCAGCCACATCAGCTAGAAAGCTATGTGGTATTAAAGTTCCAAGAGGAACTAAAGCAAAGCAAGTTGTTATTCAACATATTTTAGATAATGTCCCAGAAATTCAAATAGAGTATACAAAGCAAAACAACGTGAAGCCTCATTGTTATGATAAGGCAGACAGTTGGGTTATTGCTAAAGCAGGACTTATTCAATGTCAGCAGGAAAGAAAACAGCAATCATAAGGGAAGTCTTTGGAGACTGTTATGGCTCCGGCTCCGAAATGCTGTTTCACTGTCCTAAATGCGAACACCACAAACGCAAGCTCTCTATCAATATAGAGAAGGATGCTTGGAAATGTTGGGTTTGTGATTGGTCAGGACGAAACTTAACCAAGATTGTGCGCCGCTATGGCGACCTCTATAATAAGAAGAAGTGGTCCGAACTTGTAAACAAAGTCGATCTTGCTTCTTTTGAAGAAAAGATGTTTGCTGTCGAAGAAGAGGAACCAGAACAAAGGGTCGAACTTCCAAAAGAGTTTAAGTCACTCGCCAATAAAATCGTCCCCCGTTCATCCGGTACAGCCCTTCGCTATCTCCGCGATAGAGGAATAAAAAAAGACGATATTATAAGATGGAAGATTGGCTACTGCGAAGACGGAGAATTTGCCAAGAGAATCATCATCCCATCCTTTTCCTTAAATGGTCATAGCAACTACTTTATTGCCCGCTCCTACGATGGGCATTGGAAGAGATACCTAAACCCCAAGGCATCCCGTAACATCGTTTTTAACCACCTTTTCTTGGACTTTGAGGACGATCTAACCATTGTTGAAGGAGCATTCGACGCAATCGTAGCAGGACCTAACGCAGTTCCTCTACTAGGTTCAACTCTCCGTGAATCATCCAAGCTATTCCACGAGATTGTAAGAAACGATACAACAGTTTACATGGCGCTCGATCCCGACGCAAGATCCAAAGAACACAAGATAATGGAACTTTTGTTAAAGTATGGCGTTCAAGTATACAAAGTAAACTTAAATGATTACAACGATGTAGGAGAAATATCTCCCGAGGACTTTAAAAAAAGAAAGGAAAATGCTTCTTTTGTAGAGGACAAATTCTATTTATTAATGGAAAAGACGCTTAGTCTTTAACAAGGGAGACAATTAAAATGACGCAAGTAGATGGAAACGCCACTATTCAAGGCGATGTAAAACTTCAGTATAAAAGTGATGTTTATTCACCACCACCAGTAGTTTATTTGAGGATGAATGAAGGCACCGGCACAACAGTCGGAGACTCTTCAAAAGCAGGCAATGATCTTGACGGAGAACTAGGAGGCTCTGCCTCTTGGTCCACGGTTTTCAAGAACGGACCTTACGCTGTTGAGTTCGATGGTGATTCTGATTACATTGATATGGACAACGATACAGCCTTAGCTCCATCTACTGCTTTTAGCATTTCTTACTGGGTAAGAGCAAATTCTTTTACCGGATACACCAGAATGGTTTCTAAATACCCAACCGGAGCAGGTTCACCCTCTTATTCTTATACCATTCTTACAGGCAACGGCACAGGACAAGTTAGATTCTTTGTTATGCAGGCGTCTAACACTGGTTCTGGAACTGTTGTTATGACCGACAGCGCCGAGTTGACGGTTGACACTTGGCACCATGTTGTGTGTACTTATTCCGGTGCAAATACAAGAATGCGTGTTTATGTTGATGGAGCATTAAAAGATGTTACCCGCACAGGAACAGTGCCCTCTTCTATAAATCAAGGTACAGCAAAGTTGTCTTTAGGAGCCAATTTGGCAGGTTCTATCGCAAGTCGTCAATATTGGGATGGCTACATGGACGAATTCTCTCTTTGGAATGTAGAGCTAACAGCAGATCAGATTTCTTATGTTTACGGCAACGGCGTCCCGCCAGATCTTTCTGTTGGAATTCCATAGGCTTTAAGAAATAAACTAACTATTTATAGAATACGGAGAGTTTCTATGAAAATCACAAAAACCAGACTAAAAGAAATCATCAAAGAAGAAGTTCAGAAAATCATTGAAGGCAAAAGACCGCCTGGAATGAGAAAAAGAACCATGAAAGATCTAGACGATGAAGCAAAAACTAGAGAAACCGATTTCTTAAAAAAGAAAAAGGATGAAAAGGAAGAAGAAGAGCTTGACGAAATGTCTGCGATGTCAACTGGAGCAGTTGTAACCTCGCCTAAAAAAGAACCTCTCGAAGAAGAAGATGGCTGGGACGAGCCTCACGTTTGACCCGACGAACTTAAATGGCCAGGTGGGTCAGAAGTCGTAAAAAAACAAAAAGCTCGCAAAAAAGCCAATCAGAAAAAACCTGAATAACTCAGCCCTTGAATAACTGCAAATAGTGTTTATAATATACGCATGAAGATTGCACACATTTCTGACATTCACATTCGCAACTATCGCTATCACTACGAATACGAGCAGGTGTTTGAACAACTCTATGCAAAACTAGAGGAACTAAAACCTGACCTTATCGTAAACACAGGCGACACTGCACACACTAAACTTAACCTTAGCCCGTCTTATTTTGATATGGCGGTTAGAATGTTTGAGAGGCTGGCTGATATTGCCCCCTATCACATTATCTTGGGGAACCACGATCTAAACCTTCGTAATCTTTCCAAGATTGATGCCGTTTCCCCCCTTGTTGCGGCATTAAGCCATCCCGATATTCACTTCCACAAGTATTCTGCGGAAGTGGATATCGGAAATGGTTTCTGTTTTCATGTGCTATCTATTGTGGACGAGGAAAACTGGACTCTTCCCACATCCATGGATAAAGTCAATATCGCTCTTTTCCACGGCTCAGTAGCAGGCGTTAAAACGTCCACCGGGTGGACGATGACGCATGGGGATATTAGCTTAGATCGTCTCACAGAGTACGATTATGTCCTTCTTGGTGACATTCACAAGCCTAATCAAGAGTTGGATAAAGAAGGGCGCATACGTTATGCAGGTTCTCTTGTGCAGCAGAACTTTGGAGAGTCAGAAGAAAAAGGATTTCTTCTATGGGACATCGAAGATGTTGATAACTTTAAAGTAAAACATTACGCGCTTGAGAACCCTAAGCCTTTCGTGACTATCAATCTTACCAAGAAAGGCAAGATTCCAAGCAAAGCCAAAATTCCCGAAGGATGTCGCCTGCGCCTGGTTTCAGAAGCCAACCTTCCTATGGATGTAATCAAGCGCACCATTGAGCTTGCTAAAACAAAATACAACCCAGAAACAACCAACTTCTACTCAAAGGTTGTAGGGAAGAGAAACAGCGAAGATGCGATAAACACTGTGTTTAAAGATGATTTGCGAAGCGTAGAAGTTCAAGAAGGTCTTATACAAGATTATTTAAAAGACTATGAACTTGAAGAAGAGACGCTACAACAAATCTTTGCCTTAAATCAGAAGTATAACAAACTTGTCACAGAGGAAGAAGAAATAAGTCGCAATGTCCATTGGTCTGTAAAGAACTTGGAGTGGGACAATCTTTTCAACTATGGCGAAGGAAACTCTATTGATTTTAACAACTTAGAAGGAATAGTTGGTATTTTTGGAAAGAACTTTTCAGGAAAATCTTCTATTGTTGATTCATTCCTTTATACGCTTTTCAATACAACTTCCAAAAACGAAAGAAAAAATCTCAATGTTATTAATCAAAACAAAGAAAACGGTAAAGGTTCTGTTGCAATTGATATTGGAACAGACACTTATCACATTGAGAGAACAAGCGATAAATACGAAAAGAAGCTTAAAGGCAGTATTACGACCGAAGCCAAGACAAACATTGAGTTCTACAAGGTAGATAACCTTACAGGTGAAGAAACGCCGCTCAATGGAGATACAAGAGCACAAACAGACAAAAACATTCGTTCTGTCTTTGGCTCTATTGATGATTTTCTTTTAACTTCTATGGGCTCACAGATTGATTCTCTTGCTTACATTAACGAAGGCTCCACAAAGCGTAAAGAAATCCTTGCGAAGTTTCTTGACTTGGAAGTCTTTGAGAAGAAGTTTAAGAAAGCAAAAGACGATGCTGCTGATTTAAGAGTAGCTATCAAGAAAATGAAGGACAGAGAGTTTGGAACAGAACTTAAAGACAAAAGAAAAGAGCTTGCTATAAACGAAGCAAAGATTGACATCCAGAAAAGAGAAGCAGGACAAATCAAAGAACAAACACAAGAGTTTCAAGAAAGCGTATCCACTTTGAAGACAAAGATAGGCTCCATTCCAGATGAAATAATCGAAATCCAAGAAGTCTTGGAAGAGATAAAAGAAAACAAGCAACAACTTCAAGGTATTTCTAGTAAAGAAAAAGAATACATGGATGAAATTGCTGAAAAGCTTGAGTTTATCAAGAAGTTTGAGGCTTTCCAAGATGTATTTAACATTGATGAGGCTCTAAAAAATAAACAACTTGGCGAGGACCTTGGCTCAGAGATTGATAGTTTAATGCGAGATGTAGAAGTTTTGGAGCTTAAGTTCAATAATCAGTCTAAAAAAGCATCTCTTTTAAATGAAGTTCCTTGTGGTCCGAAATTTTCCTCGTGCAAGTTCATTAAAGACGCCTATGACGCATCTTCGAAGGTAGAGAATACCAAGGTGGCTTTAAAAGAGCTAAGGATGTCTAAGGGGCGAAAACAAGCCGATTTGATTGAGCTAGATCATGAGAAGAATAATGAAAGAATTGAAAAGTTCACAAGAGCAAAAGAAAGAAAGAATAAATACGAAAAACAAGTCAAAGATATTAAACTAGACATTGAGAGAAATAAGATAAAATCTCTTCAAATTAACAACAATCTCAATGACTTAATAGAGAAAAGAGAAAAATACGAAGACAACAAAGAAGCTATTGAGAACCTTCAGCTTTTAATCAAAGAAAAGAAAAAACTAGAAAAGATTATCGATACAAACAACAAGGCAGTAGAGAAATCAGCCGAAGGTTTATTAGAGCTTTACAAAAGAAATGGCTCGTTAGAGCAACAATACAAACAAATCGAGTTCGAGCAAAAAGAATACGAGACTTTGAATACAAGTTTCTCCACTTATGATTTATACATGAAGTGTATGCATTCTAACGGCATTGCTTATGCCCTAATCAAGCAAAGCCTTCCAATCTTAAACCAAGAAATACAAAAAATCTTGTCTAATGTGGTTGACTTTGAGGTTATGTTTGACAATGAGGACAACAAGCTCGACATTCTAATCAAACATCCAAAGTATGATTCTCGCCCTATTGAGATGGGTTCTGGGGCTGAAAAGACAATAACGGCTATGGCTATACGCTTGGCGCTCTTAAATGTTTCCACACTTCCTGTGGGCGACATTATGATTCTTGATGAACCAGGAACAGCCCTTGATGAAGAAAATATGGAAGGGTTTATTCGTATCTTGGACATAATTAAGAATGAGTTTAAAACAATTTTTCTCATTTCACACCTAGAAGTCTTAAAGGACGTTGTAGATAAGCAAATAATCATTAACAAAGAAGATGGTTATGCTAAAGTGAACGAATAAAGGAGATAAAAAAATGGAAAAAGTTAAAGCATTTTTAGATACAATGATAGAGAAAGCAATTAGCCGCAAGTTCCTTGCTTGGGTTACAGCAACAGTCTTGGCTGCTTATAGCCACATTGATTCTGGCGATTGGGTCGCGGTGACAACAATGTACATCGGCTCAGAAGCTCTTGTAGACCTAGCAACACGCTGGAAACACGGAGCATGAAATGAAACTCTTTTTTAAAAAAGTGTGGACTTGGACCAAGAAACACTGGTATTATCCAGTTCTTGGTCTTCTTTTTATCATCTTACTTATTATTTGTCCATTCTGTGGAGGAAAAGATAATAAGATTTTACAGATGTTCCGCGCTAGCAAAGAAAGCTATAAAAAAGAAGTAGACGTTATCAACAAGGCGGAAGAAGATAAAAACAAAAAGAAAGACGAACTTTACCAAAAGTATCTTGATACAATGAAGAAACTTACCGAAGAAAGTAAAGTGGACATGGATCAGCTTTCTAAGGAAAAGAAAAAGAAAATGGACAACATGGTAAAGAAGTATAAAGGTTCGCCAGATGACTTAGCTAAGGATTTAAGCGAAATGCTTGGAGTGGATTATGTGGAGTAAGGTCTTATCTATCTTATTGAGTGTTGTTTTAGTTTGTCTTTCCTTTGCTGCTTATGCAGGCGAAGCAGACCCAGATGATAGCCTCATAAACGATGGGAAGGTCACAGTGCTTTCACAGGGCGCAAAAGCCCCCTTTACAGGTATTCTATTCGACATTCCAGCCGCTACAAAGCTAAAACTTGATAAAGAGTTTGCTCAGAAAGAGTTTGAACTAAGGCTGGATTTAGAAAAAAGACTTTTAACCACAGAACATAGTCTAAAGCTCGGGATAGTTCAGACTAACTTGGATTCATTAAAAACTAAACACGATACTCTTATGAAGATAAAATCAGAAGAGATAGATAGGCTACAAGAGATAATCAAAGACAATCCTAACGATTGGAACCAAATTTGGTTTATCGGAGGCATCGTCACAGGTTGTCTTCTTTCACTTGGAGTCTATTACGCAGCAGTTGAGATTAGCAAGTGAAAGAAGAAGACCCCAATTATGTCGTCAAACTAGAGAAAGCTATTGCTGATAAATACGGCAAGGAAGCTATTCAAAACCCTAAGTCTGGCTGGACACCCGAGAAAGAAAAAGAATATATTGAGCAAGTAAAGAAAATCCAACAAAAGAGAAACCAAAAAGACGAAGCATCAGAAAAGGTTGAAACTAATGGGTTTTTGATCAATAAAAAACTACTTAATAGAGAACAAAAAAGAAACTGTCCTGTTTGCGAAAGTTATTCGCTAGAAATGAAAGATGATGTCTATATGACAAAATTTGAATGTTGTTTTAAATGCTATATACAATATGTAGAAGATAGAGAAGAACGTTGGAAAACAGGATGGCGTCCAAACACAGGAGATAAAAATAATGTCTAGCAAAGAAGATTTAGAAGTAATCAGAGCAATTGGTCAAGCAGCAGCAAATGCTTATGACGGAGCTTTAGATGATAAAGGCGAGCCCATCGTAGTAGGTCTTTCCAGAGATGTAGGAAATCCCACCCTTGACAGCCGTATCGTAGACGGATTTAAAGTTAAAATGGTAGGACAACAACTCATGATCTCCTATCAATCCGATGTATTTTTAAAAGATGTCCATGATAAGAATTTCGAAAACGATCTTGAACGAAAAATGGGAGACATTGCTTCTTATCTCAAGAAAGAGTTTAAGAAAATCACTAAAAAGGCACTTAACTTAAAATCTCTCGGCGATGTGGACGCACTAGTCCAACAAACATCCCGCGTTCGAGTGTTTGTTGTCGCTACTAAGAGGTATGAGGTTGGTAATCTTTCCAGCGTTGACGCTGTGGAGGGAGATACGACACTGAAAAACACCACCCGCAACTTCCAAGATTTCCTCGCAGAAGGTGCATGGAAAGTTTAGTAGACAATATAGCCAAAAATAATGTCATATAAGCTTACCAAAAAAGAAATACTAACTGAGATTGTCAAAGCGGGAAAAGAGCCATCTTACTTTATTAATAACTACGCAAAGATCCCTCATCCTTTGCGCGGCTTGATACCTTTTAAGCTCTACGACTTTCAAGAGCAATTGTTACATGATTTTAATGATCATCGTTTTAATGTAATTTTGAAAGCAAGGCAGTTAGGTATTTCCACTATTTCTGCTGCGTACATTGCGTGGTTGATGATGTTTCATCGCGACAAGAATATTCTTGTCATTGCTACAAAGTTTGGAACCGCAGCTAATCTTGTAAAGAAAGTAAAAGCTATTATCAAGTATCTTCCTCCATGGATGAAGATCGCTAATATTCACATTGATAATAGAACTTCTTTTGAACTTTCTAATGGTTCTCAGATTAAAGCTTCTTCAACTTCCGCAGATGCAGGTCGTTCAGAAGCTTTATCTCTTTTGGTTGTTGATGAGGCTGCACACGTTGATGGTCTAGATGACCTTTGGACAGGTCTATATTCTACCCTATCAACTGGTGGACGTTGTATCGCCCTCTCTACACCCAATGGTTGCGGTAACTGGTTCCATCAGACTTACATCAATGCCATAGCAGAAAAAAATGACTTCTACCCTACAAAGCTAATGTGGGATGTTCACCCCGAACGTGACCAAGGGTGGTTTGAAAAAGAAACCAGAAACATGTCCAAAAGACAAATCGCCCAAGAATTACAGTGTAATTTTAATATGTCGGGAGAGACTGTATTTCATTCAGACAACCTTGCGTATATAGAACAGACAATAAGAGCGCCAAAACATAAAACTGCTTTTGATAGAAATTTCTGGATTTGGGAAGAACACCAGCAAGACTCCACTTATCTCATTACAGCGGACGTTGCAAGAGGAGACGGAAAAGATTATTCTACATTTCACGTTGTAAAAATAGAAACAAACGAAATTGTAGGAGAATACCAAGGAAAGTTAACACCAGACATTTTTTCTGGTATACTTTATGATGCTGGAAAAGAATACGGTGACGCAATGATTATCGTTGAAAATCTTGCCGCAGGACATACAGTGCTAGACAAGCTAATCGAAAGAGAATATCCCAACGTTTATCATTCTTATAAATCTACACACGAGTATGTTGATCAAGTAACAGCAGAATATTCTAATAGCGCTGTAGCTGGCTTCACAACCTCTAGCAAAACTCGCCCTCTAATAATCGCAAAAATGGAAGAATTCATTAGAAATAAACTACTTACGATATATTCGACAAGATTACTTGAGGAGATGAAAACATTCATTTGGCACAATGGTCGCCCGCAAGCCATGAGAAAGTATAATGATGACTTGGTTATGGCTTGTGCAATAGGCTGTTGGGTAAGAGATACAGCATTCGAAACCAACAAAAGAGAACTAGAATACAAAAAAGCATTTCTTGATTCTATGATAACTACCAAAAAAGAAATCAATACAACAATCCCAGGAATGCAAGGATACAAATCAGTAACAACGCAAAACACGGCTAAACAATACAAAGACTATAATTGGCTTTTAAAAGGATAGTAAATGGCTCGCAAGAAAAATACAAGGAACCCTCAAAGTAATTTATTTAAACAACTCACTCGTTTGTTCTCGGGTCCTATAACAGATTATAGGAGACAAAACCCCAGGAAAGAACGCAGACGTCAGCTAGACAAGTACAGTTTTCAATCTGCGGGCGGATTAGAGTTCAAAAAAAGCGCTTATGACCCCTATAAGAACCTTGGTGCTAACTTCTTTAACAATCAAAGCCGTATGGAAAGATACATAGATTTTGATCAAATGGAATATTCACCAGAACTTCATTCAGCATTGGACATTTATGCTGATGAAATGACAACTTCTAATGAGTTTAGCCCTCTTCTAGGTATCGCTTGCCCAAACGAAGAGATACGCTTTACTCTTGAGAATCTTTATCATAATGTTCTTAATATTGATTTTAATCTTTTTGGTTGGTGCCGCACAATGTGCAAATATGGAGATTATTTTCTTTATCTTGATATCGATGATGATACAGGGATTAAAAACGCTATTGGTCTTCCAGCCAAAGAAATTGAGCGTCTAGAAGGTGAAGACCCAGACAATCCAAATTATGTTCAGTTCCAATGGAACTCAGGCGGTTTAACTTTCGAAAATTGGCAAATGGCTCATTTTCGTATTCTTGGAAACGATAAACACGTCCCTTACGGTACGTCTGTCCTTGATCCTGCCCGTCGCATTTGGCGACAGCTTACGCTTCTTGAGGACGCTATGATGGCTTATCGTATTGTCCGAGCCCCAGAAAGAAGAGTCTTCTATATTGATACTGGTAACATTTCTCCTGAAGATGTTGAACAGTATATGCAAAAAGTCATGACGCAAATGAAGCGCAATCAGATTGTTGACCCCGACACAGGTCGAGTTGACCTTCGCTATAACCCTATGTCTGTTGAAGAAGATTATTGGGTGCCGGTACGAGGGAATACCAACACACGAATTGAAAACCTACCAGGCGGCACATACACTGGCGACATTGATGACGTAAAATATCTACGCGATAAACTTTTTAGTGCTATTAAAATTCCTGCATCTTATCTTTCCTCAACGGACGATGGAGGTGAAGATAAGACAACACTCTCGCAGAAGGACATTCGTTTCGCACGAACGATCCAGCGTCTTCAAAGAGCCGTTATATCTGAGCTTGAAAAGATTGGAGTTATCCATCTTTATACTCTTGGTTTCCGAGCAGAAGACTTGATCTCTTTCTCTTTGACTTTAAATAACCCATCTAAAATAGCAGAACTACAAGAACTAGAACATTGGAGAACAAAGTTCGATGTCGCTTCTTCTGCAACAGAAGGATTTTTCAGCAAGCGCTGGATTTTTGAGAATTTGTTTAATATGTCTCATGAAGAAATAAACCGCGTGCAGAGAGAAAAGTATTATGATAAAAAATACGACACTGCTCTTGAAGGCACAACAGAAGAAGCACTCGGCGGTGGGGCTGGAGGAGCCGGTGACGCTTTCGATACAGGCGGTGAGGGAGATCTATTTGATACCGAAGGGGGTGATGACTTAACTGATGCTGCTGACACGCCTGATTTGGACGCACCTGAACCCGAAGCCCCCGAGCCCGAAGAAGCCTCCCCTGCCGGAGGTCTTATAACAGCCCCAGGAAACAGAGACGATAAAAACTACAAAGTAACGGCTGTAGATCCCATGGGAAATAAAAAAACTACAACCACAGCTTCTAAAGGTAACTGGAATACTCCCGTAAGTCATGACCGCCGTACCTCATCCGGTCCCCGTAAAAGACAGATTAAAGCTAAAGGCGATATACCACAACCAATGAAAAGTTTAGCTAAAGGTATAGTCGCAGAAAAACTTGCTACTACTTATAAAAGGGAAGAAGAACTTTTGTTCCAAACAAAACAAAGCATTGATAATCTAATAGCTGGATTGGAGAGTAAGAAAAAAGATGAAGTTTAAACATAACAAAAAAAGAAATACTGCTTTTGTATTTGAAAGTTTAGTAAGAGAAGTCGTCAAAAGCGTCATTGCAGAAGACCTAAGCCGTAAAAACAAGATCATTAAAACACTTAAAACATTCTTTAATAAAGATACAGAGCTTTATAAAGAGCTACAAATCTATAACTCTATTCTTGAAACAAGAGAAATGGAAAAAGACATAAAAGAAAAAGTCATTAAAGAAGCAAGATTTCAGCATTCGAAACTCAACAAAGATAAAATCTTTCAATCCCAAACAGCGCTTATCAATGAAATCAACAAGAACGTAACAAAAGATCTTTTTAACAACTTTGTCCCTAACTACAAGAACTTGGCTACAATCTACAACTTTTTAAACTTAGATGTCGCTCCAAAGAAGAAAGTTATCTTAGAGAACAAACTTGTAGAAGAACTTAAACAACTCGAAGAAGAAAAGAAAACTCCCACCGATAAACTTACTTTTAAAGTCTTTATGAAGAAATACAATGAAAAGTATGGGACTGGACTTCTTAACGAACAAAAAACACTTCTCAACAAATACATTACGTCCTTTTCGGACAATGGCTTGGGACTAAAAGTCTTTCTCAATGAAGAAGTCGGTCGTATCAAGACAAAACTCAAAGAAACTCTTGAAACAGAATTCGTAAAAGAAAACAACGGCATTAAAGAAAAAATCTTAAAAGTCACAGAGGTTGTTGAATCTCTAAAAAACCAGCCTATCAACCAAGATGTTCTTAAGAATATTCTTAAAATACAAAACTTGTTAAGCGAGATGGAACAAAATGACTAAAGAAATTAATGTAACATTAACTCCAAAGAAGCTTGTTGAAGTTGAATTAAATGTAAAAAAGTCTTTAGACGGAAACATTATGATTTTTGATCATAAGGATATCGATATTGTTATCGTCGCTGAGAGTAACAAGGTTGTTACTTTCCCAAAAGGACAGTACTCAAAACATGTTTATCCAACACAAGATAAGCTTTTCAGCTATTTAAGACGCGATGGGGTCATAAAGTACGACAGCATTAAAGGTGGAAACATCTTTATGTCCATGGAAGCCGTTATTGCGGAGTCCGAAGAAGTAAACTCCATCGACGCAACACTTTACTCTATTTCTAAGTTTATGATAGAAGAAAGAGAAATCTTTGAATATGAACATGATATGGCAGAGGAAGAAGAAGAGCACCTTACTGAACCGACAGACGAAGATTCTACTCGCCTTGGAGAAGTTCCACAGGAACCAAGAAAAGGAAGTATCGTCCCAGGAGTTAATCCTTACGGTCTTCCTGGGCAGTACAACATGTGATTGAATGGAGTTAGTTTATTTTATTTTATGTGCTTATGGTATGGCGCAAATTATTCTCTACGGTTCTATCTTTAATAAGGTTAGACCCTCAAAAGAATGGCTTAATGGTTTCGGTAAATTGTTCCACTGTGCCTTGTGCCTTGGATTTCATACAGGCTGGTTTTTATTATTACTAAGCCCCTACACAGAACTGTGGGACTATAAAATAACCTTAACTAATTTATTTCTGTTTGGATGTCTTGGCTCCGGTAGCACCTACATTTTAAATCGCGTCTTTAACGATTACGGAGTATCCATTTATCTAAATAAAAATCAATGATGCTTTAAGTCCTTAAAGATACTATTTATTATGGTATTTTTACATCAGGAGCTTGTTACAAAAAAATGAGAAAACGAAACATCCCAGAAGTAAGACGTTGTTGCTCAGGTAGCAATATCTCGCAGGGGGGAGCCCTGCTTATTTTTTTAGGAAAAAGAAAAATATGACTAAACAACTTATTAGAGAATTTTATGAACTTTGCCCTGATGGAAACTGCGTCATTGACGTATTGACCGAAGGTGAAAGAAACCGCCGAGCCAACGGCTCAGTCTTTCTTGTAGGCATTTGTCAAAAAGCAGGGACCAAGAATGGAAACGGTCGAGTTTATCCTAAAGATGTTCTGGAGCGAGAGGTAGAAAACTACCAACAACTTGTCCGAGAACGCCGCGCCCTTGGAGAACTTGATCATCCAGACGACTCGGTTATTAATCTTAGAAATGCGTCTCATTTGATTACAAAGATGTGGTGGGATGGAGACAGCGTAATGGGCAAGATTGAAGTTTTAGATACTCCATCTGGTAAAATACTTAAAGACCTTTTAAACTCTAATGTCAAACTAGGTATTTCCTCCAGAGGAATGGGATCTGTTAAAGAATCCATGGGCTCTCTTACTGTAGAAGATGACTTCCAACTTATTTGTTTTGACATGGTAGCTGACCCTTCTACTCCAGGCGCTTTCATGAATTTATCAGAGTCTAAAAAAGTACCAACCTTTACAAAAGAACTTACCCAAGTTGATAAGATTAACTTTGCCTTGAATGATATCCTTAAGGAGACAAAATGAAAAAAGCAGAACTAAAAAAAGCCTTAAAGCCATTAGTCAAAGAATGTATTAAAGAAGTTCTTTTTGAAGATGGTGTATTATCTGGTATTATAGCCGAAGTTGTTACAGGTCTCGGTGCAGGTCAAGTAGTTATGGAACAAAAGACCCAACAGGCAGATCAAAAAGTTCTTCTTCGCGAAAAAGCAGAAAAAATGGAAGCCGAAAGGCAAAGAAGGATAAAGAAACTTAATGAATCCGCCGGTCTTCCTAATAAAGTAAATGTATTTGAGGGAGTTCAGCCCATCAAAGAAACAGCTTCTACTGGTCCTTCTCCTTTAGGAAATAGACCGTCTGGAGATTCAGGCGTCGATATTTCAGCAATTATGAACGCATCAAGGCATAGCTGGAAGGATTTAATCTAAAGGAACACCATGTCAAAACCAAAAAATTTAGAAGTAACTTTACAACAATGTAAAGGGGATCAGACAAGATTAATTAAAAGATTTATGAAAAAATTCAAAAAATCTGGAATAATGGATGAATTAAGAGATAGAAGATATTATCAAAAAGAATCAGATAAAAGAAGAAGAAAGAAAATTCAAAGAAAGAGAATACTTAAAAAAGAACAACAAAAAACAGGAGTTAAATAATGGCAGTTTTTGAACAATATACACCGGGTCTTGGAAATGTAGGTAACTATCAAGTTTCTGGAACTCCATGGCTGACTGGCTCTATCATGGCAGCAAGCGGAAACGCTTCTCCTTTAAACACCAGCACGCAACACATACAGTTTCCTTTTGTAACTAAAGAGGTTACATTCGTTAACTTAGGTCAAACAGAACTCGAATTACACCTAGCTAATGATGGAGGCGCTCATGGAACTGCAACAGGCGGTCATAAATTTACTGTTCCTCCCTCTGGAACAGTCCATGGCGCACCACTTGCCCGTCAGGTTTTTGATATGAAGACTAAAGATTTATTTGTAACTAACAAAGGATCTGGCGCTGGAGCATATCAAATATATGCCTCGCTTACCAGGATCGACCGAGGAAGAATGTTCCCGCTCACAGGCTCGGGAATCAACAATGAACCAGGCGATACAACAATCGTACCATAGCATCTAGGGAGTAGGCAATGCCAGCATTTATTGGAGCAGGAAATTTTAAAGGTAACTGGAACGCTAATACTAATAGCGGTTCCGCTGCCGACATCGCACCGCCATTATCGCCACTTTTGGCGACATCCGGCACCGCCACTGCTGGTTATAACAGTGCAACTCAAAATCTTACAGCTTCAGTGGGTGATTACTGGCAGGTTACGGTAGCTGGAACGACAAATATCGATGGAGAGACTGGTTGGTCACTTAACGACTGGTGTCTTTATTCAAGTTCTTCTGCAAAAGGTTTTCACTGGCAAAGATTAAGCGTTACAGATACGGTGGCTTCCGTCATCATAGGCGACGTTTCAGAATCGGGTATAAAAAATACACTCCTTGCTAGTGCATCTGCTATTTCTGGTCCTTCCGCTCAAGGAACTCCAACAGGGCAGTTTGGTGAAGTTTTGTTTGTGTCCGCCTCAGACGCCGCCGGAAATAATAAATTTTTTGATGGAAATACTAACTTTACATTCGACCCTGAAGTAAATGTTCTAAATGTTACAGGCACGCTTAGAGTTAACGGACAAATTGAAGCAACACAACTACACACCAACTTTGTTACTTCTAGCGTTATCTTTGAAGATGGAGACAGTCGTTTTGGAAATTCTGCTGACGATACACACGAATTTAGCGGCACTATGTATGTGCTTACAGGTCTCACATGCAGTGCAGGTGTTTCAGGATCTTATTTTGTAGGCGACGGTTCTGGTTTAACAGGAATATCTGCTGGTTCAGCTTTAGGGAATCCTGTCTACGGCGGCGCGGCATCTTCAAGAATTCCTTACTGGGGTCTTGTAGATAGCGGCGGTGCATTTGGATTGAGTGGCTCTGCTAACTTTAACTTTTTCACTTCTTCCAATGAACTTCAAGTTACTGGAAATATCAGGGCTACAAACTACTACGCTGCTAGTAGTATTATACACGAGGGAGATGTAGATACTTTTATAACCTTTGGAGCTAATACAGTCAGCGTGGATGCAGGGGGAACAACTGGAGCTACAATCTCAGATACATTTGTTTCTTTTAACCCAAGTGGGGAATCTGAACTTGACATTGCACTATCTTCTTCAAACAAAACTATGGTTTTTGTTGATTCTGGAAATGATAGAGTTGGTATCGCCCATGGAACTCCATTAGCAACTTTTGATGTTTCCGGCTCAACGATTCTCGGTCGCTCCGTTGCGATGGCAACGCCATCCACGCACCAGATAAGCGGAACTGCTGAATTTGGCGACACTGTAGTAGTGGGGCAAGATATTATTCATTGGGGAGATCCTAATACAAAAATAACGTTCGCAGACGACCAAATAGATTTTACAGCAGGCGCTGTAACCTTGTTATCGCTCGATGAGTCAACTCAAGATAGCGTTATTGTCGGTGACGGCACTGATGTAGACTTTCAAGTTAAAGGCTTAAATGATAATCACGCTATCTTTGTCGAAGGCTCTTCAGACAAAGTTGGTATTGGCTTTAGCGCCCCGGCAGAAAAACTATCTGTCTCAGGTTCTACAGTGTTCGGTCGCCCTTCTGGAGAGAACGATACTCACATGTTCTCTGGCTCTGTCTATATCACAGACGATTTGTATGTAGAAGATAAGATTTATGGTCTAAATGACACAAACACTTATATAGATTTTAATACTGACGATAAGATTTCCCTCGCCGCAGGTGGCGTAACTATGGTTGAACTTATAAAAGGCGGATCAGATTATGTTGTTATCAACTCGGCAAACGCTGATGTAGATTTTAGAGTTGAGACTGCAAATTCTAGCTCTACACTGTGGGTGGATGGCGCTACAAACAATGTAGGCATCAGATGTGCTCCATCTGGAACAATCCAAGCTTTAACAGTATCCGGCTCAACTTTGTTCGGTTCAGCAAGCGCGAGTACGCATGAATTTATTGGTTCTGTAACTGTTAGCCAGAACATTTCCTTTGCTGGAAATTTACAGAATGCTTCTGATGATGATACGTATATCGATTTCCAAAACGATCAAATTCGCCTTTACGCAGGTAATGTACAGTTTGCTGACTTTGATGAAAGTGGTGGTCAAAATATCACTACTCTTAATGGTCTCGGCGCTGATATTGATTTTGTAATCAAGTCTAACGGTGCCACAGGTGCCGGTGCTGGAACCAACCTCACACATACTGTTTTTGTCGAAGGCTCTTCCGGCAAAGTCGGTATCGCTGAATCCGCTCCTGGGGCACAGCTTGATGTATCTGGCTCTACTATCCTCGGTCGCAATGACGGAAGCACAGTTTCTTTCCACCAAATAAGCGGCACCTTGGCGTTAACAGGAAATGTTGGAATTAATACAGCAACTACAGGATATTCTTTAACTCTTCCAAATTCAGATGATCTTATAGGTCGAGGTCTTGCATATGCTTGGTCTACTTATTCGTCTGCAAGATACAAGAAAGATGTTATAACTTTATCCAACCCTATCGATAAAGCAAAGAAGCTTAGAGGTGTAGAATTCACTTGGCGAGACTCTGGAGAAAAAGACTTTGGATTTATCGCAGAAGAAGTTGGAAATGTATTACCACAGCTAGTATCTTATGAGCCTGATGGTAAAAACGCTATTGGAATGGATTATTCTAGGATTACATCTCTTCTTGTTGAGTGTGTAAAATATCAGCAAGCTCAAATAGAGACACAAGAGAATAGGATCAGAGACTTAGAAAAAAGAAAATCTTAAGTAACTGTTATCTTTAATAAAGCCTTTATGTAGTGCTTTTATTATAAAATAAACCATCTTTTTCTCGAACTTTCTTTCTACTTATTGGTGTCGTGGATTGGACTATCCAGTTCACACACATAATAACAAACAAGGGAGAAAATTATTATGGCTGCACCTTTTGATGAAAATGCTGTTACTATTTATGGACAGTATTCACAATTCGAACTACTCACAAGTGGTTCTTCTATGCCCGCTGCTTCGGCATCGGCTCTTCGTATGTATGCTTCGGGATCGAAGCTCTACTACTTTGCCCCAGGCGCAAGTGGGTCTTCACCCGCAGAAATCGCGACTACTGGTGGTGGTCTGGACTTCACGGTCCAAGACGCAGACGGTATCGCAGATTTCACATTTGATGGAACTGCAAATGTTACTGTTGGGGTTGATATTGTAAACCTTACTGCTGCAACTACAGTAGCAGACGGCGACCTCGTTATGATTGACGACGGCGCAGGCGGAACTCTCCGCAAAATGACTCGTGCTCACTTTATCGAGTCTGCTGCTCTCGATGCTATTGACATCGACGGCGGTGCTATTGATGGTGCTACCTTGGGTGCTAACGCTCAAGTAACCATTACAGACGCCGACATGAACGGTGGAACAATCGATGGCGTTGCTATCGGTGCTTCCTCTGCTGCTGCCGGTACATTCACCACACTCGTTGCTGGTGGAAACGTCGATCTTGGTGACGCTACATCCGACACCATTACTGCTACAGGTCGTTTCGATTCCGACTTGGTTCCAAGCACAGATGGTGCTCGTGACCTCGGCGCATCCGGTCTAGAGTGGAAAGATCTCTACATTGATGGCGTTGCTTATGTTGATAGTCTTCAGGCTGACCAACTTGGTGCCGCACTTGATGCAAATAGCCAAGCTATCACCAACATTAACGTTGATTCCGGCGCTATTGATGGGGTAACAATCGGCACAAACTCTGCTGCAACTCAGGTTGTTGCTACACAGTTCACCGCTTCTCACATGAAAGTGGATAACAACCTATTAGTCGTAGGTGACCTTCAGGTTCAAGGTAACATCGACAGTGTTTCTGTTACTCAGAACTCTTTAGAAGTTTCTGATTACCTTATTATTGCTGGTAACTCCGGTTCCGCAGCTAATCTTGATGGTGGCGGACTCCAATTAGGCGGAACAAAGCTCGGCGGCTCTGCTGCTGCTTCTGTCCTTTACGATCACAGTAACTCTGCTTTAGACTTCAACATTGGATCTACTACTGAAGTTCGTCTCGCTGACGGTGTTTTCCGTCCAGAGACTGACAACGACGTAGATCTTGGTGCTTCTGGCGCTGAGTTTAAAGATCTCTACCTCGACGGCGTTGCTTACATCGATGATCTTCGTGCTGACGCACTCGGCGCTGCACTAGACTGCGCTAGCCAAGCCATGACTAACATTAATGTTGATTCTGGTGCTATTGATGGAGCCGTTGTCGGAGCTAACTCCGCCGCTGCTGGTACATTCACTAGCCTTGACTGCACCGATGGAGCTTTCGCTGTTGATAACCTCGACATCGATGGTGCTACAGACATCGGCGCTGGTCTTGCAGACGCTGACTTGATCATGGTTGATGACGGTGCTGGTGGAACAAACCGTAAGGCTACAATGTCTCGCGTTATGTCCTACGTTGAAGCAGGTCTTGATACTCTTGCAAACAACCTTAGCTTGTCTGACAACAACATTACTAACGTCGGAGACATCAATGCTGATAGTCTAAGCGTAGATGATGCTGCTGTTGGTCTTAATGTAGACTTCAGTGGTGCTAACACAGGTCTTGGTGTAATGACGCTTGGTGATAACCTCGCCTCTGCTCTTACTATTAAAGACGACAGTGTTACATACATGGCTTTCAGATCTACTACTGGTCAAGAAGCTATCACAATGGGTAACGCTACTGTCGCCTCTGTTATTCCAGGTGCTGACGGTGTTGTTGATTTAGGACACGCCAGTTTTGAGTGGAAAGATCTCTACATTGATGGCGTTGCTTACCTCGACGAAGCGCAGATCGGTCAGCTAGGTGCTGCACTTGATGCAAATAGCCAAGCTATTACAAACATCAATGTAGACTCTGGTGCAATCGACGGAGCAGTAATCGGTGCTAACAGCGCCGCCGCTGGTACTTTCACAAGCCTTGCTGCTGGTGGAGATGTTGACCTCGGTGACGCTACCTCTGATACCATCACCGCAACCGGTCGCTTTGATTCTGACCTCGTGCCTTCTTCGGATAGTGCTCGTGACTTAGGAACAAGCGCACTTCAGTTCCGCACAGCTTACGTTGATGAAGTTGAGTCCGCTACTGGCGTTCTTAACCTTACGACTGCTGCTGGTGTTGAAATTGCTGGTACAGCCAACGCTGCTGGTTACCTCTTGCAACTTCCAACGACTGGTGATGCTCGTGCTCGCGCATGGGTTACTTACTCATCGGCTCGTCACAAGACTAACGTCAAGACAGTTAAAAACCCAATTGAAACTGTAAAATCACTTCGTGGTGTTACTTACGATTGGAAAGGAACTGGACAGGCAGACGTCGGGTTTATCGCTGAAGAAGTTGGAGCAATCGTTCCTGAAGTTGTGTCTTTCGGACACGACGGACGTGCTGAAGGTATCGACTACGGTCGTTTAACTTCGGTTCTTGTTGAAGCTATGAAGCAACAGCAGAGCGAGATTGAAAAACTACAATCTGTAGTTCAAAATCTTACTTCTGAGCAACCTAGCCTTTTAGAAGACAAGTAGTAATAACTACTTTTTATTATTCCTGCCGGGGGTTCATCCCCCGGTAGGTTTAAGCCGGGAGGAATACCACCTCCCGGTTTTTTTATTTGTATTTTATAAAATTTTTCATTTAAGTCTTTTAGAGCAATAAGATACTATTTACTAGAGACTAATTTTATTCGGAGGATACCAAAATGTCATCTATGCTAGAACAAGCTATTATTGATGCAGAAGCACTTAGAGAAGTTGCACTGAAAAATGCTGAAGCTTCTGTTATCGAAAAATATTCTACTCAGATCAAAGAGGCAGTAGAAGAGATTTTAAATACAGTACCTCTTAACGAAGAAGAGGAAGAAGAAACAGTTGCTGATGAAGTTGAGTATGCTGTATCTGATGATCATCATGAGCACGATGAGGATTGCCCTTGTCCAGATGAAAAGGATGATGAAGAAGTTGTTATCGATCTTACAGGCGTCTTAGAAGATATGAGAGACGAAGAAGAAGAAGAAGGTAAAATTACTGCTGAAGATTTGATGGACCGCCACGAGGTCGCAGAGGATATTGTTCCCGAAGAAATCGAGCTTGATGAAAATGCCCTAGCATCCTTTTTAGAAACAGATGAAGCTATTGAGGAAGAAAAAGGGAAGTATGACGACGGCGATGATAAAGACGAAAAATGCGATCATGTTCCTTGCAACGAAGAAGAACTCGACATTACTGAAGATACTATTGCTGATGTTGTATCTGAAATCATTGCAGATCTCTCCGAAGAAGTAAAAGTGGACATCGCAGATCCTCTTCCAAAAGCTGGATGGGTTGAGTCTGATCCTGCCCTTTCCGGTACTGAAGAGTACCAAAAAGCTCTTGAAAGCGAAATCGAAAGAGTAAAAGAAGCTACAAATGAGAATAAAAATCTCAAAGCACGAAATGAAAAACTAAACGAAACACTTAACAAGGTGCATAATGTTTTGAAAGAAACTGCAACTGCAAATGCACGCTTGTTATATACTAACAAGGTTTTAACAAACACCTCCTTGAATGAGCGACAAAAAATTAAAATTGTCGAAGCTTTGTCTAAAGCCAGTTCTGTTGAAGAAGCAAAGATTATCTTTGAGACACTTCAAAGCGCAGTGGGCACCTCTGCTAAAGTAAAACAGCCACAATCACTGAGCGAAGCAGTTACAAAAAATTCTTCAACTTATTTACCTAAGTCAGAAAGCAAGAAAGATAAAACTTCTCCTGCAACTGACCGATGGAAAATTTTAGCAGGTCTATAAAAACAAACTAAAATCTATAAGGAGAATTAAAAATGTCTGTTTTACAAAAACTTACTGAAGGTATCCAAACTAGGAATCTTCAGCAAGAAGGAGATGCCCTCCTCGAAAAGTGGGAGCGCACCGGACTTCTTGAAGGAATGGGAGACGAGAACAAGCGTCAAGGAATGGCTCGTCTTTTAGAAAACCAAGCAGCACAACTGCTTAGAGAGCAATCCAGCATGGCTGCTGGTGATGTCGAAGGTTTTGCTTCGGTTGCTTTCCCAATCGTCCGCCGTGTATTCGGTGGTCTTATTGCTAATGATCTTGTTAGCGTCCAACCTATGAGTCTCCCATCGGGTCTCATTTTCTTCATGGACTTTCAAGTGTCCCCACTAACTCCAAAGTTAGATCTATACCCAGCAGATACTTCCCTCTACGGCGGCGGAGTTGTTGCTAGCCAGATTACAGGTGGTGTTGATTTGACAGGAGTTAATGCCGAAACGGGTCCTTACTCTCTTAACAACGGGTACTCTTCCCCAACTGGCTCTACACTAATCGAGGGCTTTGCCGATGGTACAAGTAACGCTGCAATCGTTGTTGTTGCTTCTGGTACAGTAGGTGCTTCCCCAGCTTCTGGTGACCACCCACTTACTATTGCAAAACAAGCAACTCTTGATAGCCTCTGCAATTATGACCCTGATCTTAAAGATCGTACAGTTGTTGTTGTTGAAATTACAGGGTCTAACTCGGCTGCTGCGGCAGGCGTTGCTTCTCTTGCGCAGCTTAATCTTAAAAACTTGGTTGCTATTGAAGGCGATTCCGCTTCAACATTTTGTGACAATGCAACACGTCGTTTGACCCAGATTTCTTCTGGTTCTGTTGGAAGTGATCCTTCTAGTGCTAATTTCAAGCTTACTATGGTATTCGCATCCACAGCTTCTGCTGGACAATCAGTGACACTTGGTAATATCACCGCAGCCGGAACAGGACCCCCCGCAGAGGCGGACGCCGCAAGTCTTGTTAACATGACTGGTTCTGTTATTACTCTAGGATACGTCATCGATGATAATTTCGTCGCTGGCGGCGCTCTTGGCTCTGTTGTTGGTACTACTGCTTGGGAACTTGAGGCTAATACTGGTATTCCTGAGATCGACATCAAAGTCGATTCCGTTGCTGTTACAGCTTTGACCAAAAAGCTCAAGGCAAAGTGGACGCCAGAACTTGGTCAAGATCTTAACGCTTACCATAACCTCGATGCTGAAGTTGAACTTACAAGCATTCTTTCTGAGCAAATCGCTCTTGAGATTGATCAAGAGATCCTCGAAGACCTCATTAAGGGCGCTAAAGCTGGTACTTACTACTGGAGTCGTTCTCCAGGTCTTTTCGTTAACAGAACAACTGGTGCTGAAATTGGTTCCGCTTCTGCTGCTCCTGATTTTACTGGTACAGTTAGCGAATGGTACGAGACACTTCTAGAAACTATCAATGATGTAAGTGCTCAGATTCACCGTAAGACACTTCGTGGTGGTGCAAACTTCGTTGTTTGCGGACCTGAAGTCGCCAATGTCATGGAATTCACTGCTGGCTTCCGTGCTACTGTGACTGCTGATGATACCAAAGGTACAATCGGTGCGATGAAGACAGGTACATTGAATAACAAATGGGATGTCCATGTTGACCCATACTTCCCACGTAACGTTGTTCTTGTTGGTCGCAAAGGTTCTGGATTCCTTGAGTCTGGATATGTTTACGCTCCATATGTACCTCTCCAGGTAACACCAACTATCTTCGGTACTGAAGACTTCGTGCCCCGTAAAGGCGTGATGACTCGATACGCGAAGAAGATGGTCCGTCCTGATATGTACGGTCTTGTTATTGTCCGTGGTCTCCTTGGAGAATCCGGCGCAAGCTAATAAGCCATAGCGTTTCGTAAAAAGAGCCCCGGTTGTTAATTCAGCCGGGGTTTTTTTATGTTTAAAAATCAAAGAAACTATTTACACCGTAGGGAAACCTACACCATATAGTTTTTAATATGATTAAAAATGGTATAACCAAGGGAGGATTTTAAACTATGGGATCGAAAAGAGTAGGACTTGCAAGAACGCAAGCATTAATTGAAGGTTTAAAGAGAGAGCTACAGATGAATGGCTCCACTATCAAAGGTGCTGAAAGACAGGTCATTAAATTAACAGGTGCTGGTGCATCACAAACCCTCGTATCTACGGACTCGGGTGCATTGGTAGTTATGGCTGGAAGTAACGCTTCTACCATTACATTACCCGCAGTTCAAGCAGGAGCCGAATTTGAGGTTTTTGCTTTTACAGCACAAGCTCACGTTGTTAACGGTGGAAACAGCCTTATTTATGGTGGAATTTATGATAATGCAAATGATTCCACCGCGTCACCTGTCGATCGCTCCGCAGTTAACGCTGCAACGTCAATCACACTAGCCAACCCTGCGGTTGGAGATTGCTTAACGTTTGTCTCTGATGGCACCAACTGGTATGTCAAAGGATGGCTAAACGATACACCAACTGTCTCGTAATCTAAACAAAATATAAATCTATATTTATCCCCCTTCTTCGGAAGGGGGTTTTTTTTGTTTTTTGGTTTATTTACAACTATTTATAATATCCAAGGAGATTTATAATGGGTAAGAAAAAAAGACAAATGTTTAGGTCGAAATTCGCAGAACATCCGCGCCACTTAAGCAATCAAACAAACAACACAGACACAAATACAGCCGCTCCAACACCTGTTGAAGCTAAGAAACCTACACCTAAACCTGTAGAGGTTAAGCAACCGCCCCCAACCCCGGTGGAAATTAGAAAACCCACACCACAGCCTGAGCCAATTAAAAACCCCGCTGTCATGGCAACTCCAAAGACCGAAAAAAAGAAATCAACTATAAAAACTACGGCTAAAGAAACTTTAAAGCCTAATAAGAAAAAGAAAAAGTAAGTTGGTTAGTTAAACAGCGCGTTTTTTACCATTATGTGGTTTTCTGTACTATTTACTCTGATATAGGAGAATACCACTAATGTCAGCACCACCTACCTTAACTCCAGTAAGTCAGATGTCGAAGGTGATCTTACCGGCGACAGGGAATACTGATACTGCCGCATCTGGTTCTTTATACGCACTAGGAGTGTATGTTGATGATTCATCGGATCTTTATGATGTTAACTTTATTTCAGGCGCAGCAGATCAAGTAACTTACACTTACCGGAAGATCGGAGGCGCAGTATTAGATATCGAGCTTACTGAGAAAGATGTTTATTCTCACTATGAAGACGCTGTATTAGAATATTCTTATTTAGTAAATATTCACCAAGCAAAGAATACTTTACCTAACGCTCTCGGCGCTGCAACAGGAACTTTTAATCAAGATGGGCAACAAACATCAGATTCCGCTCTACTAGGCATCACAGCCTCTCTACAGTATCCTGAGTTTTCTTTTGACTATGCCCTTAGAGTAGGCAAGAAAACGTCTACAGAAGCCGATATAGGGGGTATAGAGCCAATCTATTCTGCTTCCTTCGACGTAGTAACTGATCAACAAGATTACGATCTTCAAAATATCATCTCTTCATCGGCAGCTACTGATACCAATGCTCTTTATTTCAATCAAGTAGGGAATAAAAGAGTAACTATTCGAAAAGTATTTTATAAGACACCCTACGCTCAGTGGAGATTCTATAGTTATTATGGAGGATTGAACACTATCGGCAATATGTCCACTTATGGTCAATACGCCGACGACTCCCAGTTCGAAATCGTTCCAGTTTGGCAAAATAAGTTGCAAGCAATGGCTTACGAAGATGCAATCTACACTAGAACATCTCAATATTCTTATGAAATTAAGAATAATCGATTGAGAATCTTCCCGCCTCCAGAGACACAGAATTTCCCAAGTAAATTTTGGGTTGAATTCACTGTAAAAGCCAACCCTTGGGTTGAAGACGATGCAGCAGAAAGTGGACTTACGGGCGTCAACAACATGAACACACTGCCTTTTTCCAATCTTCCATATAATAGTATCAACTCGATCGGTAAACAGTGGATTAGAAGATTTTCTCTCGCTATTTCCAAAGAAACTCTTGGTCAGATCCGAGGAAAGTTTGGCTCTATACCCATTCCAGGTAATGATGTAACTCTTAATGCTTCTGATCTTTTATCTCAAGCTCAAACAGAAAAGGAAGCTCTCAGAGAAGAACTTAAAACAGTTCTTGACGAACTTACATATGAAAAACTTAGCGAGAAACAAAACAATATTACAACCAACGCACTAGAAACAATGCAAAAAGTACCTGTCGGTATTTTTCAAGGATAGGAGGATGACTTGTGCCAAAAGATAAATGGACCCAGCCAGATCAACCCCCTCCTCCGCTTTTTCTAGGAGAAAAAGAGCGAGATCTTGTAAAACAAGTCAATGACGAGCTTATTGAGAGAGTCATTGGACAACAAATTCTTTACTATCCTATCAGTCAGGAACATACAAATTTTCACCCTGTTTACGGCGAGGCAATAAATAAAAACTTTTTGTCTCCCATTAGAGTATATGCCTTAGTGGAATATGGCGGTATCGAAACAACAACCGACAAGTATGGATTAGACAAGATTTATTCTATCAACGTACACTTTCACAAAAGAAGGCTCACTGAAGATCAAGACTTATATGTTCGAGAGGGTGATTTTGTTTTATACGACGACGAATATTATGAAATTGTAACCTTGTCCGAGCCAAGAGAGATCTTCGGTCAAGCAGGTAAGAGTTTGGAAGTCTCCGCAGCTTGTATTAAATCTAGAAGAGGAAATTTCGATGCCCAATAAAGACCTACATGTAAAAGAAGAATTATTAATGCCTTCTACAATAGAAGATATTGACGCATCGATGCTAGATTATATTAATGATACGTTAAACATCCACACTGAAACAAACAAAGGTTTTAAAAAAGTTCCTGTAATCTGGGTAGCAGCGGAAAGAGCAGCCCAAATCAAACAGCATAAAGATTTACGAGATGACAATGGCGCTATTATATACCCATTAATGACTTTAGAAAGAAACTCTATCACAAAAGATTTAACACAAAAAGGATCTTTATACGCAAACATTCCTCCTATCAACGACGAGAAGCGAGGAAGTATTACAGTCGCCCGACGAATTAACCAAAAGAAAACAGCAGAGTTTGCGAACGCTAACGCAAAAAGAAGATTTAATCAAATAAATTTCAAAACAAAAAAGCAAAACGAAAAAATAGTATATGAAACGTATACGATACCTTTGCCTGTGTATATTAATGTAAATTACACAATTTCTATTACAACAGAATACCAACAGCAAATGAACGACATTACAACTCCGTTTCTTACAGTTCCTGGCGGCATCAATTATTTTCAGTTAAAAAGAAACAACCACATGTATGAAGCTTTCATTGATTCAGATTTTTCAGCAAACAACACTGTTAGCGATCTACAAGATCAAGAAAGGAAATTCATAACTGAGATTGATATACGAGTGTTAGGTTATTTGATAGGCGAGGATAAAAATCAAGAGACCCCTAAAATAGTAAAAAGACAAAACGCAGTTGAAGTTCGGTTTCCAAGAGAACATGTTATTTTTGGAGACATTCCAGAACCTATTGGCGACGACGGATTTTATAAACCTTAAAAAGTATTTTGGCGTTTTCACTAACTATTTATAAGAGAATAAAATTATATTCAATCAATCCATAGTAATAGGAGATAAGAAGGATGTCAGTTAAAAAGTACAAATTTGTTTCCCCTGGAGTTTTCATTAATGAAATCGACAACTCCCAGCTACCGGACGCACCCGAACAACAAGGACCAGTAGTTATTGGTAGATCCGATTATGGTCCTGCTTTACGTCCTGTAAAAGTTAATTCTTTTTCTGAGTTTATTAGTGTATTTGGTGGACCAACTGCTACAAACAATAAAAACGATGCATGGCGTAATGGAGATATGACTGCTCCTCTTTACTCGGTTTATGCAGCCCAAGCTTGGCTGAAAAACAATGGACCTCTTACTTTTGTTCGCTTACTTGGCGAAGCGAGCCCTGATAAAGAAAGCGGCGGAGAAGCAGGCTGGAAAACAACAAACCTTCTAGGTTCTGGCTCTGGTGGCGCTTATGGATTGTTTGTATTCCCATCTGGGGTTCTTGCTGGACCAAAAGCAGGTGCGGCTGTTCAATTAACTGGTGCCCTTGCTGCTGCTTGGTACTTTAACAAAGGATATCCTCTCTTGTCTGGTACTTTGGCGGGACAATCAGGGACTATTCAACAAGGCACCGCTTCGGTTGGTACATTAGTTAAAAGCACACCCGGCGAGAAAGGGTTCACGCTTCAAATTATGGATAGCGCCGACACTTTACTTGAAAAAATATCTTTCTCATTAGAACGCGCCTCTGATAGGTTTATTAGAGACGTATTCAACACTAGCCCCACCAACACTAACGAATCTTTGACAACTGGCGGAAAAGATTATTTCCTCGGTCAGACTTTCGAAAGACACTATGCAGAATCCTTCGACCGAGATGGAGTCAATGTTAACAGCGAAAGCAATGCTTATGGCGTAATATTGCCCTTGAAAACTAGTGATGGAAATTCTGATTATGCGGACAAGAGAAAAGACTACCAATCCGCACAAACTGGCTGGTTTATTGCTCAAGACCTTCAGGCTAGACCCGAACAAACTAGCATCATGTCTTATAATCCTGTGAACTTTACAGCTTCTGCACAACAAAAGTTGTTTAAAGTGTATGCACTAGGACAAGGAAGCTGGGATTCAAGGAATCTTAAGCTATCTGTTACTAATATAAGAGCTTCTACAAACAATTTCAATCCATACGGAACTTTCACCCTTCAGCTTAGAAAAATTGAAGACAACGACAATGCTATTCAAATTGTTGAACAATTTGATAATTGTAGTCTTAACCCTGACGATCAAAATTACGTTGCTAAAGTTGTTGGTAACAAATACAGAGATTGGGACAATACAGAACGCCGATGGATTGAATATGGGGATTACACTAATAATTCTAAATATATCCGTGTTGAAATGAACGGCGATGTAGATAACAAAGTTACTGATGGTAGATCTCTACCTTTCGGTGTCTTTGGACCATTAAAGTGGAAAAGCATCCAGTGGTCATCAGACGGCGCTCCTACTACTACACCTTTTAATGTAATCGACAGCGGTGGTAATAAAGTCGCAGGCGTATGGCTCCCTCAGTCAGCGTCTCTTGCTACCACCACAGCTAGACCAAAGTTCTTAACCGGATTAGGTTTGCTCGGAGTCAGCGCTTCTCTAGACGGAGGCATAGGCGACTGGCAGCAATTGGTCACAGGAACAATTAATTTCCCACAAATCTACCCTAGAGTTAGTAGTTCGGCTGGCGACACCGCAAGCCCAAGCTCCGCTTATTTCGGCGCAAACACAAGTCGGGGAGCATCAGGATATAGCATCTATGATGATTCTACGCAAGATGTTCTTTATCCAAAGCCTGTTGGAACAAATGACTTTACGGCAGGTGATGCAACGGAACCTAGTTGGATTTTTACTCTTGACGATGTTACAGCGCAAGCTGGAACAACAGCGGCAGGAGATATTCTTCCAAATGCAAATTGGGTTTCTGGATCTAGAGCAACAGGTAACTCTATTACAGGCTTAACTGGTACTTATCAATCTGTGCTAAACGCTGGTTTTGATTCTTTTACAACTGTTTTTGACGCAGGTTTCGACGGATTAAATATTCTTGAAAAAGAACCTTTCAACAATTCACGAGCCCTTGCTTCGTCAGTAACACAATTTTCCAGCTATGCTTATTACAGCGTCAAGAAAGCAATTGACTCAATTAGAGATTCCGAAGTTTTGGAATATAATCTTGCGGCAATTCCCGGCATGACAAACGCCTCTTTGCAAGATGAATTGATAGATGCTTGTGAAAATCGAGGAGATGCTCTGGCTATTATTGACTTGCCTAAAGTATATCTTCCATCTTTTGATGCAGGAACAGCAGGCGCAAACAGATTCGGAAATTCTCCTACACAGGCGATTTCTGATCTTAAGTCTAGAAACTTAAACTCTAGCTATGCATGCGCCTACTACCCCTGGGTTCAAATGAGAGACACAATTAATAATGCGACTCTTTGGGCTCCGCCTTCAATTGCAGCTTTGGGAACTTTCTCTAGCTCTCAAACGAAAACACGCCTATGGTTTGCACCAGCAGGATTTAATCGCGGTGGTCTTTCAGAAGGCGCTGCTGGTATCCCTGTTATCGGCGTGAGAGAGAAGCTCACCTCGAAACAAAGAGATGAACTCTACGAAGCAAACGTTAATCCTATTGCTTCTTTCCCAGCAGAGGGGATTGTTATCTTCGGTCAGAAGACACTACAGGTAACTCCATCTGCTCTTGATAGAATTAATGTAAGAAGACTTATGATTTTTGTTAAAAAGCAGATCTCTCAGATGGCTAACGACATTTTGTTTGACCAGAATGTTCAGGCTACTTGGAATCGCTTTGTAGCTAGAGCAAATCCATTCTTGCAAGGAATTAAGAGTGATTTCGGATTATCTGACTTTAAAGTTGTTTTGGATGAAACCACAACAACACCAGAACTAATCGATAGAAACATTCTATATGCGAAAATCTTCCTTAAGCCTGCCCGAGCTATTGAGTACATCGCCATCGACTTCAATATTTCGAACACTGGCGCAGCTTTTGACGATTAAAAAAAACTTTAACATCTATTTAATATAAAGGAGAATATACAACATGGCACAGGACGGTTTTTGGGGAGGCTCGGCAGGAGCACTAGTAGATCCGAAAAGATCATTTAGATGGCTCATTTCTTTTGGAGACAGAAGCAATGACATTAAAAGCTGGTATGCAAAAAGTGCATCTAAGCCCTCTTATCAAGTGGGAAAAACCACACATCAATATTTGAACCATAGTTTTCACTACCCTGGTCGTGTAGAATGGCAAGAGATTTCTGTTACACTAGTAGATCCAGCCCGTGGTAATGATAGTTCTCTAGCTCTAGTTGACTCTTTGCAGCGATCTGGATATTATATTCCAATTAATGAAAACAATGCTTCTTTCACTATCACCAAGGCGGATGCAGTAAGTGCTGCCGGTAACCAAATTTTCCTTGATCAACTTGGTTCCAATCAAAGTGATATCATTGAAAGATGGACACTTTGGAATCCGTGGATTAAAGACGTTAATTTCGGATCATTAGATTATGCGACTGAAGACATGGTACAAATTGAGTTAACACTTGTTTATGACTATGCTACAATTACAGCGGGAGTCCCAACACAGACTCTCCCCAAATCAGTTTAATAAACAATACAAATAAGAGGTAAAAATGTCAAGAAACGATTCTCGTCTCGGAGGAAAAAACACTTCCTCTGGAGACGCCAATACACCTGTGGCTGAAGTTGAAGATACAACAAACAACACTACTCAGCCACTGTCCTTTTCAATCCCTACTGAGCAAGTAGAACTTCCTTCTCAAGGAAGATATTATTCAGAGAGCCACCCTCTTTACAACGCAGAAACTATTGAAATAAAATACATGACTGCAAAAGAAGAGGACATACTCACTTCTCCAAGTCTTTTGAAAAAGAACTTAACCATCGAAAGACTTCTAAGGAGCGTTATCCTAAATAAGAACATTAACCCACAAGACTTATTATCAGGCGACCGTAATGCAATCCTTATTGCTGCAAGAAAAACAGGGTATGGAGCAGATTACAATGTTACTGTGAATTGTCCTTCTTGTTACACGCCTAATGAATGGGGCACCGATTTAGATGAAATTGGATGTATGCACGGTGGCGTTGAAAGCGCTGATGGATATGATGTAGAAGATAATAACGATGGAACATTTAATATTACTTTACCCAAATGCAAGGTTACTGTTACCGCCAAGCTTCTTACCGGCAAAGACGAGAAAGAAGTAACTATCGCTGCTCAGAAAAGAAAAAAGCACAAACTTGATGAAAACAATCTTACAGAGCAGCTTCGCGCAATGATTGTTGCAGTAAATGGAAGCTCAAACCACAGAGACTTAGAGAGTTTTATTAATTTTGTCCCTGCATTTGATTCTAAATATTTGAGAAATGCTTACTCTAAAATTATGCCTAATGTCGATATGAAGAGCGAATTTGAATGCTCTGCTTGCACATGGGTAGGAGACCTGGAGGTTCCGCTCACTGCGGAGTTTTTTTGGCCTAAGTGAAAAATATACTGAGCAAATTTACGAAGAGATATTCCAGCTAAAATATCACGGCTCTTGGAGTTTCATAGAAGCTTACAATTTACCAATTATCTTAAGAAGATGGTTTTTACGAAGATTGGAAAAACAATTTCTAATTGAAAAAGAGCAGATAGAAAAAGCTAGAAATAAATAAATTTAGTGCTTTCCTGTGCAAATGGGAAAGCATTATTTTTTTTATATAAAAACACTAATTAATATAACGGTATAGGGTTTTAGTACTATGAATAACGAAAAAGATTTGGTTCAAGAAGAAATTATCGACCTTGGTCAGGCTAAGAGAGGTGTCTTAACTGAAACATCTCTGGCTGCATTTGGTGATCACATCAAAATGATGGTAAGCTGGATTTTTGGAGAGAATGTATTTTTTCCAAAGAAAATCAAAGGTACAAAATCTGAAGTAGATAAGTTTTTGAAAACTTTATCGAAAGAAAAGAATTACATGAAGTCTTACAAAAAATATGGTCTAGCCGATAAAAGAACCCACGACAACAAATATAAGCTTGACAGGGCTGTTCAAGATTTCGAAAAAGAAACAAAGCTAGTGTGGCCATTCAAATAAAGGAATAGTTTAGATGGCTGATGAAACTACAATAGAAGACTTAAAAGCCCGCATCGCCTTGCAAGAAACAGAGATTGGGCTTTTGCGCGAAAAGAAAGAGTTTCTTGACGACGAAGCTGAATTGCAGTCATCACAGCTTGAGTTAGCTAAGAAAAAACTAGAAGAAACACGCAAGTATATCTTAGCTCAAGGCAACATTAAAGATCTAGACGAAGCTAGGCAAAAGGCTCTTATGAAAAGTCTTCAGCTTATGCAACAAGAAGTACAACAGGAAGACGCTCGGTTAAAAGCAATAAAAGCTTCTCAAAAAGCTTCTCAACAATTAAATGAGACTGCTGCATCTTACTTTAGCCAAATAACCATGATTAACGACGGCTGGAAGCAAACTGCGCTCGGAGGCTTACTACAGGCTTCTAACACCGCAAAAGGGCTTGAAGGCTCGTTTAAGGCTATGGGAACGGCAATTAAAGCGCTACCTATGAAAACATTTGCTAATATCTTGGGAGAGATAGAACAGCAAACTGTTATGATGGTTATGGGTCTTATGAATGGTGCAGCCGAACTAACCAAGGTAACCGGGCTTATAGACCAAAATTTTCAAGGTCAAATACAACAACTTGGTTCTGATTTTTCTAATATGGCTTTGGGCATTCAAGAAGCACAAGTAGTACTAAAGTCTTTGTATACTGAGTTTTCTAACTTCAGAAACTTAACTAAGTCAACACAAGAATCACTTAAAGGTACAACTATGACTCTTGTTGGGCTCGGCGTCGATGGTGGAACAGCAGTTCAATTTATGGATGATGCAATGAAGACTTTTGGTCTTAGCGCCAAGGAATCAGAAAAAGCCGCTCTAGGTATGTACGCTATTTCAAGAGACTTAAAGTTTACAACAGAAGAGCTAATGACTGAGCTTGGAAAGTTTAAGGGTTATTTGGCTGCTTTTGATAACGGAATTGAAATATTTGAAAATCTTGCAATCGCCGCCGACCGCGCTGGAATGGAGGTTAGTGAACTGGGGAAAGTAGTACAGCAATTTGATACTTTTGAAGGAGCAGCAAGGGCGGTTGGAAAATTAAATACTGCGTTAGGGCAAAACTACTTTGATATGCAGCGGATGATGAGCCTTAACCCTGATGAAAGAATAGAAGAAATGAGGAGCCAACTGCTCCTCGCCGCCCCTGATTTTGAAAGAATGAATTTTCAACAAAAAAGATTCTTAGCAACATCTGCTGGCTTCTCTGATGCTGGTGAACTGATGAAGTTTATGCGAGGCGAAGCTGCGGAAGGTGCTGACGACCTTAAGAAGTTTGGTATGTCACAAAAAGAAATAGAAGAAATTGCAAAAAATTCCAAAGCTCCATTGCAAGTTATGCAAGCTGCATTACAAAAATTGGCTATTGCCGCTGCACCACTAGCGAAAACTTTTGCTGACGTTGCTGTGGAAATTGCTGATTTCCTTTCTGAAAATGCCGAAGTTGTTAAATATGTAGTTTTAACTGCCCTGGGATTCAAAGCATTAACAGGCGCAATTAAAACATTTACTGGTCCATTTAAAGAAGTTAAAGATCTTATGACGGTTGCAGGAGCCGCAGGAACCACCGCCCAAGCCGCTGCTAATGTTAAGTTAGCAGCAAGCTATCAGGCTTTAGCACCAGCAGCCGCTGCCGCAGCGGGTCCGCTAAACGCCATAACCATACCAATGGCTATAATCGCTGTATCAATAGCAGTGGTTGTTATAGCGCTGGCTGACTTGGTTAAGCACGCCATCGACGCAAACGTGCCTTTATTGGAAGTAGCAGGTGCTTTCGCTATCCTGGCTGGTAGTGTGGGTCTTCTGGCTCTTGCTTTCGCCTCCGTCGCCGCTGGCTCACCAGTCTCGGCAATAGGCATTGCAATCGTCGCCGCCGCTATTCTGTCTCTTGGTCTTGCTTTGGCTTTTGTTTCGACGGATGATTTACAAGCCTTAGCAACTATCTTTCAGAGCATGGCGAAGACCGCCGCAACAAATCCTTTTGGAAGCTGGATAAGCGGGATAAAAGAATTTGCTAAAGAAGCAGATAACTTAAAATCAGATTTATCAACAATTGGGCAAGCTATCAATCAATTAGAAATGGATGCTGCGAAAGCACAGCCAGCTATCCAATTTGTTACAGCAATAAGTAAAATTGACGATCAAAGCGTTCAAGGTCTTACACAAGCAAAAGAACTTGTAACTCAATTAAACGCAGGAGTTAACGTTGAAACAGTAAAAGCAATTCAAGAATTAATAAAATCTGTTAATGCATCCACAGCGCAAGCCGCGACCCCAACCAGTGATCGTCCAGTAGAAATAAAGTTAGATGGCAAAGTATTGGGCAGGTTTGTGGGTGGAGTCGTGAAGAAAGGCGTAAATTCCCCACGGATAGCATAAGTATAAATAAGAGAGGAAAAATTAAGTGATATTTGGAACAGATATAGATAAAGAAAAAACAACAACTCAAACCACGGCAGACGACACGCCCACTGGAATTCGACCAGCCGTTGTTCAGAAGGTAGTTAAAAAGAAGCGAACATTGTCTGGTATTGATGTAACTCCAAGACCTTCGCGGTTTGTCGATGGTTCTGTTTCTTATGAAAATGGCTTAAACAATCTCGGAACAATACAATTCTATCACATACCCACTGGTAAAGAAATGTACTTTAAGGCTTTCATAGAAAATTTTAATGATTCTTATACATCTGCTTGGCAAGAAACCCAAGTTTACGGGCGCATGGACCCCATACCTACCTTCGAAAACACTACAAGAACAATTACATTAGACTTTACGGTTCCTAGTTCTTACGTTGCCGACGCCATGTCCAACATGAACATAATAGATACTTTTATTCAGTGTTTATACCCTGTCTACGAAGACGCAGGCGATGCTGGCGGCGCTAAACATGTCTTATCCACAGCACCAGTTTGGAGAGTAAAATTTGGTAATTTAATTTCTAAAAGCAATAGCGGTAGCACCAGCGTAAAAAAAGATGGACTTGTAACTTATATAAAAGATTTCAATTTTCAACCCAATCTTGACGAAGGGTTTATGTTTTTTGAAGACCAAATGTATCCCAAATCTTTTAGTGTAAACTTAAGTTTAACTATTTTGCATGAACACATACCAGGGTTTGTGAAGGAAAACACGCCAAAATTTGCTTCTGGGAAACACAATTTCCCTTATGGTGTTGGCGATCCCGATGATGTCACATCCGCCGATAAAGGAGTAACCAATGTAGTCCAAGGACCTCCTGTCGCTAACAATGCTCAAAGTAGAACTCCAAGAAACGGCTTAGATAAGCGTCTGTTAGAACCTCGTCTGAACGCATAAAAAGAAACTATAATATGAGAAACAACTTTAAAAAAACATTTATCAATCGCACCCGACAGTACAAGGAACTTTTTAAAAAACGCAAGGTGAAAAGACCACTTCAGTTTGCTACCCCTGTGTTGAAAAACGTATCTGATAGCGACCTTAAAGATCTTAATCTGGTTCCTCACATATGGAAAACAGGAGATAGGTTTTTTAAATTGGCTGCAAAATTTTATGGTGATGCTGAATTGTGGTGGGTCATCGCGTTTTTTAACTATAAGCCAACAGATAGTCATGTTACAATGGGTGAAACTATTTATGTCCCCCTTCCATTAGAGAAGACACTTCTTTTAATGGATTATCAATAAACACGAGATTAACGCCATGGCTTTAACAAAAGAACAAATAAAAAAACTATTTAAGGCACCTCGAACAGCTTTACAAAGCGCCCAATCTCTGATGGGTGTCACTCAGGATGAAGCCTTTCAAAGCGGCGATGATGACGCACGCCAGCTAATTGAAGAAAACAATAAGACTTGGGTAAGCATTACCAAAAGTCTTGTTACTAATGAACCTCCGTATATCATAGATGCAGAAGACAACAAAATTGTACTTAAGGATTCTATATTTCGGCTGTCAACTACAGACTTTAATGAGTTTTTAAACAATACCAACGTCGATGGTTGCCTGAAAAGCGAATCCAGCGTTTTTGATGTTAACCGTGCATTCGCAACTTTCTACGCCATTTTATGGCAACAACAAGGAAGAAAAGGTCCCGGTCAAAACCAAGATATACTTTCATACGGGTCAACTTTATATGAAAAAGGTTTAGATTTTTGGAAAAGCTATGAGAAATTATCAGCCGAGTTCGGATCTAAGTGGGTAAAGCAAAAACAATGGATCGCTCCCTCGCCCACCGAGCAGCAGGTCAGAGCAGTCACCTACACAGGGTTAATCCTACCTGTTCATAGGGCTTCCGATGCACGCAACGATGACTTGCACGGATGCAAGAACGAAACGCCTGTAAATACTGATACCGCTGGACAAGGCTACGCAAATGTATCAGGATGGCGCGTAAACCGTACTGATTCAGAACGAAGTCAATATGATGGAAGAGTACATACTCCTACATGGCTTAATTATCAAATGGCTTGCACGAATCCTAGAAAAACACCATACGGCTCTCCTTCTTTGTGGGCTAGAGTTAAAGATGATTTTTTTCAATATTCCAATTCACTTGTGATGCAAGCAAATAAAGAAACACAAACAAAAGGCACTTTAGAATATGCTACTGTTGAAAAAGCGTATGAGAATGGATTCAATAGAAGTCCAGACTGGTTTGCATACACCACCCTCGGCAACCGAAAGAGTATTATGGAAGTTGCTCCTAGAAACGAAGGTTCCTGGTTGGACAATGTAGAACATTGGCAGTATTATGACGATTATTTGCCTTATTGGAATTTGGTTCATTCTTGGAGAAAAGTGAATAATAACGAGCAGCCAGGGATACCGTGGTTCGCAACAAAAAACTTTTCTCCTAATACCAGCGATTATGACCACGCAGATCAACCCGATGGAAAAGGGAACAAACCTTTTAAAGAATATGTTACAAGCGGAACAAGGAAATTAAACCTGAAACATGGTTCTTTATATGGTACGGGAATGCCTGCAAAAGATTTTAAATTTCCGCAATCAGCAGCCGAAAATATAAATAATTTTGGCTTTATGAAGAATGGGCTTTTTGACGGCGATGGCTCCAGCGACGGAGTTTTAAAAATTGCTGGAGATATTTACGGATTTGGAAAAAAGAAGTTGAATGGTAAGTCTTATGACACCGACGATGTTCCATTTGATTTAATTATAGATTTTTTTAAGGGTCAACGCATCTCGAACAAAACCACTGATAGTGTTTGTGGGTTTAGTGAATTCGAGCTTTCCCGAGCCCCATGGGAAGCACAAAATTTATTGCGTCAAAATTATTTTGGTTTCGATAGAGAAGCCAAAGCGAACGGCTGGGAAGGTAATAGAGGAGGCATGGGCTACGCTCTAGAACCGTTAAAATTTGTTGCTTTGGACAAAAAAGAAAAAGGGAAAGATGTATCACTGAAATTTCAAACGGCGTTTTACTTTTTTTCTTGGGCTTTTGAATTGCTCGCCAAAACTATTGAGGAAGGTGCATCCGTTTTCACTATGGAAGATATTCCTTTTAACGATCCATCCGCATCCAGATATCCGATGACAGAAAGTGAAAACCGCAAGCAACACGCATTTTATGAATTTTTATTAAATTTTGTGTATGATTTGCTTTATTTTTCTAAAATACAAATAAAATCAACCATCCCAGATAAGCTGCCCGAGCCATCAAAAAACACCCCTTTGATCGGCAAAGGCGATACTTTTAATGATGCAGCAAAAAGACAAATTATTGAGAATGCCCAATGCTACATGCTTAATAAAATCGACATTTTTGCGAGAGAACATACAAACTTCACTAATGGATTTAACCTACAATATGATTCAATATTAATTACTCAAGAAAAGTCTGGAAGAGCAAGCCCTGCTTTTGGCGGTGTTAAGTGCGATCATTTCTTAAATCTTCTAGGAAAGAGAGATGATGTGTTGGATAAATTTTTGAATATTCGCCCTGCCGATTTAGCGTTACTCCAGCCTCGAATTAGATTATTTAAACAAAGAAAAGTGACCAATCCAAAAACCGGCACACAAGATCAAAAACCTGTTAGAGTTCAAGTCCCAGGTCCATTTGAGACGCATATCAACACTGAGTCTATCAATAGCATCCTAGCACAGCGCAAAGGAAGAATGCTTGGTGCAGGAATCACAGAAATTAATATTCGTTCCGAAGGTGGGAACAAAGCCTGGGACAGGGATTCTTTAGTGACGGCTGAAATTAAATTTCATTTCAATAGACTAGAAGAAATATTTTTAAATTGGCCAGTTTATCCGAACAAAGAAGATGGAACAATTGACTACAACAATCCAGATTACCCTTTTGGTATAAGCCCAGGGTATACAAAAGAAAATGCCCCTGCATCGATTGCAGAGCTTGTTTTCCCTCCAAGAATGAATCCTGATGATATAACTTTAGGGAAATTTACTGATTTTGGAGCACCAGATTTTCAAATAATGCTCGAAGTAGGCTGGTCAGTTCCGAGGAACTTTTTTGATAATGGTGGGAATGGTATCGCCGCTGACATTATTAAACAACTGCAACAAAAAACTTTATATAAAACTTTCTTTTTAAGACCACACAGTTCAGAGTTTGACATAGCAGAAAACGGAACAATTGGACTGACGGTTGAGTATTATGATATTCCTGACACGTTATTGGGAACTAGAAAAAATAAACTGTTTCCGTCGCTGTTTTTAGATAATTTCGATGCAGATGTTCAAAGATCTGTTACTAAAAAACGACAACAAATCTCGGATATTAAAGAGAAACAAGAAGGACCTCTCTCCCTCGCTGACCAGTCTAAAATTGTTAGACTTAAATCTGAAATTAAAAGCGAAGTTGAATCAGCACAAGACGACAAATTAGCAAACTTTCTTCACAAAAAAGTAGCCATGCTTTTTGGTTATTTAATGGGGCTTAAAGGTGGCGACTTCAACGGCGACAAAGGCGCTGTACCTCAACAAGATCCAAATAGGCAGATAAATCATCGAATAAACCTGCCTTACACCCTTTTGGGTATTTATGGAGATAAGAAAAAGGTTAAAAGATGGAAACCTTATAGAGAGCTAGGTAATCTTAGTGATGTAAAATTTTATAGAACGACGCCTGGTAATGAAGCGTTAGTTTTCAATAAGGATGGACTGGTGCCAACGAGCAATGTTCTTAAGAACGGCGCCGCCACCGCCTCCAATGCAGCCAAGATTTTGCAAGATACGCGCAGAACATTAAAAAACAACGACAAAGCAACTGCTATCAAATACAAACAAAAAGCCAATAAACTTTTAAATTCTCTCTCAACAGATTCTTTAAACTCTATAAATGAAGGTAATAAAGATTCTGTTTCCATTGATTTTGTTTATTTTGGAGATTTTGTTCAAACTTTGATAGACGTATCACACATGGATGGAAAGAGTTTCATTGAAGAAGGACATAGAGTTAACAGGGAAGATTTAATTAATCTTATTTTTGGTTGTTTGTCCATCCCTCTTATAGGTCGCAAGGGTGTCATTCGAACCGTCCCAGTTAAAGTTACAGACATACCGATTGTTTCGAATATTTTAGTAGATTTTATTGTAAATTATATGATCAAGACAGAAAAATACGATGTTTCTTATATTGGTCTTGCCGTCGCTTTTTACAGATGGTTTTTGAAAACATATTTTAGTAATAAATGTTTCCTTGGTGTTAGAGAGATAACAACGATGCATCCAGAAATTAACTTTTTTTCTATGTATGGATTAGACAAAACTGCCCCTACAAACCCACACCCACTTACATTTTGGGAACCACACGAAAGTAATCCAACACAGTTAGATCTGAGGTCCAAGGGCATAGCTTATTCGCCTGGATCTTTTTCTCAGAAGATGGATGAATATGATCAAAAGATTAAAGATGGTCAGTACAACAAAAACGCTTCTTACCATTTTTGTTATTTGGGTGGTCAAACTGTCGGAGAGGGGACTTATAGTTACAAGGACGATCTTGCAAAGAATATATATCACTTTTACATTGGTAGAGATTCGGGGATCGTGAAGAACATACAATTCAAAGCATCAGAACTTGAAGGTCGAGCAGAAGCTGAGTGGTCTGTGACGGGAGATAGCCTTAATCAAGCTATGTTTATGATTCCCCGCGTCTATGATGTTACTGTGACTCTCATAGGAAACCATCTGTTTGAACCTGGGCAGACGTTTTTTGTTAACCCCACATTAGGAACATCTCTATCGCTTGTACCTGGAAAAGAATTATCTCAAAGTGAAATTTTGAAAAATACAGGTTTAGGCGGGTACTATTATATCAACAACATGGAAACTCGCGTCAAGGAAGGGCTTTTTGAAACAGTGATCGAGGGCATAAAGATTGGTCTGGCTTCCAGCAAAGACGTCGGCATGACTTTGAACTCCATCACTGCCGAAGATTTCACACAGGCTTCTATATCGGATCTTCAAGAACAAATGGATAAAGAGAAAAAACGAACTGGTGAAACACGCGGCTTCGGGGATGAATTGAGCGATTATTGGAGAGATCTTACTGACTAGGGTAATTATCATATGGAATTTTTTGGACAAAATAAGTTAAACTCAAAGATGTCTTTCCAAGAGAGAGCACTTTTTAAAGAATATGGGATGGCTGAGTATCAAAACTTGAATTTGAGTGATTTCTTGTATAAAAATCCATATTATGGGAAAATAGACAGGAAAGGATATTCAATTACCCCGCGACCTGAGTTCTTGAAAGAGTTGAGTGTGGGCAACAATATATATGTGCTAGACTTCGTTGCCGATGCCTTTGAAGCCTTCAGAAATTCTTTTACTTTAGAAGCTCGGGATAGAAATATATCTAGCAGCACCTCTAAATATTTAAATCTTATCCCCTCTCAAGGTTTCCAGAATTATGAAGACTTGTTTTATAACCACACTAAAGCCGTTTTTGAATCTATGTTTCAGGTCTTAACCGACAGTCCTTTGTTGCGAAAAAAAGCTTGTAATTATAAAAATTTCTTAAAATTTTATTTTTGGTTTTTAGAGTATATAGTTCCTGAAGCCCCTATCACTAGACCAGCTTTTGCGATGAGCAGGTTTTGCCCCACACAATCTACAGGTCTAATTATTAACTTGGATGCCAAGGCAAATCCATCTGATGATTTTGAGAAGAGAGAAGTCTATATAAAAGACCCTTTGTTTAACGCATTTGTTCGCAAAGCAGCACAATATGGTTTTTCCGTGGACAAAAACAACCCCGCAAGACTCGTCGCCAGAATAAATGAGCCACAAATGAAGTTCTTTTTATCTTTAAACAACTCTAATCAAAAGAACTTATTTGAAAAGTATTATTTAAAAACTCATATCGGTGATTATAATGACTTTAAGGAAAACAGTCTTGTTTTTTATAATTCTTTTATTGAAGGATTTCCAGTTGAACATGTTCCGCATCAAACTAAAAACGGCTACGTTACAAAAGAAAGAAAAAGACTTTACGCCGACCAGAATGATCTTGAGGACATGGGAGAAGAATACTGGTTTACAAAGTATTTCTTTTTTAGATACTTGGAAAAACACGGGCGCACTTCAGGAAAATTTTACAAGAACTCACTAAGAAAGCATCTAAAGATTTTAAAAATTAAAGGTGTAGAGAAGACTATTGAAAAAATGGAAAGAATGTTTGCAAAGCATCCCCCCGAAGCTAATCCTAACGTTAGACAACAGATGTTTGATTATGGAATTCTTGATATAGAATCTGCCATTTATTATGGAAAGACTCCCAAAACAAAAGAAGACATTTTGAGAACAATATTAAACCCTAGAAAAATTATCACCGCCGCCAATGTTACACAGACCGCTGCGGTCTTTGCTCAAGGAACAGGAACAACTCCAGGCGTCAGCGGCTACTAAGAGGCTAAATGCTATTTCAAGTACTAGATGATAAAGAAGAATGCCCAACGGTTTATCTTGACGGCAAGATTGTGCGTGAGCCCGACATGTCTGGCTTAACCAAGACGTGGCAGTGGAAGCCATCACTTGGTGACCTTCCTGTCGAGTGCGCTTATCTTTGGGCAGGAGGCAAGACACTTAATGACCTTTGTCCCGAAGAGTTCCAAGAAGAATGGAGCAATCTAAAAAAGAAGTCCGCTGCCTTTAACATTGCTTTTAAAGAAGCTAAAATCCAAACAAGAGATGTATGCCGAGACCTTCTTATGCCCGAAAGGTTCTTTAAGGAACTTTGTTTTCTAAAAAATAAGATCTCGGAGCATATCTTTAGCACTTACGAAAAGCCTTCCAACTATGATTTCCTTTTTGATCTTACTAAGGTCTTGGAGGAAATCAAATCCCAACCTCTTCGCATCGTGCCTTATAGTTTGGATGATAAAATGGCTGCATACAAAACCAGGAAGTTTGCTCAAAAACTGCGTTACCTCCAACCCTATATTAATTACGATGTCTTTGGAACAGTCACAGGTCGCCTTACAACAAAAAGAAATAGCTTCCCTATTCTTACCCTTGATAAAGACCACAGAGATATTGTCCACCCTAACAATGATGACTTCATCGAACTAGACTTTAATGCAGCCGAGATCCGCACGTTTTTAGCCCTAGCAGACATCCCACAGCCAAAAGGGGACATTCATGCCTGGATAAATGAAAACGTCTTTAAGGGGCGAAAGACTAGGGATGAGACGAAAAAGTCTGTTTTTGCTTGGCTATACAATCCAAAAGCATCCAACAAAAAACTTGAACAACTATTTAAAAGAGACGAAGTAATCGCCAAATACTTTGACGGAACGCACGTCAACACTCCTTTCGGTCGTAGGATAGAAACAACCAAGGAGAAGGCATTAAACTACATTATCCAATCAACTTCCTCGGACCTTTTTTTGCGAAGAATGATTGAGGTTCACAAGAAACTTAAAGGAAAAGAGACAAAGATTGCTTTTTGTATTCACGATTCGCTTGTTTTAGATTATAATAGGCAAGACAGAAAGATGTTGGAAGAAGTAATCAACATATTTGAAGAAACGGACCTTGGAGATTTTAAAGTAAATGTCTCTACAGGCAAGAACTTCGGCAAGTTAAGAAAGATTTTATAGGTATAAATGGAAACTATCATAGGATTAGGCAACGCAGGTTGCAACATAACAAAAGTCTTCTCGCAATATCCTCAGTACAACTGTTATTACATCGATTCAGAGGCAAGGAAAGAAGAAAACTTCCTAAAGATACCCAAGAGGACCTCTCACGAGAAGTACGAAAGCTCATTTCCAACAAGGAAAGCAGAAGAGTTCCTTAAGAAAGTAAAAAAACCTACTCTTTTAGTGATTGGTGGCTCTGGAACCATTTCTGGTTGTTCCTTACGTCTATTAGAGCTTTTGAAAAAGAAAAAGCCCCACGTTCTTTATATCAAACCAGACTTAACTACCTTGTCTGCGGATAGAAAGCTACAAGAAAGATCAGTATATGGTATTTTACAGCAATACGCTCGTTCTGCCCTCTTAGAACGCATGTTCGTTGTAGACAATACAAAGTTAGAAGAGGTCTTGGGTGATGTTCCTATCATGAACTACTACAATAGCTTAAACCGTTTGCTCGTGTCTACAATACACATGACAAATATTTATTCTAACACAAAGCCCCTAGAAACTAACTTCTTTGGACTTCACCCAACAAGCCGCATAGCAACATTTGGTATGCTAGACCTTGAAACATCGCAAGAAAACCTTTTCTTTGATCTGGAGAACCCAAGAGATAAGACAATCTTCTATGCGATTAATGAAGAAAGCTTGGAGAAAGACGGCAGCCTTTTCAAAAAGATTAAGCAACAAGTAAATCAGTTTTCGGACGAAAATACAAACGTTTCTTACAAAATCTTCTCTACAAATTACGATGATGATTATGTTTATTCGTTGTCTTACGCCTCTTTTGTACAAAAATAAACTTTTTGCTTGAATCTTAGATAGCTGCGCTTATAATACTATTGTGTTTTTGATACACGATAGAAAATCATACGAAGAGTATAGAGGTTCAACCTTATTTTTAGTAGAATTTTTAAATAATTTTTTTAGGAGATAATAATATGGCTTTAGATATGAAAAAAATGAAAGCAAAGTACACTACTTTGCAAAATCGCGGTCGCGGTAACAATAAGAGTATGTGGTTCCGTCCGCAAGACGGAGAACAAGTTATTCGCATTGTTCCTACTGCCGATGGAGATCCGTTTAAGGAGTTTTGGCTCCACTACGGTGTTGGAAAGAACCCTGCTTTCCTTAGCTTGAAGCGTAACTATGGGCAGGATGACCCTATTGATAATTTTGTTCGCGCTCTTTATAATGAGGGTGACGAAGAAAGCATCAAGATGGCTAAAAGTATTTCTGCAAAGCAACGCTTTTTCTCACCTGTTCTTGTTCGAGGAGAGGAAGAAAAAGGTGTGCGTATCTGGGGATACGGCAAGATGGTATACGAGCAACTGCTCAATCTTGTTCTTAACCCTGAGTACGGGGACATTACTGATGTAGAATCAGGTACTGACCTCACACTTCAGTATGGCAAGCCTGCGGGAGCACAGTTTCCAGTTACTAACTTGACTCCTCGTCGCAAGTCTTCTGGTTTGTCGAAGGATACAGATACTACAACAGGGCTTTTAGAGTCCATCCCGTCCATCGAAGAATCCTTCGACAAGAAGAGCTTTGATGAAATGCAAACTATTCTAGATAACTTTATGAATGTTGCAGATGATTCGGCTGGCACCAGCCAGTATGGCGGTAACGCTATTGATGACGCTCTTTCAGATTTAGATAGCTAGACTGTCTGTCCGCAGGGAGGCACGGGGTTACAGGTGTCTCAACATTTATGGTAACATTAATGTTCAATTTATCTAAACATAGATCGATTGAATAATTCACACACAAGGAGATAATAATGTTTGAAAGATTAACAATGAAACAGTTTTTTTCGCAATATGCACCAGATAAGCATCGAACAGTAGCACCTGCTCAAATCCAAAGGATGCCCTGTTGGCTTGATAAAAATAAGCGCGAATATTTAAAATCATTCGCCGCAAATCGAGCCGAGCTATCATCTTTTATTTTAGCAGATACTAGAAAGTCCAGAGATTTCTGCATTAACGAAGGAAGACCTGAAGACGCACGTTGGTTTGATAGTTTTCTTCAACAAGGTATAGAGTTTTTGATTTTAGATGGACAAAATCGCATTGTAGCTTTGACCGAATTTATGAATAATAAGTTCAGTTTAACTGGAGATTTTATCGACCAGGATGGCAATCCCTGCACAATAGAAAACACGTATTTTAAAGACTTACCACCTCGATTGAAAGATAAGTTTTATACAGATTCAAAAATTTCTATTGCAACTGTAAAAGAAGCTACAAAACTAGACCTGCTAGAAATTTTCTTAGGCTATAATGAGGGAGTTCCTCTTAATGATATGCAAAAGCGCGATGCTACTTTCGGAGCAATTGGAACGTGGGTACACGATCTAACGGACCAATACGAAAATACTATTAGGCGTTTTGTCAAAGACGAAAACATGAAAGCTTCGGAAAGTTTACAATTTATTTGTAATGCATCAATGCACCTTATGCAGGAGTATAATGGATTTGAAGACAGTTTTAAGACTTTCACCAAAAAAACAATGGACAAATGGTATAATATTGGCTTTGATTATTATGATATTCATGATATGAATTCTCCATACCTGCCAGAGCAGCTAGAGAGAGTTGAAAATATTTTAAAAGATGTTTTTAATGTGATTGAAAAACAAAAAATCACTCTATCTCGCGATGGAAAATTGTCTACACGCATGGTCTGGGCTGTATTGATGACTTGCGAATGGCTGTACGATGAAGGTTATGTTTATCAAGACGCAGCAGAGTTTTACAATCAGCTATATAATATCGACAAAAACCTTAGAGAAGATTCAGAGGTGCAATATGGAAAAGATCTAGAGAAGTATCGTATTTCTGTGATTAAGGGTCAAACTGACTTAACTGAGCCAAAGGTAAATCAATACTATTCTCATATAGCCAATGTCCACAAGCAGCGAGTCACTAGGGCAAACCGTTTCAAAATGTTGCTTGAAGAGATTTTAGAAAATTCTCGCCAACTCACAATACGAAAAAATGTTGTAAAACACGCAGCTTAATTTAAAACCGCAGGGAGGCACGGGTTAATAGGTGCCTCATTTCACAATAAAAAAAAGGAACAAAAATGAATAACGATACAAGTACACCAGACACACTTACTAATATGATTACCCTTCTAGAAGAAGTGCGAACGGATTATAATAAGTTTTATGTTGATGGAAATGCATCCGCAGGCACCCGAGTCCGCAAGGCAATGCAGCAGATCAAGACCGATGCTCATTCTGTACGTACTCATGTGCAGTCAACAAAGAACGGCGGCTAGCTCTTCAGTTAGTCGAACACCGCAGGGAGGCACGGGTTAATAGGTGCCTCATTTTTTCACACACACACAAGGAAAAGACATGACTTTAAAAGAAAACCTAACTAAACTAAACTTAGAAGATACTTCTGTTGTTACCTTCACCTTCGAAGAAGGCACAGATGTTTTTCATTTTAATGAGACACATGTAGACACTGCACTCGAAGAAACCACAGTAGTGGATAAACTCGCGGAAGCGATTACTGCTGGTTTGGAAGTGGCTACAGAATACGGACACAACCCTCTTAATCAGCTTCGAGATTCTGAGCTTTTAAAAGGTTATGTACGTGGCACAGGAGAATTTACAGAGTTTGTAAGCTCTGTTATTAAAGAAAACTTCTGGGATGCAGATCTTGTTTCAGAAAGTACTGAACATTATGATCACAAACGAGGTTTTACAACGCTTTCTACAACCTTAACCGCGCCAGCCAAAGAAGTTCTTAGCAACTCTGCTTATGGAACTACATTCTCTGGATGGACAGCACAAGTTAATGTTAACGGCGGCACATTCTCGTTTACTGTTTAAATAAAAACCCGCAGGTAGGCACGGGGTATACAGATGCCTTACTTTCACACACAAGGAACAAAACAATGAGCACAGTTGAAAAAGGTACAAAAATTAAGATTCACTATAAAGGAACGCTTGAAGACGGAACAGAGTTTGATAACTCTAAAGCTAGAGGTTCTACCCTTGACTTTGAGGTTGGGGCAGGTCTAATGATTCAAGGGTTTGATAACAATGTCCTTGGAATGGGCGAGGGAGAAGTAAGAACTTTCACTTTAGCCCCAGAAGAAGCGTATGGTCCAATCATTGAAGAGGCTTACCGCCTTTTTCCAAAAGAAGCATTTGGCGATAATAGTATCGAAATCGATTCCGTTGTAGAAGGTCACAATGGACAAGGGCAACCTATGATGGCTAGAATTGCAGATATTTCTGATGAAGGAGTGCTCCTCGATCTTAATCATCCTCTAGCAGGTAAAGATCTAACATTCGAAGTAGAACTTATTGAAATCGAAGAATAAAGGAGGATTACATGTCAGTAGGTAAAATGTCGCCAGACGACATAAGAAAACTTTTAAATAAAACTGCTGGACAGCAAATCTCCCACAATCTTAATAAAGATAACCCTACAAATGTAAAAGAATGGATTCCAACTGGCTCGCGCTGGTTGGATTCCATTACTTGTAGAGGGAAACTTGCCGGTATTCCAGTGGGAAAAGTAACAGAGATTGCTGGTTTAGAATCAACTGGTAAGTCTTATATGGCTGCTCAGATAGCCGCCAATGCCCAAAAGATGGGTATACAAGTAGTGTACTTTGATTCTGAATCAGCCCTAGACTCATCTTTTCTTGAGAGGACCGGATGCAATGTAGATGATATTATCTACACTCAGGCAATCTCAGTTGAGAAAGTTTTAGAAATGATTGAAATGTTGATGATAAACAATGAAGGAAAGATGTTGTTTATTTGGGATTCGTTAGCTCTTACTCCGACAGAGAAGACTATTGAAGGCGACTTCAATCCTCAGTCTTCTATGGCGGTGAAGGCACGAGTTCTTTCAAAAGGAATGCAAAAACTTACCGTTCCCATTGCAAACACTCAAAGTACAATGCTTGTTTTAAATCAGTTGAAAACTAACATTACACGCAATGTTGCAGAGACTCTAACCACACCCTATGTAACACCAGGCGGCAAGACACTTCCATATACTTACTCTTTGCGAGTGTGGCTCACATCCAGAAAAGCTAAGAACTCTTTCGTCACAGATGACAAAGGATTTAGGATAGGGTCAGAAGTTAAATGCACTTTAAAGAAAAGTCGCTTTGGAACACAAGGTCGTCAATGCACCTTTAAGATTCTATGGGGCGATAAGATTGGTATCCAAGATGAAGAAAGTTGGTTTGAAGCGGTTAAGGGAGCATCACAGATTGAATCTAAAGGTGCTTGGTATACTCTAACTCATAAAGACGGCAAGACTGAGAAGTTTCAAGCAGCCAAATGGATGGATAAACTTAAAAGTGAAAAGTTTAAAAACCGCATCGTGGAAATCATGGATGAAGAGGTTATAATGAAGTTTGACACCAGAGAAGGTAATGCATCAGATTTTTACGAAATAGACGAAGAATAAACTATTTATACTTATGGATCATATCGTAGAAAAAGTGTATAGACGAATAGTAGAAGCCGTCGTTGCAGATGAAAAAGATCTTTTAAAGCTGAATGCTCAAATTATTATCAGCACCAACTACCAGATCTCCGACATTCTAACTACTATTCGTGCCTTCTCCGGCGTTGTTATTGTATCACCAGGAGGAGATTCTAGAAAAATGGGAGAGCTTAAAGAAAAGTCAACTCTCAAGATGAAGATCTTACCTCCTTCTGATTTAAAAACGTACATCGAGGCGCTAAGAGAGAAGATTAACTCTATACCAGGAATTCTTTCTTTCAAAATGCGCCCAGCACGCAAAGAATAAAAAAAAGAGGTAAAAATGTCTGATAAACGAGTGATTGTTCTCGATATGAACAACTTGTTCTTACGGTCGTATATTATGGACCCGACCCTTTCGTTAAATGGAGCAGAGATTGGAGGCATACGAGGTTTTTTTCGTTCCCTTCAAAAGATTTGTAGAGAGTTGAACCCAACAAAAATTGTTGCTTGTTGGGATGGCGAAGGCGGTTCGCAAAAGCGCCGCAAGATATCGAAAGAGTATAAAGAAGGTCGCAAGCCTTTAAAGCTCAATCGCTCTCTTAGCGTTCTAACAGAAGAACAGAAAAAGAAAAACCAAATGTGGCAAAACATGAGGGTAATGGAGTATCTTAATGAAACTCCCATCATCCAGTTTGGTTTTCCTGGCGTCGAAGCTGACGATGTTATCTCCAATGTAGTCCAGTCAAACAACTTGGCTGATTACAAGAAGATTATCGTTTCAGCCGATAAAGACTTTTGGCAGCTTGTAACCGATGATACGATTGTTTATCGCCCCATCGGCTCAGAGTTTGTTACAAAAGAGTTTGTCTTAGAGAAGGAAGGTATTCATCCTACTAACTTTGTTTTAGCACGAGCAATCGCAGGAGACAAAAGCGACAACCTTCCAGGTGTCCCAGGCGCAGGTCTACCTACAATCGCCAAAAGAATACCTTTCTTGAAAGAAGAGAAAGAATGTTCCATTATAGAGATTCTAGATTATGCAGAGAAAATGTGCAATGAATCTAAGGTTAAGTTCTATCCAAAAATAATAGAAAACAACAAGCTCATCTTGAAAAACTACAAAATGATGCAGCTTAAAGCGCCTATGTTAAGTGCTCAAACGGCGATAGCTATTCGTCGCACTTTACAGGAGGCAGAATACAAGTTTAATAGAACAAATTTTAGAACACATATGGTCAAAGATGGCTTTAATATGGAGAAGAATAACTTTTCTGAACTTTTTGCTTTCTTTAACAACATCTGCCTTGAAAATAAGATTATATAGATTATAATATAAGGACGGAGGAAAAGAATGAAAGAAAATGTCACCTTCTCAGATTATGGGAAATCCTTCCAAGAAACGCTCACTCAACTCATCTTTGAGGATAGAGGCTTCTCGGAACAAATGGAAGAAGTTTTGGATATAAACTTCTTTGAACTTAAGTATCTTCAAGAGTTTACTAGGCTCGTATTCAATTATCGCCATAAATACGGTGTCCATCCCTCTGAGGATATCATGTCTTCTATACTCAGAACAGAGCTTGACGAAGAAAGCGATTTAGTTAAAAAACAGATAAGAGATTATTATGCTCGATCTATCGCCTCGAAAGTACAAGATATCGAGTATATCAAAGAAACTGCTCTTGATTTTTGCAAAAAACAAAAACTAAAAGAAGCGATGCTAAAATCTGTAAGCCTTTTACAACGCTCGTCTTTTGGGGAAATAAAAACCATTATCGATGAAGCTTTGAAGCTTGGCACAGACAGCAACTGCGGACATGATTATAAACTAGATTTTGAAGAGCGCTACATTGACCAGCCTCGCAATCCTATCTCCACAGGCTGGTGGGAGATTGATAAAATTACTAAAGGTGGTCTAGGAAAGGGCGAACTTGGAGTGGGCGTAGCTGCTACAGGCGCAGGAAAGTCCATGGCTCTCGTACACTTGGGAGCCTCTGCCCTCAAAGCCGGTATGAATGTTGTACACTACACTCTAGAACTTTCAGAGCCGGTAGTGGGTCTTCGCTATGATAGTTGTTTGAGCGGCGTCCCTATTGGAGACTTGAAACAATATAAAGATATGGTCCATGAAACTTGCTCCGATGTAGAAGGAAATTTAATTATTAAAGAATATCCTACAAAATCCGCATCGCCTAATACGATTAGGGCTCACCTTGCTAAGGTCACGAAAAGAAACCCGAATATTGATATGATTATTGTTGACTACGGAGACCTGTTAAAGCCTACTTCAAGTTTTAGAGAAAAAAGAAATGAGTTAGAGTCTATTTACGAAGAACTCAGAGGAATAGCGCAAGAATATGAGTGCCCCCTCTGGACAGTATCGCAAACTAATAGGTCGGGATTGAACACAGAAATCATAACAATGGAATCTATCTCTGAAGCATTCAGTAAGTGCTTTGTAGCCGATTTTATCTTTTCTCTTTCTCGCACAATCAAACATAAGAACGAAAACTCTGGTCGCGTATTTGTGGCTAAGAACCGTAATGGTCCTGATGGCTTGGTTTATCCTATTTTTATGGATACGGCGAATGTAAGGATTAATGTTTTACCCCAAACAGATGAAACAGTTGAAAGCATCAATAATCAATCTTTGCTTGATCAACAAAAATCCTTAAAAGAAAAATATAAAAAACACCGATCACAAAAATAAAGGATTTAGCCATGGATGTAGCGAACGAAATTTTATCAGATATTACCGTGCACATGAAGTATGCACGCTATCTGCCCAAGAAAGAAAGACGAGAAACTTGGAAAGAGCTTGTTACCAGAAACAAGAAGATGCATCTAAAAAAATATCCTGAACTGAAGGAAGAAATCAATCAGGCGTATAAGTACGTCTATGATAAAAAAGTTCTCCCTTCTATGCGTTCTATGCAATTTGGCGGGAAACCCATTGAGGTTGCTCCTAACCGTATTTACAACTGTGCTTATCTCCCTGTTGATGATTGGAGATCTTTTTCTGAAGCTATGTTCCTCCTTCTTGGCGGCACTGGCGTGGGTTATTCCGTTCAAAAACACCACGTTGAAAAACTACCTGAAATCCAGAAACCAAACGCTAAACGATCTAGACGATACCTAATCAACGATTCCATCGAAGGATGGGCTGATGCTGTTAAACATCTTGTAAGATCTTACTTTTACGGTGGCTCTCGTCTTCGATTTGACTTCTCAGACATTAGACCAAAAGGCGCAAAGCTCGTTACATCCGGCGGCAAAGCACCAGGTCCACAGCCTCTCAAGGAATGTCTACTGAAAGTAGAAGGTATCCTTAGCCACAAGGAGAACGGTGATAAACTTACCACGGTGGAAGTCCATGATGTTGTATGTCACATTGCTGACGCTGTACTTGCCGGTGGTATTCGTCGCGCTGCTCTTATCTCTCTTTTTAGTGCCGACGATGACGAGATGCTTGCCGCGAAAGCAGGAAACTGGTGGGAACAAAACCCACAAAGAGGACGAGCAAACAACTCTGTTGTCTTGATGAGACACAGAATAACAAAAGATTATTTTTTAGAACTGTGGGACCGAGTAAAGGCATCAGGCTCAGGAGAACCAGGGTTCTATTTCACCAACGATAAAGACTGGGGAACTAATCCTTGCTGCGAAATCGCCCTTCGCCCTTACCAGTTCTGTAATCTGTGCGAAGTAAACGTCAGCAACGTAGAGACGCAAGAAGAGCTAAATGCCCGTGTTGCAGCCGCAGCTTTCATCGGCACACTCCAAGCAGGCTATACAGACTTTCACTACCTACGTGATGTATGGCGCAGGACCACCGAGAAAGATGCCCTTATAGGCGTTTCCATGACGGGTATAGCCTCTGGTAAGGTTCTAGAGCTAGATGCGTCAGAGGCAGCAAAAGTTGTTAAACAAGAGAATGCCCGAGTAGCCAAACTTATGGACATCAACCCAGCAGCAAGAACCACTTGCGTAAAACCTGCTGGAACAACCTCTCTTACGCTTGGTACATCTTCTGGTATTCATGCTTGGCACAGTGACTACTATGTGCGTCGTATCAGAGTAGGTAAGAACGAACCAATTTACACATACCTATCGATAAATCATCCCAACTTAATCGAAGATGAATATTTCCGTCCACATGATACGGCAGTTATTTCAGTTCCTCAACGAGCCCCAGAAGGCTCCATTACTCGCTCCGAGAGCGCCCTACAACTTTTAAAAAGGGTGAAACAAGTAAGCCAGGATTGGATTAAGCCAGGTCATAGTAAAGGACAGAATACTCACAACGTCTCAGCGACGATTTCTATCAAAGAATCTGAGTGGATTGATGTAGGTGATTGGATGTGGGAGAATAGATCTTGTTATAATGGTCTATCAGTCTTGCCTCACGATGGAGGAACTTATGTCCAAGCACCCTTTGAAGAGTGCTCCAGAGAAAAATACGAAGCACTTATGGAAGATTTAAGTGAAGTTGATTTAACAAAAGTAGTAGAGTTAGACGACAACACAGACCTTAAAGGCGAGCAAGCATGCTCTGCTGGCGGGTGCGAAGTAATTTAATACTTGAACATCCGAAAATAGTGCTTATAATAAACTTATCATTTTCAACAGGAGAGACTTATGTCCGATCAAGATAAAACAAAAGAAAAATATGTAGTTGATTTCATCAAGGCGTTCGACGAGAACGAACGAGCGATGGAACCTTTCAAAGAACACCGCCGAGACCTCCGCAAGAACTATGTCGAGAACGGTTGGTTATCAAAAGATGAAATGAAACAAGCTGTTCGTGCTTACCGAATGCTTCAGCAAGACGAAGACTTTAGCACATTGCAAGACATCTATGACCGCCTCCGCACGTCTTTGGGGGTATTCTAATGACCCCTTTAAACCGATTTTTACTTATCGAGCCAATGGACGAGAAGGAACAAGAACAAGAAAGTTTTGTTCTTGTTCCTGATTCATACCAACCAAAATCACCTTATGTTCAAGCAAAAGTGCTAGATTTTGCTCATGATTGTAAAATAAAAGTAAGAAAAAATCAGATTGTTGTAGTAGACAATAGCATGATACAAGAGATTGAAATCAATAAGAAAACAAACTTTGTGGTTTTAGAAAACTACGTCGTTGGGCTTGTCGAGATTCCTCTCAAAGAGGTTTTAAAGAGATCTTAACTCTAGTTATTGAGTAGGACATTCTTATGAATACCTTATTATCTACCATACTTTCCGTAACGATTCTAGGTGGTTATCCACAGGATAACAACATTTCTAAAGACCTTTACTATAGCTATTTGCCTATCGTAGATCAGGCAACTTACAACTGTAGAGGTGCAAAAGCAGAAAATGTTGACGTCCAGTTGCTTTGGGATTTGGTTAAAATTGAAGCCAAATACAATCCTCCCGAAGAACTAAAAGGTATGCTTCTAGCAGCCGCTTGTAGTGAGTCAGGTTACAATCCGAAAGCCCTTGGCGACTTTAAAAATAAGCGCCCTAGAGCAAAGGGCATTCTTCAGCATTGGAAATGGGTTGAGAAATACGGTGTAAACCGTTTCAAACCCATGGAAGCTGCTGATTTTTGGATGAAGCATGTGACTAGCCAACTTAAAAAAGTTAAAAGAAAGTGTAGGTTCCGATCCGAAAGGAAGCTGTGGGTCGCAGCTTGGGTTACCTCTATTAGGTATCCCAAACCAGAGGGAAGATGTTGCGAGAAACCTTTACATTTAAGGAAATTAAAAAAATGGAAAAGGAACATCAAGAAGAACAACTTAACCACGGGCTGCTAGTACCACATATCTTCTTCGCTGAAGAGATAGTTATAGGAGGCAACTTAAATGCTTACATCTACGCAAATGAAAAAAATACTCATATCATCCACAATACTTTGGACAACGTTTATTCTTACGACACCAACAGCTTTGGTTATGATTTGGGGATAGGCTCTCCTTTCGAGGAGGGCTCAAAAACAGAGGATTTGCTAGACGCTTTATCTTATAAGTTGGCTTTTACCGGCAAAGCACCATTTGCCGATAAGGTTTCGTCCATCCGTCTGGAGGACAACAAAACTCTTAAAGTGACTACACATAATGCTCGCGTCTTTAGGGTCAAATATAACAAGTTAAGAATTTTTGATACAACAAATGTCTTTGACCTACCCTTCTTGCCTGAAAAGGTAACGAAGGGTTTTCGCGTTTTCGATTGGTTCGATGTTCACCACGGCACCAAACATGAGTTTGATTTCTTAGAAGACAACAACTCCGATCTGGTAAACAAGGTGCGCTTTTACATTTCTTCCAGGGCTGTTAACGAATGTCCTCTGAAAGACTTGGTAGCAGAATCTTATTTAAACAGCCAACAACTACGCGACCCTGAATACTCAGACACATACGCTCGATTAAAAGTTCTTTCTATGATGAAAGAAGCAGGTATAAGTGGACCCTTAAATGGCAAAGACAGGTATGGTAATATAAGACACCGACCTTTAAAGATTAGCTTAAGCAATCGAGAAGTCATTCCCGACACAGAAATAAAAAGCATGGAATGTGGAGATATTATAGTTGACGGTAGAAGTACAGAAGAGATCCTCCCACGGAGGTCCTAACTTTCACTTATCAGGCATTATTCCTGCTTCTCACCCTTCCCTTGGGTTTGAGATGCCTTGGTCTGATGTTATGATGCCCATAGCGCCTAACTATGTAGCCATAGAACGCGCCGTAGTAGAGTGTGCATACGCTGGGTGCGAAACAATCTGGATTGTGTGTAGCGACGACATAGAGCCTCTTATAAGGAAGCGCCTTGGAGATTACATTCAAGACCCTGTTATGCTTTATCGTCACTTTGATGACTTTCTTTACGACAAGACCCTTCGTCAAAAGCCTATTCCAATCTATTATGTCCCTATTTCTGTCCACGACAGAAACCACAAAGACTCAATGGGTTGGGCTTCTCTTCACGGGGCTTTTACTTGTCACAAGATCACAAGAAACATTAGTCGTTGGTTAAAACCAGACATGTTTTATTTCGCTTTTCCCTTTGGAATCTATAACATAGGGTTTTTACGAGAACACAGAAAAAAGATTTCTTCAAAAAAGAACTTTTTTTTGGAGTTTGGAGGAGAGACAATACTAAATAATAAGCCGTGGGCGTTCACTTTGTCTTGGGAGCAGGTAAAAGACGTAAGACATCAATGCCTCTCAAATATTCAGTCGATTAGAGATGCTTCTTTGGAAGAAATTTTTGGTTATTTAGAACTTGGTGATTATAATACTTTGGGAATACCCGAAGCACAAGAAATAAAAGATTGGGAGACATACTGCGATTTTATTAATAACCTCGGTAGGAAAATGAGAAGACCCACAGAAAGAATACTTAAATATAGAGAATTTAAGGGCATACCGCAAGAAGAAGACTAATTAGTATATTCTTAGGAGGATAACAAAAATGAAAAAGTTTTTACATAGACTAAGAAATCTATTTCGTGAACACTGTTGCTGCTGTTGCGCGACATGCGGTTGCACTAACTGCGCTTGCTGCTAAAAAAAAAGGATATAGCTAATGAAAATCACTAAAACCAAACTTAAACAAATCATCAAAGAAGAGCTTGTTCAAGCTCTTAACGAGCAAACTCTTAATGAACAGGAACCTTACAATCCTCGGCAGGGACTTGATAAACCCTACTCCGATGTCGGTGCTGACAAAAAATACGCTTATACATTGAACGGGCGATTAAATAAAGGTATGGACTATAATCCTGGCTTTTTGCAGAAAATGAAAACTAAATTCGGAGGTAGAGATCCAATAGTAGATATGGCTATGAAGCGTCTCCATAATGTAGAATATGCTATGTTTTACAAAGACCTTCGCGGTTTGTCCGACGAGGAACGCGCCGAAAAACAGGCTTATAGAAATAGCAAAGAAGCCTTCAACGAGTTTTGGCAAGAAATTGAGAACTTAAAAGACACCAGGGCGCTCCGTCGTAATCAGGGCATGAGAACGTCAAAAGAACAAAGTCGCGATTATGAAAATCTTATCGCTAACGCGGAAAAACGCCGTATTGAAATGGGCAACAGGGCTGAGGGTAGAAAAAACTATGTTGAAAAGCACCAACAAGCATTAGAACTTCAAAAAAACCGCAGGTATAAAGAAGCTAATGAGTTGATTGACGAGATTGATGCAGCCGTAAAGTCTGGAAAATTTGAAATTGTTTTGACGGCAAAAAGGGCTATGAAGACAGATGATCGCGGACGACTATTACCAAGGAGTTAAACAAATGAAAATCACAAAATCAAGACTTAAAGAAATCATCAAAGAAGAAGTTGAGAAAGTTCTCAAAGAAGGTTTGGAAGACTCTGAAGCAGGCTCTCGCCACTACCAGAATGTAAAAAGAAAAGAACGCATACTTAAAAAAGCTATTAAAGATGGGTTGACTTTTGATCAAGTCCAAGACAAATACACAGAATTCTATGATTTAGATCCAGAATATTATAAACATCTAAAAACAGAGAAGCCTTCCGAGGCGCTCGAAGAAGAAGTAGACGAGACAATGGACTCGGGATACCTATCAGAACCTAAAAATAAAAAAGATGAAGATAAGTAAAGAACATTTAAACAAGATTATTACCGAAGAAGTCCAAAGAGTTTTATCAGAGATTAGTGATGATGAGCTTGATCGGCTTCTTGCCATGGGGCGTAAAGACGAAACCCCAAAAGAGAAAATAACTCAGGTTATTGGTGACAACCCCGAAGAAGCAACCGATGCTATGTTCGACATCTTGGGTGCGGACGGGATTAAAGATGTTATGATTGCCTTGGCTCACGCTTCTGGCGACGAAGAACTATTAAACTACACCAAAACAATGAACGAAGATAAGGAATAAAATGAACCTTGTAGGCAACACGCCTCTTGTAAAGCTGGGCGATAAACTTTACGCTAAGTTCGAAGCATACAATCCATCAGGTTCCATTAAGGATAGGATGGCTTCTTACATCCTCCAGAAGGCAGAAGAGAACGGCGACCTACGAGAAGGTTATACAATCGTAGAAGCATCGTCAGGCAACACAGGCATCGCTTTTGCTATGCTCGCAGCCTTAAAAGGGTACGGTTGTATTATTGTTATGCCCAACAACATGAGCGAAGAGCGAAAACAAATGATGAGAGCATTTGGCGCTCGGATTATTGAAGTTGGAGACAATGCGTTTAAAGACGCTATAAAAACAAGAGACGAACTTGTTTCTAACTTTGGAACATACTGGTCCCCACGCCAATTTAGCAATCCTTATAACATCGAGTGCCATGAGAAAACTACAGCAACAGAAATCGCCCATGCAGTTTTGGATATGCCAGCCCGCTTGTCGGCACTCGTTTCAGGTGCAGGGACAGGGGGTACTATCATGGGATGCCAAAAACAACTAAGTAGGCTGTGGAAAGAAACTAAATTTATATTGACAATGCCGGAAGAAGACGCCGCCACACATGGTATTCAAGGCATTAATGACGGCGACGATTTTTTGGTGGATAAAAGTGTTATCGATGAAGAACTTTTAGTATCTACAGAAGACGCTAAGGCAAGAGCCCGCCGCCTAGCAAAAGAAAATGGGCTACTCGTAGGTATTAGTTCAGGCGCTAATGTCCTCGCCGCCGAGCGATGGATAGAAAAAAACAATCCCACCGGAGTGGTGGTAACCTTTCTTTGTGATAGAGGAGAAAGGTATTTGAGTTGTATGTAACTATTTAATAAAGACGGAGATTTATAAATGAAGTTGGATGAGTTAAGAAAAATGGTAAAAAAAGTACTGCAAGAGCAAGATTTTAAATGGGACGATGTTCTAAAAACGAAGCCTCAAGCAAAAGTGCTCCCTCGTGATCCAGCACAATCAGCAAAAGACACTGGAGTCCCAGAGAAAAAATATAATCCAGTAACCGATAATCGCATCGATGCGACCTCGGACGAAGCTGCCAAAGCAGAGCTTAAAGCTTTAACCAGAGCATCAGGATTTGTCCCCGGTAAACGATATGTTGCCAAGGACGCAGAAGGTTACTTCATTCGCACACTTGTAGATACCCGACGAACCTAGAAGGAAAAAAGTTGGATGAATGTAATGGCAGGATTAGGAATGCTTATTGTAATGAGCCTTTTTATGCTGCTAGTGATTATTCCTCAACACGAAGATGACGAGTAATTTTTACTTGAATAGTGACTAAATGCGCTTATAATATAGGCAAACTTTTAGGAGACTGTTATGACACGAAAAAACCCTTCCCTTCCTTTTGTAAACTTACACGGACATTCAACCTTTAGCATCAACGATGGCTTTGGGTTCCCTCAAGAACACATGGACTTTGCTTACGACAACGGCTGTGATGCTCTTGCTTTGACCGACCATGGGCACGCCAATGGTATGAGTTATCAACTGTTGCATGCCAAAAAGATGAAAGAGCAAGGTAAAGAGTTTAAACCAATCTTTGGTGTCGAAGCATACTTTTTGCCATCCATCGAAGATTGGCTAACAGAGGTCGAAGAACTTAAAGAAGACAAGAAAAAAGCAAGACAGCTTAAGAAACACACCGGCACAATGGAGTCGGAAGATGAAGGCGAGACAAAAGATAGTAATCGCGTCCGCAACCGCAGACGACATTTAATTCTTCTCGCACAAAACCAAAAAGGTTTGAGTAACATATTTAAACTTATCTCGGAAAGCTTCACAGAGAATAACTTTTATCGCTTTCCGCGTATTGACTATAAACTATTGGAGAAATATAATGAAGGGGTTATGGCTTCATCTGCTTGCCTTGGTGGTGTTTATGCAGGTGACTATTGGGCTAATCGTGACAGCGGCGGTGATGCTGTTCTAGACGCGATGAGGCGCACAACAACAAAGATGCAATCCATCTTTGGTGATCGTTGGTTCGGTGAAGTACAATGGAATAACATTCCAGAACAACACGAACTAAACAAATACATTTTACAGGTTAAAGACGAGTTTAACTTGAAGGTCATTTCCACAGCAGACAGTCATTATCCGACCGATACTGCCTGGAAAGATAGAGAACTATACAAGCGCCTTGGGTTTCTTAATCGCCCAACTAAGCCTGAATGGTTGTCGGATCACCTTCCAGAAGACATTGATGAGATTGGTTACGAGCTTTACCCAAAGAACGGTGACCAAATGTTCGAGTCTTATAAAAAGTATTCCGCTGAATGTGGTGTAGAATACGATGATGAAGTGGTAAAACAAACTATTACAGACACACATCGCATCGCTCACGAAGTCATCGAAGACTTCATGCCTGATGATGCAATCAAACTCCCTGACTTTGTTATCCCAGAAGGTATGGAAGCAGAGACGGTTCTAGAAGAATACGCTCTCTTGGCTTTGAAAGAAAAAGATCTTCACTTAGACAAAGAATACTCCGATCGTTTGAAGCATGAACTTAAAGTAATCAATGGACAGGGCTTTGCTAAATACTTTCTTACAATGAAAGCCATTGCTGACAAAGCCAACGAAGGATGGCTGACAGGTCTCGGGCGAGGCTCTGCTGCTTCGTCTCTTGTATCTTATGTCTTAGGCATTACACAGATTGACCCTATCAAGTACAATCTAATCTTCTCTCGCTTTATGTCAGAGAATCAAGCGCAGATTGGTATGCCTGATATTGATTATGACGTAAGTGACCGCATGGCTCTTACAGAAAAACTGATTAAAGATTGGGGTGAGACATCTGTTGTCCCTATCTCCAATTATAATACTCTTCAGCTTCGTTCACTCATTAAAGACATCTCTAAATTTTATGAGATCCCTTTTACCGAGGTGAACAAAGTTACAGGCGCGATGATTAATGAAGCGATGCCGCACGCCAAAGCCAAGCACGGGATTAAAGCAGGTGTGTACAATCCTACTTTTGAGGAAGTAAAAGAGTTCTCCTCCACCCTTCAGGCATTCTTCCGTAAGTATCCCCACGTTGCTACCCATGTTGATGGTATCTATGGCTCTATCCGCGCCGTCTCCCGACACGCTGGCGGCGTTGTGATTGGTCAAGAGTTAGACAAGCACATGCCTCTTATCTCTTCTGGTGGGGTCCGACAAACTCCCTGGTCAGAAGGAATGAATGTTCGTCACTTAGAGCCACTCGGCTTCATTAAGTTTGACTTACTTGGTCTTTCTACCTTGGCTATGATGGAGAATGCTATCAAAGCAATCTTAAAGCGCCATCACGGAGTAGAAGACCCAAGTTTCCAAGACATTAAAAAGTATTACGATGAGACGCTTCATCCTGATGTCTTAGACTTCGATGACCAGAAGGTATACAAGACTGTATTCCACAAGGGTAAGTTTGTAGGAACGTTCCAGTTCACTCAAGCAGGCGTTCAGAGCTTCTGTAAACGAGCCAAACCTACCTGTCTTGATGAGCTTTCAGCTATTACATCTATCTACCGTCCTGGTCCTCTCAGCGCTAAGGTAGATAGATTATATACCGATGCCAAGAACAACAAAGACAGCGTAAATTACCTTCACCCTCTAATCGAAGAAGAAACCAGAGAAACATTCGGCTTTGTTCTTTATCAGGAGCAGATTGCTACAATCACTCATAAGATTGGCAAAGATATTACGCTTGACGAAGGAAACATTATTCGTAAACTTCTTACCAAGAAAGGTACAGGTAAAGAAAAACAACTTAAAAAGTTTCATAATAGGTTTATTGACGGTGCTTTAGAGAAGGAGATAGACAAGACTACAGCAGAGAAGATCTGGCAGACTCTAGAGAACTTTGCTAAGTATGGGTTCAACAAAGCTCACTCGACCTCTTACGCTGCTATTTCTTATCAGTGTGCGTGGCTCTACACTTACTATCCTTCCGAGTGGATGGCGGCGTTCTTGGATAAAGAACCAGAGGTGCGAAAAGAAAAAGCCATCAATATCGCCAAGTCTTTTGGCTTTAACATTCGCGGGTTAAATATAAACCTTTCAGGAACTGAATGGGAGATTGATCCAGATGACGATAAAACTCTTATCCAGCCTCTTGACTCTCTTAAAGGGTTAGGAGACAAAGCTATTGAACAGATCTTAAATAATCGTCCATTTAGCTCTGTAGAAGACTTAATCTTCAGTGAAGAGATTGTTTATTCTAAACTTAACAAGAAGGCATTAAATGTTTTAGCATTAAGTGGAGCATTAGATTGTCTTAAAGACGATCGCTTTAATGGAATGAAGCACTTCTGGTCAGCAATCGTGGTGGACCGTCCGAAGAACAGGAAGAAACTAGATGAAAATATTCAAACCTACGAACAAGAAGCAGAGTTTTCTATTGATGAAAAAATCGCTAACCTTTCTGATCTTACTGGTATCTTTCCTCTTGATCTCGTTATAAATGATGTATTACACCAACGCTTTCGTGACCGCGCTATCCCTCCGCTAGGAGATGAAGACAATAGATTTTCTTACCGCGCAAGCAGTGGCGATGGGTACATTACATGGTGCATCCCTCGGGAGATAATCCAGAAGAAAACCAGGAATAAAAAGGACTTTTGGATTGTTAGAGTGACAGACGAGACGTGCGTGGACAACAAGATTAAATGTTGGGGCGTAAACTCAGATAAAGATAGTCTTTATTTGAACCGTCCGTACATTGTAAAAGTAAATTTCAGCGACCAGTGGGGTTTCTCTACCAAAAGAGGCACTTCTCACTGGAAATTAATGGGGTAACAGATGAGTGATTTAGAAATAATGGCAGTATTCTTTGGATTGCTTGGCGGATTGATTCTCTTTCCTGTTGTTCTTATGAAGATTCAGGAGATTAGAGATAGAAAATGAAGTGGAAAACCAAAGATAAACTAAGAAAAGGAGGCTTTATTCTTTTTCTTGTTGTCTGGAGCTTAGCGATTGGTTATTTCTTTACAAACTGTCAAGATACTCCTATAATAAACTTTTAAAGAGGAAGTATGAAATCTCCACTAAGGTATCCAGGCGGTAAGACAAGGGCTGTGAAGCACATCTTGCCCCATATACCAAAAGGCATAAAAGAGTTTTGCTCGCCTTTCTTCGGCGGCGGCTCCCTTGAGCTTGCCGTCGCAGACAGGGGCATACCAGTTTACGGCTATGATATCTTCCAGCCTTTAACAAACTTCTGGCATCACCTTTTAAGAACTCCCATGTCTTTGTCTATACTCTCTGATTCTTATAGAACAAGCAACGGCACTCTTAGAGGCTTGACACGGCATGACTTCTTGCAGTTTAAGCAAGATCTAATGTCTGCGCCAGCTAAGTCAATCACAGACGCAGCAAAGTTCTACGCTCTTAATAGAAGCTCATTTTCAGGAGCGACTTTATCAGGAGGCTATTCCAAGCAAGCCGCTTATAAAAGATTTACCAATAGCTCTATTTTGAGGCTTTGGACGTTCGAGACTTACAACCTGGAAGTTATGAAAGCCGGTTTTAAAGAGTCCATCCCTAAACATCCTGATGCTTTCTTGTATTGCGACCCTCCCTACATGTTAGAGAAGAACAACAATCTTTATGGAAAGAACGGTGATACTCACGCAGGCTTTGACCACGAGGGACTATTTAATCTACTGAATGAAAGAAAAGGCTGGGTCTTATCTTACAACAACTCTCCACAAATCAGAGAGATGTATAAGGATTATCAAATCATAGAAGCTGAATGGGCTTATGGAATGAAAAATGTTACAACAAAAACAATGGGTTCCAGTTCAGAAATACTAGTTATAGGGTAATGGATATGAATAAAAAACTATGGAACGAGTTCCTAAAAACTCCACAAACTAAAAAAGAAAAAGAAACTCTTGGTGAAGCTGTTGTTGCGATAGTTGAAGAAACTAAAGAAAGACTACATGAAGGTCAACAAGGGATGGCTTTTGAAGATGTTCTAGTTGCCGTAGCCAAAGGCGAAGAGTCCTACAACAAAGACGAAGCCGCTCTCAAAAAGGGCAAACGACCAAACAAAGCAGGAGGCGGTAAGTGGAAAGAGCTTACTCTTTATGATCTAGCAATGATAACTTTAAGAATAATGGGCTACACCGATGACGAAATCACAAACGGCGTAGATCCAAATGCCAGAGCTGTTTCAAAGTCAGGGATCTCAGGCGACCCCAAGACAGATGTTATTATCAAAGAAAAAAATATTTCCTTAAAACTACCAGGAGGAATCCAGCTAGGCTCGGGAGAAGGAGCTTCGACTAAAGCTATTTTTGATTTAGTTATGGAAGAGTATCTTGAGACGATGGGGATGAGAGCCACGACTGATGTAAGAGAAATGGTAGAGAAGAGCGCTAGCTCTGTGATTAAAAAACATGTTGAGGAGTTTTTAGATTCTTTAGCGGAAACAACTGGCAAAAGATATTATCCTACTCAATCATCGTCTGTTACAAAGGGGGAGTGGAAAAAAAATGTAGATGAACAAACCTATGAAGGCTTATTGACAGCAAGGGCTGCATGGGATTGGGACCATAACAAATATCCCAGCGATGGTATTCCAAAGGCATGGAAAAAAGGACCTAAAGGGACAGAGACTGAAGATCCACAACAAGCTATTGTTCCCAGCACGATCGGGTCTACCAAGGAAAAACGACTATTCCCCACAAAAGAAGCTTATGTGAAAGCTTTTATCGAACGAGCAGTAGCCAACCAAGCCAAACAAATGGATAAACGAAGCTGGGAAGAGATCAAGAAGACACTTAAAGATACAGTCAATAAAACAGTTGCAAAAGTGGCTGCTGAAGATCCTCTGTTTTATGACCTATTGATAGATGAATACTTAACTGGCAGGCGTCAGTTTACGAACAAAGATCACATAGCAACTTGGTACTTATCCCCACAAGGATTTTATCCAATAAGAACAAGAGAAGAGACTGCAAAGCTTGCGAAAGAGATCAAGGATTATCTTAAATGGGATGCTCGTGGAAAAGGAAGAAAATATCTAGGGAAAGCGGTGTCTTTTCGTATTGATTTCAACCAGGCGGCTTATTATAAAGCCATCACCAAAGCTTTGAAAGAAGAGCAAAAAAAGGCGACTCAAGATATGTCTGAGCAAGAAGAGGAGAGTTCTACGGAGACTAGCCTAGAAGACAAAATAACGAATAATCTCGTAACATCTGTCTTGCAGAGTATAAAAATTTCTTAACTTCTCTTCTGCGAATAGATACAATAATAAACATAAAAGGTGGTTTATGAAAAACTTGTCTCGCTCGGAGTTAATCCGACTTTCTCTTTTGCGTCAAGAGAACGAAGCAAAACTTACAAACAACGGCGCACTTGTGGTGAACACCACCCCCCATACAGGGCGCTCACCAAATGCAAAGTTTATCGTAGAGGATGAAATAACAAAAGACTTGGTAGATTGGAAAAACAACCAAAAAATGACCAAGCCAAATTTTGAGACTTTTAAAAAAGAATATAAAATCCCCAACGATCTTTTTGTTCAAGAAGTATATGCAGGAGCAGACCCAGCACACCGCTTAAAGGTTCGCATCCACACCAAAAACGCTTGGCACTCGGTCTTTGCACGGAACATGTTCTTCCTCCCTACGGAAGAGGAACTACAAGACTTCGAACCAGAGTTTAATCTCTATTATATTCCCGATAATACAGCAGAGCCACGAGTTATTATTTCCATGAAAGATAAGGAAATATACATCTCGGGGACTTCTTACGCTGGAGAGATGAAGAAGAGTGTCTTCACGGTGCTTAACTTTTTATTACCACAGAAGGGTATCCTTCCGATGCACTGCTCAGTGAATGTATCGAGACATAGCGCATCTCCCACAGTGTTCTTTGGATTATCGGGGACAGGGAAAACAACCTTATCAGCCGACATAGCCAACTGGCTTGTAGGCGACGACGAACACGGTTGGTCAGATGAGGGTGTATTCAACTTTGAAGGTGGTTGTTACGCAAAGACGATTAACTTATCTAAAGAAGACGAGCCGCTCATTCACAGAGCAACACAAAAATTTGGAACTGTATTAGAAAATGTTGTAGTAAACGACGGAGAGCCTGGTTTTTTTGACGACTCAATCACCAACAATAGCCGAGCTTCTTATCCTTTGGAGTTTGTTAAAAATATTTGGACGGAAACCCACAGTAGACATCCAGACAACGTTATTATGCTTACCTGCGATGCCTACGGGGTTCTTCCTCCTGTCGCTCGTTTGACTGAATCAAACGCCATTGAGCAGTTCCTGCTAGGCTACACAGCCAAAGTAGCAGGCACCGAGAAGGGAATAACAGAGCCCCAAGCAACTTTTTCACATTGCTTTGGCGCTCCTTTTATGCCCATGAGACCAAAGGTTTATGCCGAGCTTTTAAGACAAAAGATTAAAAAACACAATGTTAACTGCTGGTTAGTCAATACTGGCTGGACTGGCGGTCCTTATGGCGAAGGAAAAAGAATGCCTATCTCTCTTACGAGACGCATTGTAACCTCTATTCAGAACGGATGGATGAAAGAATTTACCTTCAAGAAGCATACTTATACTGATCTAGAGATACCGATAGACTGTAAATGGATGCCAGAGGAGATTTTAAATCCAGAACTAGGCTGGAAAAATAAAGAAAAATATGTTGCACAAGCTAATAAGTTAATGAGCATGTTTATAAAGCAGCTTAAAAAAGGTACATTTTAAAGAGGGAATAATGTTTGAACGTAGGAGATTTAATAAGATGGCATGAGCCCATAGATGGTAAAGAATACTATGGTATGGTTGTTTGCGTCGATGTACTGACCAAATACGAGAATACCTTTTTGATTGAGATACTTCACGAACTCGACATTCATGAACTTGTAGAGATTTATTGGTTTGAAGATAAATTTACTGAGCTTATTTGGAAAAGATACTTAGAAGTTGTTTCTGAGTTTAGCCCTTGAAAAAATAGCGATAGTGTTTATAATATATAAATGAGTAACAATTTAAAGCGCAAGCTCAAGCGCAAAAAAAAGAGGCAAGCCCAAAAGGAACTGACTGCGAAAGTTTCTTTGTTTGGTCGTCTTGGTGACCAATGCTTGGTTTGCGCCAAACCTTTCGATAAAAAGGACAAAGAACAAGTAATGTCTTGGTCCGTGGTTGTTAAGAAAGAAGAAAACCAAGTTAACCTATACTGTCCCGACTGTTGGAAGAAAGCAGCCGAGATTGTTGACGATTTCAAAAAACGAGTGGAGGAAAGAAATGATCGTTGAATATGCTAGACTAAGAGAAGATGTGATGCCCCCTACAAGAGGTAATCCAAGCGATGCTGGGCTGGATGTTTATTTTAACCCAGAAGATGGAAACAGCGTTTCTTTAAATCCTGGTCAAAGCGCAAGGTTTCAAACTGGTTTGCGGTTCGGTATTCCACACGGTTATATGTTGCAAGTAATGAACAGGTCCTCAGTGGCAGCTAAAAAGAACCTTGTTGTTGGAGCCCATGTTGTTGACTCTGGCTACGATGGCGAGGTCTTTGTTGATATGCATAACATAGGAACCACGCCTCAAACCATAGCGCCTCAAGTTAAGATCGCCCAGGTGGTTTTAATCCCAGTAATTCCTTTCCGAGCCCTTGAAACAAGCTCAGGAAACCTTTACGACTGGTATCCAATCACAATCTCTGATAGGGGCGATGGAGCCCTTGGGAGCACAGGAGAATGAAAGGAATAGTACCACCAGGTTCTTACACCGCCCTAGCCGGTCACGACATGGGCTTTGGAGATGTAAAAGAAGAAAAAGTTGACCACCCGGCACACTATAACGCTGGGGAAATGGAAGTTATTGACGTGATTGACGGTCTTGGTTGCACCGAAGGCTTTTGCGTTGGAAACATAATCAAGTATGTATCACGCTATAAACACAAAAATGGCGTCCAAGACTTGGAAAAAGCGAAATGGTACATTGATTATTTGATAAAGAAGGAAAATGAAAAATAAATACCAACACAACGACGATGGAACAACCTTTATCTTTATGGAAAGCAAGAATAAACTCTGCCCAGGTAAACACGCAGTCATTATAGACACAGAAGATTGGGATAAAGCTGAAGGGTACAAGTGGCGTATCTTGGGTACTAAATCCACTCCTTACGCCCGTACCGACATCCCGCATCCAAACGGAGGTAAATATATACGCCGAGATGATGGATATCCACGAAAGCGGATGACCTCTCTTTTAATTCATCACCTTATAATGGGCAAGCCCCGCGAGGGAAATAATGTTGACCACATAAACCACAATGGGTTAGACAACAGAAAAGAAAATTTAAGGTTCGTGACAGTAGCCCAGAATCAACAAAACAGCCGATCCCAAAAAAAATCCTCCTCTGTATACAGAGGGGTTAGTTGGCACAAGCCAACCAACAACTGGCAAGTAAAGATCTGTCACCAAGGAAAACAAATGCACATCGGTTACTTCGTGTGCAAGCATCAAGCCGCCCTTGCTTGGAACAAAAAAGCCACAGAACTATGGGGAGAAGAACACACCCTCTTAAACAAAGTGGAGAAAAAATGATTAACGCACTCGGTCCTCACGATTGGTCGCTAGACAGATCTTTTAAAGAAGCAGTATCGTTTGACGATGTTCTTCTCGTGCCTCAATACAGCGACATAGAAAGTCGCTCTGAGGTAAACATTAACAGTGACTTAGACGACAACATCACCCTTCATCTACCAGTCATTTCCAGCCCTATGGATACGATCACAGAATTGGCTATGGCTCAAGAGATGAGCAGGTCAGGCGGTCTTGGTATTATCCACCGCTACAACTCTCCCAGAGAACAAGCAGAGATTATCGAAGAAGCAGTTGTTCAACTGGTTGATAGTCCCGCCGCAGCTATTGGGGTAACAGGAGACTTCATGGAAAGAGCCAAAGCCCTTGTCGTAGCAGGTGCAAAGGTCCTCTGCGTTGATGTTGCTCATGGTCATCACATTATGATGAAGAACGCTTTAACTAAACTTAAAGCAGAGTTCGGGAAAGAGGCTCACATTATGGCTGGTAATGTCGGCACCCTAGAAGGTCTGAATGCACTAGCCGAGTGGGGCGCTGATTCTGTCCGATGCGGCATTGGAGGAGGGTCTATCTGCTCTACCCGCCTTGTTACAGGTCACGGCGTACCAACTTTACAAAACATTATTGATTGTGCTCGAAGCCATCATGATGTAAAGATCATTGCTGACGGCGGCATCAAGAAAAGCGGAGACATTGTAAAAGCTCTTGCTGCTGGTGCTGACTTTGTAATGGTTGGCTCTATGTTCGCAGGAACAAAAGAAACCCCAGGACAGGTGTTTACAAGCCAGTCAGGCAAGAAGTATAAAGTATACAGGGGTATGGCTTCGAAAGATGCTCAAACGGACTGGAGGGGTAAATCCTCCACGCCAGAGGGGATCTCAACCACAGTCGCCTACAAAGGTTCAGCCAAGTCTGTTCTAAAAGACTTAGACGGCGGTATTAGAAGCGGGCTTTCTTACACCGGAGCTAGAAATCTATTCGAGTTGAGAACAAAAGCTCAGTTCATCAAGCAAACAAATGCAGGTCAGCAAGAAAGTTTCACTCACATCCTCATGAGGAACAAGTAGTGGGAAGCGCCAAGTATCCACCAGCCCCTTCGGAAGAGGAACGTAAGAAGTTTATGTTCTATGATACGGAGAAGAATCAAATTGACCTTCGTATACGTCTCCAGTATGATGGGATGAACCAATCCAACTTCTTTCGAGCTATGATTGCAGGATACTTGGAAAAAAATGAACACATTATGGAATACATTTCCGATTATAAAGAAAGGTATATTGTCCATAATAAAAAGAAACGCAAAGAAACAGCAAAACTGCTCGAAAAAGGCAGAGAGCTAGAAAAAGATTTTGCATTAGACGAGGATGACATTGAAAACATCTTCGATATTTTAGAAAAGGAGCACCCAGATTTATGAAAAAGAAATGCTTTCAAATGTGCGTCGATGAAGAGATTACATGCCCAGTAAAAGATTGCAGGTTTTGGATAAACTATAAGCAGGATTTAAACTGTACGATTGTGTGCGCTAACCAAAATGGACCTTTATCTTTACGAGAGGTATCAGACAGAATGGGCGTTAGTTTTGTGAGGATTAAACAAATACAAGATGTCACTGTAGACAAGTTTGTAAAAAGGCTCGCGAGGGATGGCGTCAAGGAGACAGATGTAACGGCGGTTTTAGCTTCTCTCAAGAGTGGCGAAGAAGACCATTCATTGATGTAATAAAAAATGCTTTTCCATTTATTCCAGACTATTTAATAGAGACAAATGCTGTTTTTCACTTCAAGGAGTCACACAAAATGAGCGACAAGAAAATGTTAAATGAAGCGGCTATACGCAAGATGATGAAGCTTGCCAACATCCCTTCCCTCACAGATAAATTTATTAAAGAAAACTATTTCGACTACCCTCCAGTAACCGAAGAAGAGCATGAAGAACTTGACGTTGAACTTGACGCCGAAGCTCCTATGGACGACGCTCCGATGGAAGAGCCAGAGATGGAACTCGATGCCGAATTAGACATCGAAGAGCCTGCTGGCGACGATCTTCCGGCGGCTGAAGATCTTGTTCAAGATCTTATGGGTGTCCTTGAAAAGCATTTTGATGAAGTCGATTTTAATGTTGAAGTTGAAGGTGATGACGAACCTATGGACGAACCTATGGACGAACCTATGGACGAACCTATGGACGAACCTATGGACGAACCTATGGACGAACCAGCGATGGACGCGGAGCCAGAAATGGACCTCGACGTAGATGTCGATGAAGAAGAGCCCATGATGGAAACTGGTCTTGATGAAGAAGAAAGCTTCGGCACAGGCATCGCAGATGCTGCCGGTGAAGAAAGTGAAGTAGAAGCGGACAAAGCTTTCATGGAAGAAGAAACACTCGAAGAAGAAGAACTAGAAGAAATGGAAGATGACGGCGCTCATAGTGCCCTCATCGACGCCATTGCAGCCAAGGTTGCTGAACGTCTTCTTGCCGAGGCAAAGAAAACAAACAAATAATTTAATAATAAAAAAGTTTGTTAAACAAGTTAAGCCGGGAAAAATCCCGGCTTTCTTTTTTTAATTTGGTGTTTATAATATAGGCAAAGTTTTATGGAGGATCTATGGATTTTTGGACAGCCTTATTTTTATTTCTAGCAGGCGTCTTTTCACACCAGCTTGGAAGTTATCTTTTTATGGAAACAAAAAAGATTTTGTTTTTCAATGATGTTGCTTTTGGAAGTTTAAGAATCTTTAAGTTTGTTGTTGAAGCCGCCGAGATGATGCATAAACTTAAGTACGACGAAATGGAAAAGAATAAAATCTCTGAAGACGAGATAGAAAAAGAAAAGGACAATGATAGAAAAATGCTTGGTGTTTGGAAAGAGGTGGCTATAACAGGCATTAGGCAGATGTTGCCGCCAAAGATCCAACCATTGTTAAGATTTAGCACCTGGGAAGAGGCGATGAGACTACTTAATAATAGAGACAAAAAGGAATAGTGTTATGCCCTCCCTAACCCCTGAAAAACCAAAAAAGACAAGAAAGAAAAAATCTAAACAAAAAGAGGTACAAGAAGACGCTCCTGGAGAAGAGCTTCCAGGTATTCCCGATTTTCCGATTATCTTTAACATGGATTCGGCTGGTTCTAGCCCCAAAGAAGAAATTAGAACCATTGGCTTATATGGAACAATCAAGGAAGAAGTGTGCGCAGAAATTGTATACTCTCTTATAATACTTGATAAAACGGCTAAAACGATTATTCCACCACCACTTGATGATCCAGAAGGACCAGACGAAGAAATTAATTTACCTATTGAATTAATTATCTCATCTTATGGTGGCTCTGCTGCTGACATGTTCTCTGTCTATGACACAATGAGAGATGTAAGGCAGCGTTGCGATATTGAAACACAAGGTCTTGGAAAGATAATGTCCGCAGCGGTTCTTCTTCTAGCAGCAGGGACTAAAGGAAAACGTAAGATTGGTAAACACTGTCGTGTCATGATCCACGGCGTTATCTCAGGTCAACACGGACACATTTCAGATCTTGAAAACGAAATGGAAGAAGCCAAATGGACACAAGGGCAATATGTAAGGGCGCTTGCTTCTGAAACAAATATGACTGAAAAGTATATCAAAAAACTAATCGATAAGAAAGTGAACATTTATCTAGACGCAGAAGATGCAGTAGATTTAGGGATTGCTGACATTATCGTATGAGGTGTATTATGAGTTGGCGAAAGAATTTTTATAACAAACGCTCTGCTAAAAAGCTAGGATGGCAACCTTCTTGGTTTGGCACAACAGGCTTTAACACAGAACTAATCGCGAAGATCATGGCTTTTCAAGAAGACCATGACCTCGAAGCAGATGGTATGTGTGGAGACATGACTTACCGCCGCAAGATTGCTACGCGACAAATGCTTGTCCTTAGCGATGAGGAGGTAGATAGTGTTGACAACGAGAACTTTATTTACTGCGACGGATTTAAAAAAAGGATTATTTGGGATAAAGTCAAGACTTCTTGGCTTCCAAACCACTGCTACAAAACCTACACAAAATACAGGAAACCTACGATGGTTGTAACCCATTGGGATGCTGCCCTCTCGGCGTCCTCTTGCAAACGTATCTTAGAGAAGAAAAAAATCTCTACACACTTTGTCATCGACAACGACGGAACAATTCTCCAGCTTGTTGATACAAACCACGCTGCTTGGCATGCAGGTATTAGAAAAGTAAACAATGCTTCTATTGGTATTGATTTTTCTAATGCTGTTTACCTCAAATACAATCTTACCTACCAGCGAAGAGGTCACGGATTGCGCCCAATCATTGAGGATTGGCGCGTACACGGACGCAAGATTAAGCCCTTCCTTGGGTATTACCCTGTACAGATAGAAGCCTACAAGGCACTATTAACCGCCCTTCATGAGCATTATGATATAAAGCTAGAGTGCCCTCTTACAGAAAACGGCAATCTTGTGCAGGGAGTTGACTCTGCCGCAAGAGGTGGTAAGTTTGAAGGAATTGTAAATCACTACAATCTAACAACAAAGAAGTGGGATTGCTCAGGCTTGCAACTTGATGAAATCTTAAAAGAAATCACTTGAAATCTTTTACAATGTGTTTATAATATAGATTAACACAACGAGGTATAAATGTCTAAACACTACCAGTCCGGTACAGGGCTAAATGAAAAGATCCTTAATGGGATCAACAAGCTTGCTGATAATGTAGCAAGCACACTTGGTCCAAAAGGACGAAATGTTATTTTACACAAAAAGGGTGGGTCACCCATTGTCACAAAAGACGGTGTAACTGTTGCCAGGTTTGTTGAGTTCGACGATCCATTTGAGAACGTCGGCGCACAAATTATCAAACAAGCGGCGCAGAACACCAACACAAACGCTGGAGACGGGACAACGACTTCGACAGTGCTGGCGAGAGAGATTCTTGTCCAGGCGCAGAAGTATTTAGCCACTGGTGTATCGCCAGTTGAGTTGAAGAGAGGTATGGATAAGGCTGTGACCGAGATTGTTAAAAATCTTGAGGAGCTTTCCATTCCCGTCTCCAGCCTCCAAGATATTAAGCACATTGCTACTATCTCGGCTAATGGCGATGAAACCATAGGCGACCTCGTTGCAACTGCTATTGACTTGGTAGGTAAAGACGGCTCGATAACTATCGAAGAAAGCAAATCCCTCACAACGACGTTAGACACCGTAGAAGGTTTTCGTTTTGATTCAGGTTACTTCTCCAAGTCTTTTGTAACGGACGAGCGTAGAGGCGCAGTGGTTTATGATGATCCACATATCTTGGTTACAGACCATCGCATCGAACAACTAGAAGGAATTTTGCCTATCCTTGAGGTAGTAGCAAGGGAAAATAAGCCTCTGATCATTGTCGCTGAAGAAGTTGAAGGTCAAGCCCTAGCTGCTCTTATTATGAATACTGTGCGGGGTTCTATGAAAATCGCTGCTGTTAAGGCTCCTCGTTACGGAGAAGAGCGTAGGGGCATCCTTCAGGACCTTTGTATCTCCATAGGCGCGACTTTTATTTCTCGTTCAGGAGCACTCAGTCTTTCAGAAACAAAGCTGGAACATCTTGGTCGAGCGAAGAAGATCGATGTAATAAAAAATAATACTACTATTATTGATGGAGAATCTGATTGGGATGAAGTAGAAAAACGCATTGCTTCTCTGAAAGAAGAAATCACTCAGACAGAAGACATTCATGAATGCGAACGCATCCAAGAGCGTATCACTCGTCTTGCATCAGGCGTAGCCATTATCAAAATCGGTGGCGCAACCGAGATTGAGATGATGGAGAAAAAGCATCGTGTTGAAGACGCACTCGAAGCAGTTCGGTCTGCTCAACAGGAAGGGACTGTTACAGGCGGCGGCACAGCCCTTGTCCGCGCCGCACATAAGTTAAAGGTAACAACCGACAATAACGAACAAGCCATAGGGGTGGAGATTATTAAACAGTCTCTAACAGGACCAATCAAACAAATGGCTTTAAACGCGGGGGAGTCGCCAGATTTAATCATCGACAGGATTCTTAAGACTAAGAACGTAAGACAAGGCTGGGACTTTTCCACAGGCAAGATGGTTGACATGTACGAAGCAGGCATTATAGATCCTAAGAAAGTTACGAGAAACGCGATTGAAAATGCCACTTCAGTGTCTTCCACCCTACTTACAACGAGTTGTGCCATAGTGGAGGAATAAAAATGGAAGACCACCAGAAAAAATTAGTTGAGCTAGAACAAAAGTTTTTGCTTTTCGAACAAAAACTTTTGAGTGGTATTGACAGTATTCAGGATAATCAAAAAGAAGCGGTGGTAGCTATTGTTCAAATGAAAGAAGCTATCTTCGATCCTGATAAAGGCTTGTTTGCTCGCGTCAAAGAAGTAGAAAACTGGAAACAAACATCCAGTAAGCTTCTTTGGATTATCACAACCTCTACGGTTGGTTTAGTTGTAGCACAACTATTTAAAATAATGTAAGGAAATGAAATGAGAACAAAGATAGAATACTCAGTTGATTTAAAAAACGTCCCAAGAGAAGTGAAAGAAAAGCTATTAGAAATATCTGATAGCTTAGATGCACTCAGCAAATACTCATTTGCCCTATCGGAAGATCTAGAACTAGATTCTCTTGGTCCCATCTTAAGAAGAGCCGACAGTTTGAGAAAAAAACTATTTCAAGTTGACAGCTCTTTGGAAGACTGCATGCGCGCTCTTGCGAACTACGGCGATACAATAACTCAGCTTCAACAAGAACAAGCAGCACAACAAGCTCCTCCTGCTCCTCCAGAAGAAGCGGGGGATGATGCTTGATAAGGTAACAGAAGGCGATTTAGTTTGGGTTCCTTCTAATGTAAAAGCCCATGCTAGCTTTGCAAAGTCTCTCATCACAAAAGTACCGAGAAACTTTCTTGTTACTGAAGTTGGGAATAACTTTTTAAACATTCTTATAGACGGTCAAGAATGGACCGTTAACAAAAATGATGTCTATCCATCTAGAGGCAATAACGTTGGAGCAAAATAAAAAGTATGTCTTCTCTTTTGAGACCACAGAGTTGGAGAGAATCTATGATGAGTGTTGCGGTCAAGCCCGCATTGCCAATGGACTACTAGAACAATACTACGTGGATGCGCATGATGATAAAGAATACTTATGCCTTTTATGTGAAACTTATTCCATAAACTGGAAAGTGAAAGAGCAGCTAGAGTATTGGTTTGATGCGATGCCTTTCTCAAATAAAGACGACAAAGAAATCGTAATGGTAAACCAAGCAGAGGCCATGCTTTTAGAAGCCGCAGTTCTTGCGAAAGATCAGGTTAAAAAAGAACTCTCAAGACATTATAATATTTCGAGCACTTACAACTAATATGTTTAAAGAATATCTACTCTATACCAAAGTAAACTGCCCTTTTTGCGTCAAAGCTATTGCGACGCTTGTGGATAGAAAAGTGGACTATAAGGTGCTAACAGCAGATGTATGTCCAACCAAGTTTATTCAATCGCTTAAAGAAGCCTACAGCCATCCGTCTTTTCCTATGGTTTTCGGGGTCGATAGAGACACAGGAACTTATACTTGGATTGGCGGATGTGATAATCTAATGGAACATTTAGATAAAAGTTAAAAAAATCGATGTAAATAAGACTTTTGAAATAAAAAAGCATATTTACTTATGGGCGTGCGAAAACTTTTTCGCACTAAAGCATCGCACCCATCTTTACCATCTTGGAGGTAGGAATGTCGCATACCGTTAAAGCAAAGTATCTTTCTTTCTTAACAATCTTTACACTCGGCACCTACTTCCTTATCCAAAACATTGTCTCCCACCAGCACGAACTCATTACAGAGCTGGATTCAGCAATCCCTTTCATGCCCCAGTTCGTTTGGATTTATCACAGTCTTATTCCTGTGATTGGAGCAACCTTGTTCCTCCTTGTTAATCAAAGGAGAAACTTTTTTAATACCTTCTGGGCTTGTATCGGAGCCAGCGTAATCATTCACATGATTTACGTGATTATGCCTTCGTTCTATCCCAGACCAGACATTATTCCCGATGGATTGTCCGAACAGCTTCTAGCTCTTACTTACGAGATCGACAATGGCAGCAACACCTTCCCCAGTGGACATGTATGCTATGCTTGGATTTTGTATCTTGGTGTAAGATGTTCAGAGCAGGCGAAAAAAGTATTTGGTTTGCGAAACTTATTTCTTCTTTGGGCAGTTGGAGTTACATTGTCTACCTTAACTCTCAAAGTTCATTATGTAGTCGATGTCTTTGGTGGCTTGGTCTTGGCTTTCATGGCTTTTTATTCTGTAAGGTATTTATTTAACAAGTTTAATACTTATAGTAATGAAGAAAGTAATACTTAACAACGACCTATTATCTCTACCGTGTGAAGACGTCTCTCTTAAGGAGGGAAGCGAAATCGCCACCACCTTAATCGCTTCTCTACCGGAGGATGCAGTGGGCATCGCGGCAAATCAAATAGGTATTCAGAAAAGCGTTTGTCTTATCGCAGCGCCACAACCTGTTGTACTCATCAATCCTAAGATTGTGAGAGCCCATGGTTCAATAAAGTTTGTGGAAGGATGCTTGTCTTTTCCAGATGATAGCGTGACAACAGAGCGTTTTACTTCTGTTACAGTTATTGCAGATAATCACGAACAACCTCTTAACTTTAGTGAAGAAAATCTGTTAGAATGTGTCTGCGTTCAACACGAGATTGACCATCTAAATGGCATCACAATGTTTGATAGGCAATACAAAAAATAGAAACTATTTATATAGATGAAACAACTTATTGAAAACTGGAATAAATTTGTTATAAACGAGTCATCGTTAAGCAGGCTTCATAAACACATTTCCGAACATGACACTGCTGTCATAACAGCGTTTAGAAATGACCCAACTGATGCAAACGATTGCAGCGGAGAAGCATCTGCTTCAAGCGAAGAGCAGGACGCACTTAAAATAAACAAAGAGCGTAATAGAGAGCTTAAAGCCACTCTTCTGCGCAAAGGATATGGCGTAACCCGCGTCGATGGCTCTTATATCGAAGACTTTGGTGATGTAGACAAACAAAAAGAAGTAAGCGAAGAAAGCTTCTTTGTTGTTAACCTTAAAGACGCAGCAGATTTTAACTCTACTGTTGCCCAGTTAGGGCAGATGTTTTGCCAAGATTCAGTTTTGATAATACCGCAGGGAGGAACCGACGCTTATCTTCTTGGAACTAACAATAGTTGGCCAGGACTTGGTGTCCAAGAACCAGTTGGAGGCTTTGCTGGCGGCAAAGAAGCAGAGTTTATGAGCCGCGTTAGGAAGCGTCCTTTTACTTTTAACGAGATAAACGAACAAGAAAAGTACTCAGACCTCGGCAAGAACGCAAAGTGGGCAGTCGCGAAAATAGCAGAGAGAGTCTGGAATAGACAGGTTCTAGAAAATAAAATAACTGCTACCATGAAAGCTACAGAGGAAGGAATGCCTTGTCCAGCACCAACGCAAGATCTAGAGCTAAACACAAAGAACCGAGACGCTGCTATCCAAACAGAACACATCCAGTACGGACCACTTAATGTTGATGAACCAGGAGACTACTGGAAAGACATAGCAGAGTATTGGAATACAACAGAAAAAGCCGCACAAAAGTCTCTTTGTGGAAACTGTGTAGCCTTCGATATTTCTCCAAGGATGGATGAATGTATGCCGGGTGAGACTTCAGACGACGACGGTCGGCTTGGATACTGCTGGATGCATAAATTCAAATGTCATTCTGCCCGCTCTTGTAGAACCTGGGCAAAGGGCGGTCCCATCACAGAAGATAAAACTTCTTACGACTGGCAGGAGAGAAACCAGTCTGATATGGAAGAAGGTAAAATTTGCCCGAAAGGAATAGCTTGGGCAAAAAGAAACTATGATAAATGGCCATCCGCATATGCCTCTATGGGCGCAAGTAAATACTGCAAGGACCCAAACTATGGAAAAGGCAAGAAGAAAGATGAGTCATTACAAGAAGACGAGTTAGACGAATGCTGGAGTACGCACGAGCGCGTACCGGAAACAGAAAAAGGCGCTCCTGGCTCCTGTAGAAAGAAAACTAACGAATCTGAAGCACTTGAAGAAAAGGGCGACCTCGCAAAATGGCGTGATGAAAAATGGGTTCAGTCAGATGGTACTCCATGCGGTGATGCCAAAGCTCAAAAGAGCCCAAAAAGATGCAAGCCAAAATCCAAGTGGGCTACGATGTCTAAGGGAGAGAAAGCCGCCGATAATAAAAAGAAAAAGGCTGGTGGCAAGAAAGGAAAGCAATTTGTTTCTGCTACTAAAAAAGGTAAAGTTACCAAAAGCCACACAAAGGAATCTAAAGAAATGAAAATCTCTAAATCAAAACTTGAACAAATCATTAGAGAAGAAGTCGAAAGCCTATTCGAAGAAGACTTCTATGAAGTAGACGCCATCGACGTCAACGAAGAGTATTGTCCTGTGTGCAGAGAGGCACAAGAGCTTGAAGAAAAGAAAAAGAAAGCATGCAAACCCTCTAAAGGCAAAAGATTTGCTAAAAGAGTAGATGGTAAGTGCCGTTCCTATGGACAATCAGGCAAAGCAAAAGACGGCGGTGACCGTATTCGACCGGGCACAGCGAAGGCTGATGCTTACTGTGCTCGCTCGGCTGGCATTAAAAAATGTAAGAACCCTCCTTGTGCTAACACCCTATCCAGAAAGAAATGGAAATGTCAAGGTAAGCGTTCGGTAGTATAGGAAACCAATCGCGCCACTAGTTATTGGTGTATGGTTACTCTACAAAAGCTTGTTTTTACGCTCTTCGCACTCTTGATTATTACGTCTTGCGTTTCATCTCAGTGGAGTCCAACCACCATCTATCACCCCGAGACTGAGAACATCCAGACCACAACTCCGATAGCCGGGGAATACATCGTCATGATATACAGTACAGATTGGTGTTACTGGTGCAAGGTCGCAAAGAAGTGGATGAAAAAAGAAAAAATAAAGTTCTTGGAGAGAGATTATGACGACCCTTTCCACAAAAAAAAACTCAAAGAATACGCAAAAACAATAGGATACAAAGGGGACCTAAACTCTGTTCCTATTTTTGTCATTGGTAAAAAAATCCTTACTGGATACAATCCAGATCAGATTTTATGCGAGATAGGAAGAAGCAAGTGTAGCTCTCAACTCTTTAGCTCGTGGCAAACTCCTTTAAAACAAGATTAAATTTATCGTTGAAGTATGCTACAATGTGATTATAATGTATAGGAAGCAAAGGAGATATTATGCTTGCTGATGTCGTTATTGGTCTTCAACACGGAGACGAAGCAAAAGGTAAGGTGACCCACCACCTCTGTAAGAGTGGAGAATACACACACGTATTAAGATACAATGGAGGATGTAATGCAGGTCATACAATTTATCACGAGGGAAGAAAATTTGTTACCCATCACATTCCTGCTGGCGTATTTTATGGTATCAAATCTGTAATCGGTTCAGGCTGTGTAGTCAACAAAGAGCAGTTCTTTAAAGAGATTGGCGAGCTTGAAGAAGGTGGCGTCAGCACCAAAGGACTTATCTTCATTGCCGAAAACACGCATGTCATTACCGACGCTCACCTAGAAGAAGACAGTAAAGATACTAAGATTGGAACGACAAAGCGCGGCAACGGTCCTGCTTATCGAGACAAATACAGTAGAGATGGTCTTCTTGCTAAAGACGACCCCGACTTAGAAGAATATACACTCAACCTATACGAAGAGTTCCACGAAAATGAACAAGTTAAAATATTATGTGAAGGAGCCCAGGGGTTTGAGTTGGATATTGATTGGGGAGATTATCCTTATGTCACTTCTAGTCATTGCACAACGGCTGGCGCTCTCTTAAACGCAATCCCTCCCAGTTGGGTTAGAAATGTTTGGGGCGTAGGCAAGATCTACGAGACCTATGTCGGAGCCAAGAAATTTGAGCCAGAGCAGCCAGTATTTAGCCGAATGCGCGACCTTGGAGAAGAATACGGTGCAACCACCGGACGACCAAGGCAATGTAACTGGCTCGATGTTACTCGCCTGATACGGGCAATCAAAGTAAACGGCGTCACTCATGTAGTCCTTAATAAAATGGACATCTTACGCCAACTTGACGCCTGGAAGATCCTTCTAGGTGGAGAGGTAATAAACCTTGGGAACGAAGATCAAGCAAAGCTAGTTATTGCTAGAGCGCTTGAACTTGGTGTTCCTCATGATATTAAAGTGTTCTTTTCGGATAAAAAAGACGCAATTTGAGGATAAATAAATGACCAAGAAGGAAGGAAACAAATGGGTTTAAGGACAGTCGGCTTCGGGAACATGCTCGATGAGATAAAGCAAGCCGAAGATGATGTGTGGGTTCCTAACTTTGCGACTGTTATTGAGTGTGAAAAGTGCGAGACAAAACTTTATCATCACGATATGATAGACAAGAAAGAAGTGAAACCCGCCAGTTGCGAGTGCGGAGCAATCAAGATTGAGCCTATTCCGGCTACTCTCTGCCGCTACAAACACTTTATCGGTGTAAAACCTAATGGAGTAGAGCCAAAAATCTACGATATACCTTATGAAGATTATTTAAAAATCAAAGATACTTAGATAAAGGGGGAAAAGGTAAATGTCTGGAAAGAAAGAAGATTTATCTATTCTCCTTAACAAAACAAAAGAAAGAATTTATAATTTAAAAAAACATGGAAACGCTTTTGTCGTTGACTGGTCGTTGATTGAGATCGTAGAAGATATAATCTCCCACCTTGACCAAGAAGAGCAATAGACAAGTTACCTTCAGTCTCGTAAAGACCCCTTTGTTATACTATTTTCCCTTGTTTGTCCTTACGAGACTGAAGGATTTTTTACAAAGTCACAATAAGTAGTTTACTATTTTGTAGAGAAAGGAAAATTTTTCATGAGAGTACACGTTCCTACGAGGAGCACTAAACTTGTTGATAAGGCAATCGCAGATTTATACTTACTTAAAGAGTCTGTTGACCATGTTAAGCCAGAAGTTTTAAAAGAAAGAATAAATAAAATAAGAAAAACTCTTCTAAAATTCAAAGAAAACAATAGTTAGGATTGAAAATGGATATAGCTATCGTCATTTATGAGAACAATGAGGGAATGAATGTATTTCCTTGCAAGAACAAAGAAATAGCAGAAGCATTTGCTCTTGCTATTATCCAAGACAAAAGAAATCAACATAATATTTCAAAGAAAATGTCTGATAAAGAAGTTCTAAAGAACTGGGACACCTTAACAGGCGAAATGCTTTTTATACAAGACGTAGAAGTTATAGAGTAGGAGACAAGTAAGTGAACGAACAAGTCGAAACCTTTGCGAAAAAGATTGCGGAAGCAACTTCCAATACAGAAGTTTTAGAACTATGGAGTGACTTCGGAGATACAAACTCTACGGAAGAGATTGTAGAGCTTTATAAAAAAGTCGCTGAGAAAATCTTTAACGCTGTAAAAGAAGTTGTTGAATAAACTCTTTTTGTGTTTACAATATTATTGTAATAAACCTTTGGAGAGGGCAATGAACGCTACAAAAATCCAAGAAACTTTTGATTTCCTATCCACCAAGACGCTTGTGGGTTGGGATCTAGGTTTTATTGAATCAGTAACAGACTTTTTCGAGCGACACAACATGCTCTCAGAGCGCCAATGGACACTTCTCTGTAAAATTAAAGACAAGTTTAGCCCAGAAGCAGTGAAGCAGCGTGAAGAGTGGGCAAAAGAATACCGCGATAAGCATTTTGCCGATGCAAAGGTGGTTGCTGCTTACTACGCCCCCACAGGATACTTCACCGCCCTCGCTCGGGATATCCTGTATGAGCCTGAATTCGTTCCTTCCAGACGTCAGTGGGAAAAACTTGCAGAAAATAAGTATGCTCAAAAGGTCTTGGAAACCTTTCACAAGCAGCCAGATTACGTCGTGGGAGATCTCGTCTGTTTTCGTGAAACCGCCGAGTTTCGGACCCTCATGCGACGGCACAAGCTCACATCGAACGCCGCCATGGTGGTTCAGTATCTAGGAGAAGTCGTTAGCCCTGCCAAAGGCGCAAAGCCTCTAATGGTCCTCCCGATGGGTGCTGTTCAAGCGGTTAAAACAGAAGAGCGTTACCTTAAAAAGTTTCGCAAACAAAAAAAGGAATGATTGAAACATATACGATGCCCAATACTATCTTTTATCTTCCCAAGAGGATAACGCAAAGATACACCAAGGTACATCGTATAGAGGAAATAACAGAACAAGAAGATTTTGTTGAAGAAAGAAAAAAACACAAGAACAAACTGATAGAAAAGTACTTAAAATATGAATGAAAAAGATCCGCAATTTTATGATGTAAAACACATCATTGAAACAAACAGAGAGAACAACCATTATTTTTTCAATGAAACAACCATTGAATACATGGGCATTAAGTTCTATCCACATGTCTTTCACCACTGTTATTTTATTTCATCAGAGATGTATCCTCATCAATCACCATCCGCCGTAGAGAAATACACTATTCGACGCGCCGATGTCGAAGGTGCAGTTGTATCAGTAGGTCCTTTTGGGAGGTTCGACACGCTCCAAGATGCCTTGGATAATATTGAAGAACTCATTGCCGAAGATAAAAAAGAAAGAGGTATCGAATAATGAAGCTTTATTTACTTGAGCAAGACGAGAACCAAAGCGAAGGCTCCATCGTATCCTGCGTGGTGGTGGCTTCCTCTAAGGAGAATGCCCAGAAAGTTCACCCCTTTTCAGATTGGGATAGGGTGGAGGTTTGGACATACGACTCAGAGGATGTCAAGGTCACATACCTCGGAAACGCTCGAAAAGATTTAGAAAAAGCGGGCTTCTCTGATAATGTAAACAATGTTGTATGTCTTCACAGATGTTACAGCTAAGGAGAATTAAATGGTAAAGCTTACTTACACCAAGACGTCACCTACTTTCCATGTCTATCCTGATAGGAACGGGGACGAACTTATTCAGATTACATGCGCCGATCTAGACGCTTGTCTAGACACCGTGAAGGGGCACCGATTTTACCCTGCGGTAATCAAAGACCCCAACAACGAAAAAGAATATTACATCGATGAAAAGAGGAATGTAGAAGAACGCTAGGGCTCTTAGCTCAGTGGTTAGAGCTGTCGGCTCATAACCGATAGGTCGTTGGTTCAAATCCAACAGAGCCCACCACCAACGAGGAATACTATGAAAGAAGAAAGACCCATAATCGCACTTTCAGGAGGTTTCGATCCTCCAAGGAAAGATCACATAACCCTTATTCTAGACGCCTCTAAGATAGGAGATGTAGTTATTATCCTAAACAGCGACGACTGGTGTTCACGCCACAGGTGGAACAACAAAGTATTTGCTAAATACGAGAACCGAGCATCAGTTCTAAGTAAAATCCCTGGGGTTACGAAGATAGTTCCAGCAGATGATGCTGATGACACGGTGTGTAAAACCCTGGCACAACTAAAGCCAGATTTTTTCGGAAATGGTGGAAGCAGAGACATGACAAACACGCCCGAGGTTCAGCTTTGCAAAGAACTGGGTATCGGGATGATGTGGTATCTTGGGGATACTAAAGATGAAAAGGTTTTACAAAAAGCCGAGAGCTATTTAACTATAGCCATTCAAGAAACTTACAATGCGGGATAGCTCAGTCGGTAGAGCAGACGGCTGTTAACCGTCCGGTCGCAGGTTCGAGCCCTGCTCCCGCAGCACTTTCAATTGGAGGAAACAATGTCTAAAAGAACAGTAACTTATCAAAACAACCTTTGCAAAGCAGCCATGGCTCATTTCACAGCAAAGATTGAAGAAGCAAAAGCACATCTTGAAATTCTCTTCAACTATTCAGTGGGTATTGGTGAACACACCAACCTTCTAGATGAAGTAAAAAGATGGACAAAAGAACTTGCCGAAGCCGAAGAAGGCTTGGCGACATTAGAAGAAAACTTTTAAGGTTAAGTTATGCGAATCGTAAATGGACTTACAATCCATATGACCAAACAAGAAGTCAAAGAAGCTCTGATGAATTATCTTATAAAAAATGAAAAGAAAGCAGAAGCAGAGCACCTAAACAATAACATCTGGAGCTTCGATTTTATGGCTCGTCAAAAACATTGGGTCTTAGATGTCAGAGGAGAGTTCAATGAAGACGGGTGATGTAGTATATAATTATTACCATGGGATCCGACGCTATGGAGTTGTTAAAGCTATTGAGAAATCTTCAGACGGATGGTCTTACTGCACCGTCCGCTGGTTTAACGACGAAGTTTATCAGCGAGCCATAGAGGATAGAAAAAAGCTCATTGATAAAAAATGGGATCTAGATTTGTACAGGGTAGATTTTTTACAAAAAATAGATTTACACAAAGAGCTATCAACTCTTGAAGATGTCCGACATTATTTAAATCACCCATAGTATCTACTTATAGTATGGACTTCCCCTGGAGACATTTCAGAGACGATGAGTGGTGGCGTCAAATCCCTGCTTGGAAGGACGTAGACTACAAAACTTTCATTGATCACAAGTGGCAAGAAAAGAACGCCATAACCAATCACAAGAAACTTTTAAAAACAATACAAGAGCTTGTGAACCAGGACTTCCTAGAAGACGCCAAAAATGGCTTTCTAAAAGCTCCAATGGCTATAAGGGTGTCTCCCTATCTATTATCGCTAATGTCCTGGGAAACGCCCGATACTTGCCCGATACGGCGACAATTCTTACCCCTTGCCTCACAACTCCAACCAGACCATCCAATGTTGAGGTTCGATAGTTTAAATGAACAAAAAGACTCGCCAGTTAAGGGACTCACTCACCGCTACCAAGATAAGGTTTTATTCTTGGCTCTTGATACTTGTCCTGTCTATTGTCGCTTCTGCACTCGTGCTTACGCGGTGGGTTCAAACACAGCCACAGCAGAAAAAGTATCCATCAAAGCATCAAAAGAAAGATGGACAGACATATTCAAATACTTGCGCGAGCATAAAGAAGTAGAGGATGTGGTAATATCTGGAGGTGATGCTTATCGCCTCAAAGCATCGCAGATAAAAGAAATAGGCGATGAACTTTTAAAGATAGACCATATAAGACGCTTCCGTTTCGCGACCAAAGGGCTCTCTGTTATGCCCATGAAACTTTTAACAGACCCAGCGTGGACAGATGCGGTGGCTTCAATCGCCAACAAAGCTAGAAGCCAATACAAAGAGGTCTGTATCCATACACACTTTAATCACGCCAACGAATTAACCAATATTACAAAGGAGGCTATGGATCTTTTAATGTGCAAAGGCGTGAGAGTGAGAAACCAGACAGTATTTCAGAAGGGCGTCAACGATACACCTGAAGCCATGATAGACTTAGTGAGAAGAATGAGCTATGCCAACGTCCAGCCCTACTATGTCTATGTCCATGACCTTACAGCAGGAACAGAAGACATGAGAACATCAGTTCAAACAGCGCTCGACGTTGAGAAACATGTACGAGGCGTGACTGCTGGCTTCAATACTCCCACCTTCGTTGTAGATGCTCCAGGTGGAGGAGGCAAACGCTGTGCTCACTCCTTTGAACACTACGATCGAGAGACAGGCATCTCTGTGTATACAGCCCCGAGCGTCAAGCCAGGGCAAAAGTTTCTTTATTTCGACCCTATTCATTCGCTGTCTGAGGATAAACAAATCGCTTGGACAAAGAAGGAGTTTCAGGAAGAAATGGTAAGAAATGCCTTAAGAGCAGCAAAATAACTTGAATTGCATAATAAGGTTCCTATAATCAAGCTATGAAAAACTTAGGCTACGCTTGTATCAATATGCAGTTATCTTACCCTACTGAGTGGGGCAACCAACCACGCGGCACTGAACGTATCACCACAAATCGTTCGATGATACGCCGTACTTATGACGCCAAGGGCATTGCTTATACCTCCGAGCTTTCACTTCTCAATGTCCAAGACCTTGAGCGTGTGATTGATTGGAACGAAGCAAACGATATTAAGTTTTATCGTATGTCCTCTAACGTATTCCCCTGGGCTTCAGAACATGGTATCGAGAATTTACCAGACTATGGACAGATCTGCGAGCTGCTCAAGCGCTGCGGTGACAAAGCTACAGCCTATGGTCAGCGTATTACTACGCACCCAGGACCTTTCAACAAACTTACATCGCCTAGAGAACAGGTTGTACTTAACACTATCAAAGACCTAGAAATACACGGTCAATTGTTTGACCTCATGGGCTTGCCAAGGACACCCTATGCGAAGATCAACATTCACGTCGGTGCTCATTATAACGACAAACCGCTTGCTATTGATAACTTTTGTAATAATTTCTTACGGCTATCTGATGGGGTACGATCCCGCCTTACGGTTGAGAATGATGATAAGCCGTCTCTTTATTCGACTAGAGAACTTTACGATGATGTGTATTCGCGTATTGGTATACCCATTGTCCATGACTTTCACCATCATGAATTTTGTACGGGCGGGTTGGATCAGGAAGAGGCGCTCTTACTTGCTGCGACGACTTGGGGTGATGTCACGCCAGTCACGCACTACTCGCAATCGCGCTCAGTAGAACATAACGACCCTAAGATCAAACCGCAAGCACACTCAGATTCTTACTGGGAGCCAGTCAATACCTATGATTTACCAGTCGATGTTATGCTTGAGTGCAAGCACAAAGAGATTGGCTTGTACCAGATGCAAAAGCTTTTGCAAGAACAACAACAAAAAGCTGCTTAGACCTTGAATAGTTTAAATTTGTTCTTATAATATGTGTATGACTGAAAACAATATAATAAAGTTAGGAGACTCTAGAGATTTACTTTTAGAATTAAAAGAAAGAAGTGTTCAAAGTATTTACTTTGACCCTCCTTTTAATTCAAGTAGGATATATTCGCTTTCTACAGAAGATAATCTTGGGTTTAATGATAAGTTTTCTTCCAAAGACGAATATATTTCTCTTATAGAGCCTATGATAAAGAGCATGACCACGATTCTTAAAAGCAACGGGTCTTTCTTTTACCATATCTCGGCAGCACAAATGCTTGCGGCTCATTATCTATGTGATAAATATTTTAAAAGAGTCCAGCCTATCTTTTGGAGAAGATCAAGGTCTAAAAATAACATAAAGAACAAATTAGGTGCTTGTACTGACGTTATTTTTTGGTGTTCTAATGCAGACAAACCAAAATTTAACATGGTATACCAGCCTCTTGATTCTTATTATCTTGAAAACTCTTACAAAAACAGTGACTCAAGAGGGTTCTACGCACTGGGTCATTTAGTGTACACTAAGACTCAAAGCACCAAAAATACAAAAAGATTATACAGCGTAGAACACGATGGAAGAATATATGCACCGTCTTCGGGTTGGCGTTTGAGCAAGAAAGACTTACTTTCTCTTATAGATGACGATAGGGTACATTTTCCGTCTAAGCTAAAAGCCAACCCGTACAAGAAATTATACAAGCATGAATCCCCAGGCAAGCCATGTACAGATAACTGGGATGATATACACTCTATCGCTCAGGGATCTCAAGCTCGCCTGTACCCTACACAAAAACCCACGTCTCTCCTAGAAAGGATTATAAAAATGTCTACTGATGAAGGAGATATTGTTTTAGACCCAGTGGCTGGAGGTGGAACCACGGGGGTTGTTGCTAGCGAGCTAAACAGAAAGTTTATCTTATTTGATAAGAATGAAGAAGCTGTAGAAATTTGTAAAAACAGACTCAAGGGAGTATCTTATGTATCAGATTGATGGTTCAAGTCATAAAACTGGAATTAAGAATGAAGAACGAATTGCTGGAATTTTAAAAACAAATCCAAAACCTCTTCTCGGAGACATCACTTTACCTTATAAAGTGGTCCTTAAAGGAGGAACAAAATTTAAAGAAGATATTGTAATTGAAAGCGATACCCATTCAATTCCGATATCAATTAAACTAAAAAAGGATTTAACGAAGGGCTCTTTTGATTATGTTAACACCACAACTCCCGTAGCTAAATACGACTGCTTTAAGCCAATTAAAGATGTCGTCGAAAAGTTCAAGAGTTCAGGTTTAGGTAAAGAGGTAGCAAGGTCGGCTCTCAATAGAGCAGCTTACACTATCCTCAAAGACATGAACTCCGCCGTCCTAAAAGAAATCTTGCTTGAGCATGTTGACGATAAAAATAAAAAAATGCTTTTCATTGTGACTAATCAAGCAGATAGGCAGATTTACGCATATGAGTACAAAGAAACAGACCTGCACGATGCTATTAACAATTGCACGCCTTTTTTGGAGTTTACAAGAGCAGGAGAAACATCTTCAGCTAAGATTGTTTTTGAAAATAAAAAAGGTGAAATGCTGAATTTAGGGCTGCGCCTGAGAGTCGTCACAAACAATGGAGTTGGAAAACTAGTGAGCCCGAAAGGCAACTCGTCTCCGGTGGTAAAGATCCAGCAAGACAGAACAGATAAAGTTATTGAGAGGCTGAAAGACCGAGGGATAGTAAGACAAATGACATATTAATATTATTTTGCGCCCGTAGCTCAGTAGGATAGAGCAACTGCTTAACAGTGGTGTCTCATCCTATGGCAGTTCGCGCACAGCAGCGCACATTTATCCAGTTCTTTAAAAAGTTTTTTATCACTTACTAGGCGCATCTTGTTCCAACTGAATTCTTTTTGCGAAGGGTCCAGGTGGTGGAAATCAAAAACAGGGTCAGGGTAAGTTGATTTGCAATCTTCACACTTGCCTCCTTTGTATTCAACAGCCATTGTTTTGCGCTTCTGCCATCGTTTGACACAGTATTTATTGAAGCAATCTTTACACTTAGCATAGCTCCTACCGCTCTTTGTGTCATTTTTGCGATAAAACTGAGACTCGTCTAGATTATTTTTACATTCTGAGCAAGCTCTCATTTGTATTTTCCTTTTTAGTGCTTATAGTAACAATATGGGTCCATGGTGAAACCGGATATCACAGTAGACTTCTAATCTTCCGTTCCAGGTTCGAGTCCTGGTGGACCTACCAATAACTAGTTGGATAGAATAAAAAATACTATCCAAAATGCCCGAATCCTGTCGGGCGTGCCAAACATAAATTAGATACTACTTATATAGATGAAACTATTACTTGAAAACTGGCGTAAAAACGTCCTAGAAGCTGGCAAGATACGCCGAATAAAATCTAACATTCTTGCTGAAGTTACAGAAGAAGAGTTGCGTAACTTCCCTCTTTCGACTGAAGAACTTGCTAGGATCAAACAATGGGCTGCCTTAACTGGCGATCCATTGTTTCTTGGTTCAGGGACAATGGGCTCTGCTTTTCAGTTTGGTGATGAAGTTTTAAAAGTCACCAAAGACTACGCAGAAGCCTCTGCTGCCCAGTCCATCGCAGGACAAGCGCACCCTAATGTCTACAAGGTAAAGAAGGTTGGTCGCCGCTTTGCACAAGGTCAAGAGCCTCCTGCGGAAATGCCAGAACACCCTTTCTTGATTGTATATGATTTGGTTGGTGAAGAGGTTGGAGGTTCAGACTTGCCTAACCCAAAGCAACAAGAGATCATCAAGACTATTCATGCAAGACCGGATGAAATATACTACAACTGGACTGGGAACTTTGACGACATAAGAAAGAAGTTTGCTTCTTGGGTTAAAGCCAACGGTCCAAGAGTTGAAGAAAGCCCAACATCAAGGTTCCAAAACCACGAACCAAAACTTCGTCAGTTAATGACCGAAGCAGGGCTCAACCAAGCAGAGCAAGATATTTTAGCCAAGGCTTGGGCTACTGGTATAGGAGTTTATTCAGCAGATAATATAAACACAAGTGAGGGAGTTATCAACGCCTTGTTTTCTCCCATGCTTGGATATGTAAACGACATTGCCAGCGGCTTAACCTTCTTGGAGCAGAACGGTATACATTTTAGAGATTTAAAAACAACTAACGTTATGAATGATAAAGACAAACTAGTTATCATAGACATTGGCAAGTCAGATGTTAAGCAGCGCCAGTCGATCGAGAAGATATAGATGAAACTCCTACTTGAAAACTGGCGAAAGTATATGAACGAGGAAGAGGAGCCCCATCCCTCCGAATATATTAATTTTATGAGGGGCGACTGCTCGTTGCTCGCCCAAGCCATTAGTGACATTTCTCATTTTCCCATGTACGGCATCGTTGATGAACGAGGAGATATGCATCATGTTTTTGTTTATGATACTCAAACAGAAGAAGCGATTGACTGCCGTGGTAGGATGCCATTGGAAAACCTGCTTGATAATATAAGTGGTGAAAGAAACACCTATCGTGAAACATCTCCAGAAGAAGTAAAAAAGATATTTGGTACATACAGCGATGAGGAATATGAGTATGCAGAAGAAAAGGCACAAGAATTAATATGAAGCTCCTACTTGAAAATTGGCGTCAATACCTCACGGAAGAAGATGGTTCGTGTGAGAATAATCTTGTCGTCTTCATGGCTGGCGGTCCAGGTTCAGGCAAGTCCTCGGTCATTAGCGGACTAGGATTAGACAATTTTGTAGTTCTTAACCCTGACGATGACTTTGAAAGCGAGCTTGCTTCGCTGGGTATCAGTGCAAACATGCAGGGAATGTCCACCAGGCGTAAAGAACTTAAAGCACAGCTTGAAGTTGAACCTAATCCCGAAGCACAAGCTGAAGTAGACAAGATTACAGCAGATTTCTCCGCTGCTATGAAAGCATTCAGCAGTGCTAACAGAAAGCACGAGGATGAAGTTGAAAGATTGATCAACAGTGAAGAGTGTAACAGCTTCGTTGTGGATGGAACCGGCGCTACATTCAGCCGACTGGAAAACAGAGTAGAACGATTAAGAGAGAAAGGATACAAGGTTGCTATGGTCTTTGTTGATGTAGACCCAGCCGCAGCCGAAGAAAGAAACCTTGCTCGTTCATCCACAGGTGGCAGGTCTTTGCCCACCAAAGTAATAGCAAAGACACACGACAAAGTACAAGCCAACAAGGCGGCGTATGCCAAGATGTTCGGTGATAACTTTATTTCTGTAGATAACAGCGGTTCAGAGGAACAACTAAAAGGCGCTATGAAATCAGCTATTTCCATGCTTTCTCGAATTTAATAAAGAAATAAGTTGAAAATAGGGTTCCCGCGCTTATAGTTATTGTATAAGACACTTTATTAACCTACAACGGAAGGAAACAAAATGTCTGTAGATTTCAAAACATTCCTAAACATCGTCCCTCATGTCGTAGACATCAAGAAGCCAGTGCTTCTTCGCGGTCGTCACGGCATTGGCAAGAGCGAGATTGTTTATCAGTTTGCTGAAGCCAAAGGTCTTCCCGTTGTGGAACGCCGCGCTTCTCAAATGACTGAGGGCGACCTGCTGGGTCTTCCTTCTGTTGAAGGTCAAGTAACTACTTGGTGTGCCCCTGATTGGCTTCACAGAGCTTGTAATGAGCCTGTCCTGCTCTTCCTCGATGAGGTAGACCGAGCCATCTCTGAGGTGCGACAAGGCATCTTCGAGCTTACGGACTCTCGTAAGATCTCAGGCAACGTCCTTCACCCTGATACTATCATCTTTGCTGCTGTTAATGGCGGCGAGCATGGCTCTCAGTATCAAGTTGGGGAGATGGACCCTGCGGAACTTGACCGCTGGACTGTCTTTGATGTGGAACCTACCGCTGAAGACTGGCTTACCTGGGCTCAGGGCAACGTTCATTCTATGGTTTGGGACTTCGTAAACCAGAATCGCTCTCACTTGGAGCATGGTGGAGAGTTCGAACCTAACAAGGTTTACCCATCCCGTCGCTCTTGGAAGCGTTTCAATGATTGTTTGGAGGCGTCAGGTTTGCTTGATGAGGAAGGTAACGACATCTTCCACCTTGCTTCTGCCTTCGTCGGCTTTGAAGCTGCTATTTCTTTCAATGACTTCGTATCTAACTACGAAAAGAACGTCACGATTGAAATGGTCCTCGATGATGGTAACATTGAAGCCACAAAAGATTTTAATATTAACGACCACTGTGCTCTCATCGATAAGATGGAAGCAGCAGGCACTTTCTCTACTGGTCTTTCAGACGGACAGGTTCAGCATCTTGCTGATTACTTCGTAACGCTCGGCTCCGAGCCTGCTATGAAGATCTGGACTGCTGTAGGCAAGGGCGAGCAGGACAATGTGATTAAACTTCACAAGTCTGTCGCGTCCAATGGCGACAAAGTAGCCACGCGCCTAGTCACACTTCTAACCGGCGATAATCAATAGTCACTCGGAGTGCCAGAGGGGTTGACTTTATTACTATGATGGCGCTCAGTGTCTGCCATGAGCGCGTAAAAAATTCAAAGCAGACTAGCAAGGTTGGCGCTGCGAAAACTCCAACCCCCCTCTGGTTTTTTTAACTCTTCGTATAAGGAACAGTAGATGTCTTATCATGGTTCAGTGAAATGTAGCTTCTGTGGACAAACTGGACACAACCGCCGCACTTGCCACTATTTAAAGAAGCAAGTAGAGGAGTGGAAAGCGAGCGATAATCCATTGGTTCAAAAACGTGCAACCCTTTTTGAAAAAGTAGCAAACAAACCGAGAAAATGCAGCTTTTGTAAGCAGCCCGGTCACACAGTGAGGAAATGCCCAGAAATGACGGCTCATGTGCAGGAGGTGGCGGACTCTTGGATTGAAGCAAAAAGGTTTGTTAAAAAGAAGATGTTTGAGCACAACTTTGGCGTTGGGACTCTAGTAAGAATGAAGCGCCGAAGTTGGAACCAAACAGATTTAGATTATACAGTTTCCTACGAGTTGGCGCTAGTTAGTGAAATTAGTTACAGTCGCATCATTGATAAAGTCTTGACCACTAACTCTTATTTCAGGCAGATGACGCCAGTGAAATATATTTTTGTAAGTGGTCCAGCAGCAGGTGAATCCCTCTGGGCTCGCCTACCTCTTCCCATCGTGGACACAGGTTACAACGATGGCGATTACTATGGCAAAGTTGAGTATGAAAAGTCAGCACAGGATTATATTATCTTAAGCTCTACTCAGGCGTCGTTCCCCGACGAGCTTTTAGATTGGGATTTAATTTGGGATGAAGCGTATGCCCATGTAAAAGGTAAAAAATAAGTTGAAAAGGAACAATCCGCGCTTATAGTTACTATGTAACAACTTGAGGTATTCTCATGGAAGAGAAAAAGTTTAATCTAAACGACCACGTTCACAGGCTCTTAATCCAAGAGCCTTTTTTTGCTTCTCTGTCTCGTACTATCGAGAAGATCGAAAGCAAAGGCGTGCCTACTGCTGGCGTTCGTATCAATCCAGACACAGGATACTTCGAACTTTACTACAATCCCGACTTCTTTGAGACGCTCGATGACAAACAGCGAAGTGGAGTGCTTGTTCATGAGTTCTACCACCTAATCTTTGAGCACGTCACAGGTCGCTTGCCTGACGAGCTTGAAAGCATTATGTCCACCAACGTTAAAATGAAGGACATTCCATCAGAACAGCGAGCCAAGCTAATGATTTGGAATATTGCGACTGACTTGTCTATCAACTGTCTTATTGGTGCCGACAGGTTACCAAAGCAGTGCGTCTTCCCAGGCTCCGGCAAGTTTGAGCATATGCCGCCGGAACAAACTGCTGAATGGTATTACAAAGAACTACTCAATCAGGCAGAACAAGAAAAGCAGAACTCTGACGGTGAAGGGGAAAAGTCGCTTGAAGACTTTGTAAAAGATCTCATGGGAGATGAAGGACAGTTTGATGACCATGAGGGCTGGATCGCTGTTGATGAAACCGCTCAGTCCATCGCTAAAGAACGCCTACGTGAAACCCTGAAAGAAGCAGCGAAAGACGCTTCACGTTCTAACTCATGGGGCTCGGTCACATCATCAGTCCGTAAAGAGATTATGGACCGTGTAACAGCCAAGATTAACTGGCGTAGTGTCCTGCGTTACTTCGTAAAGACCTGCGTCCGCGCTGAGAGGCGGTCTACAGTGCGCCGTATCAACAAGCGATACCCTTACATCCATCCAGGCAAGAAAGTTACTAGAACGCCTCGCATAGCTGTATCTATTGACCAGTCAGGCTCAGTGTCTGACTCGATGCTAGCGGCGTTTTTTAGTGAGTTAAATGGGCTCTCTGATATCTGTACCTTCACCGTTATTCCCTTCGACACTGAAGTCGCCGAGGACAAGGTATTCGAATGGAAGAAAGGGCAAAAGAAAAAGTGGGAGCGTGTTCTCATGGGCGGAACTGACTTTGACGCTCCTACCAAGTATGTAAACAAAGGCAAGTTTGACGGTCACATTGTCCTAACGGACATGTGTGCGCCAAAACCAGTCTCATCCAAGTGTCAGCGCATGTGGATGACTGATAGCCACAATGCTCGCAACCCTTACTTTAAAACTCAGGAACGTGTTATTCCTATTGACCATTAAGGAGAACTATGAAAAGTACCGTAACACGATTGGAAACTCTAAGAGCAATCGAGGATTGTTTAAACATGATAGAGAGGCTCGTAGAGAAAGCTGGACTGGCGTGGACCTCTCAAGAGGACTGTTTAGATCAGTTATCAAGCGTAAAGTGTTCTATTCTGGATGAAATACATTCAGAGATTCAAGGCAAGGCTCATGACTGGCAAGTAGGTTATGGCGAAATCATTTTAACTGAGGAAGAATAATGAAAAAGTATTGTGTAGTGTGCGATGGAGTTGAGAGAGGCTTTGATTCTGAAGAAGAAGCTATGGGGTGGGCAGTCGATTTGAACCAACCTTGGGAGCTTTTTGACGACCGCACAGGTTACTGTCTTGAAAGCTCAGAAGACATTGAAATCTTTGAAAAATTAGAACCTTTTTTCTAAATTTCATTTTCACTACTAACTATTCAATGAAGGAGGTAGTCTTAATGAATGAAAACATAACAGATTTATTAGATTACATGGAACAAACTGTCACCTATCTCGAAGATGATGGTGATGATTGGCTTGCTGGAATAGTTCAGCAGGCTTTTGATTTTGTTGAAGAACAACTGGAAACAGAGGAACTCTAGATGAACCTTGGCGACATCGTAAAAGAAAAAGAATCTAACAAGCAGGGAGTTATTATCTGTTTGAAATCTAGTTTCGGCGGCGTCGATAAAGTTGTTCTCGAACATTATGGTGTAGAGTGGAAAGGTGAAATCAATGGTGATATCTCTTGGCTAACACCAAGCTCTTTAGAGCTTGTGAAACCTTATCCAGGGACCTACGACCCACACAGAGTTCTTTATGACCAAGAATGCTAAACCAGACATAGGCGATCTTGTCACGCTCCACTGCCCCGAAGGTGATTCTGAAACAATAGACATGGGCGTTATCACTGAAGTTTATTGGAAGAATGGCTTTAAGGGCTGTCATGATGGATTTAGAACTTACAAGGTTTTGGGTAGATATGGTAAACCGACCGAGTACGATGAGCCCTATTGGGAAGCCAAAATCATAAATAAAGCAAAATAAACTTGAAAGTTGAGCTTTCGTTCTTATAGTTATTGTATAACAAAGTTAACAAGGGAACGAAACATGTTTGAGATTGACATTACTGTGCCAGTTTGGCTTGGTCTTACTTTTGGTATTCACTGGGTCGCTGGTTTCTTCAATAAGGAAACTGGGAACTATTACCTTGACCAACGATAAAGAAAAAATAGCCAAAATCACAAGCGATATTAAATCTCTGTCTGAGACCGCCTCCACTATAGAAGATACAACGCTGAGAGCAGAGTTTGTTTCTATTCTCAATAGAGCTTGTATTAAAATGGACCGAGCAACTCAGCCACCACCACCGGACGACGACGAATGGGAAGACTTCTTACGAAACAAAGAGAGATGTATTGCTCCATGAAGAAAGAGTTCTCGAATGACTCAACCTCTAGTCTTTATATTTGGATGGAACTTCATCCTGACTTCAAGAAGATAGTCAAGCGAGATTCTTACTTTGAAGGAGCAAAAGTGCTTCGCGATTGGTGTAAGGAGTTGTGGCACGATACGACTCCACCGGCAGGTATCGTATTAAAAGAAGTCAAGTGGCTTGAAATCTATTCAGTGTGGAAAGATGAAACCAAGAGCGTCCTTGATGAAGTAGAAAAGAAATTAGATTACAAATTTTTTAAAGAATGGCACGAGTGTTAACATGATTAAACAAGCAGACATTGTAACTTATCGCGGACTTAAGTCGGACCATATTGGATTGGTTGAAAAGCTCTTTGAGTATGAAGGCTCCCAACACGCGATTATTCGCTGGATAAAGCCTGTTGCTAACATAAAGACCTATTGCCCCACGACAAGACTAAAGACGCTCAGGACAGCCGCCGAGGCTGGGCAGAGAGGTCGTAAAAAGGTGGTAGCAGGATTAGAAGAAGGTTCCGAAACTCACGTAACAAGATTCGTAAAAGAGGGTTGAAAGAAGGTGATCTAATAAGAGTGATCGCCAACGCTCCTCGCCCTTGGGCAGGACAAATGGGGGTTGTTATTAACCAACGGTTTTATTTTCATCGCACAAGTAAAGTTGTGGTTTACTTATTTAAGTTAAAACAAAAAGTACCGATTTCAATGGACAACGTGATCTTGGTGAGTGAGGCATGATGATCGAGCTTCTTATAAACTTGGGTAATTTGTTTTTAGGGGCTATCCCTGCCGCCGCCGCCGCAATGCATTTCGGCTCGGCAGTCAACGCACTTATGACAAACCGATGATCCAAAATTTTTTTTCTTAATGAGGAATAAAACACCCGTGATTAGCCAAAAAACATACTTTTTTGCCGATTTACATGCCGATAGGGGAGCGCTTCTTAACTCACTTGAGTATTGTGACGACTCCTCCGCTCTCTATTTGATTGGAGGGGATTGCTTGGACAAGGGACCATCCAACCTTAACTTGCTTCGAGAGCTTAAGAAGCTATCCGATCGCGTCGAGGTAAAGTTACTTGCAGGCAACCATGATTTGCGAATGCTTATGGTCCTACAGAATTGGGAAGACCAAGATAACTTTCTTTTTCAACGCATCTTCACATCGGAGCGCTTTGAGAAAAGGATTGACCCTTTCTTAGAAGAGTGCGGTGGGATAGATGCAGCAAAAGAAATGTTCTTAGAACCCGAAGGTGAGTTTGGTTGGTTTTTCCCTTCCTTAAACTTACTTCACCAAGACAATAACTTTCTTTTTACTCACGCAGGCGCGAGCGATGTCTTTGCTTATCAACTAAAAGACAAAGGACAAGACCTTTTCAACGCAACCTTTCGCAAGCTCACGGCGGACAAGGACACCTTGTTTGATTTTTATTATAGTCAAGCCTCCGGCGCTTTTAGAACCAAGTATCGAGCCAAAGATGCTCCCTTTACGCCCGAAGGCGCGGAGGCTCTACGAGCAGCCGGGGTTAACTTCGTCGCCCACGGTCACGATAGCCAAACTCAGGGGCATAGGTTACGTTACATCGAAGATATACCGCACCTAGCGTGTGATGTAACAGTCAATAGCGGATCTCGATGCAAAGAAAACCTGGGAACCCAAAGCGGCTGGGGCGTCGCCGTCTTCGACCCTGAGAAGAATCACATTAGATGTTTCAGCCCCGAAGCAAGAACAGGCTTCGATTGGAGACTTTATACTTGAAAACTCCGCGCTTGTTCCTATAATCAAGGAAAGGGAGAGACAAATGAAAGTTGGTAACTTGGTTAGAATCAAAACCCGTGGAACTCCGGCATGTCCCGGCGGCTCTGTTGGTATTGTTACCAGTGCAGGACCGCACCCACGCTTGTCCAAATGTGGCTATGAAGACGAAATTTGGTGCATGGTGGAATGCACACACGGCGAATCCATCTATATTGACCATTATTGCTTGGAGGTAATCAATGAAAGTCGGTGACTTGATAAAAATAGTTGAATACGGCTCACGCCACGCTTCAAACGGCACCTTGGGAATAATCACCAAGAAGCTGCCTAAACCCTTCACACATCATATCTATCACCAGTGTTATCAGGTTCGCTTTGATAACGGATACATCGGTCGCCATGCTAATTTTTGTTTGGAGGTTGTAAGTGAAAGTCGGTGAACAAGAATTTGATGCTATTAGACAAGGGTTGCGGGCTGCCTTTAACGAAGGTTGCTTGGACGAAAATGTTACTTATCCTGCTTTTGACAAGATGAAAGAGGTTTATAAACGATATCGGTGGTTCAAGGACCAACTTTCATATTTTGACCCCTCTGAACTTCAAAGAGAATATATTGAAGAGTTTGGAAGTTGGGGGAAAGGAGAATGAAATGAGCGATAACCGCCCAAAGACCTATAAAGGAAAGCAGGTAGAATACAGAGGTGAGATCTCCGATAGAGACTCTTTCGAAGGTAAGGAAGAGGGAATTTATTATATGATTTCCACCGGTTCTTTTTATTGTTATTATGATGGCGATGGATCGCTTGATGCGCAGTTTATACCCAACCCACATAATCCAGAGGTTGCACACATGGAACCTTGTTGGTATAGTGAGTTGAAGGAGAGCGAAGAATGAATAAAGATACAAAAGGTAACCACCCAACCACAAGTGAGGATAGTTTGTTACGAGAACTAAAAAATGAAAGTCGGTGATTTAATACAACTCCAACGAGGAACGCGAAAGCATTGGGACTTACCCTCGGGTGTCGCTCTCTTAATCGAGAAGCTGCCGCGAAACGACTATTTAGAATACGATTGGAAAGTCTTGGTCGATGGTCGATACATCGAGCTTGGAAGACAACTAGAAGATTCATCGGAGATACTCAGTGCAGCCCGGTGATTTAGTAAGGTTTAAGAAAGTCTTAAATCACAGGACAATGGAAACCACCGAATGGTGCTTAGGTGTCCTAATTGAGAAAGAATACAACTTGTGCAAAGTCTTAAGCAAGACAGGTGAACTAATCACCATATGGGCAGAGTTTGTACAGAAAGCAGGAAAGAAAGATGAAAATAGGGGACCTAGTGAAACATAGAACAAGCGGCGAGCTAGGCATAGTCACCCGCCTCCTTGATGACCCTTTCTCTTTGCTTGTTTTGGTCTATGTTCGCAAAATGAATGGTACTGACTTTCCTCACCCTGCCAAAATCTTGGACGTATTAAGTGAAAACGGGTGACTTAGTGAGAATAGAAAACTCAGACATTCTTGGTCTGATCTTGTCGCCTCCAAGAAAGCGGTACATGATTGGTCATGCTGCGCTTGTATTCTGGAACGGTGAAACTAAATATGTTCTTCAAAGCAAACTAACATTAGTCGAGGACAAACATGATTAAAAAACAAACAGAGTATATCGAAGACGCGAAGGGGACTGTATACCTACCCCGCCCGTCGAATTGGTTATCGGGTTGGCTCCGTTCACGATGGTTTAAATATCATATGCAAGTATACAGTGTTATTGCAGCACCCGAAACCTGGAGCACCTTGGAGCGTCTTTACATCGTGCGAACTCTTACCGAGTATGAAAACGGAGCGATTAAGTTAGATGAAAAAAGGTGATCTTGTTAGAGTAAAAGAGTTCTATCGACTCGACGAATCTTATGATTCCTTTGGTGTGTTGATTGGCTTACAAGAAGATGACGAAGGATTCACTTGGTATCGGATTGCCCCCTTCAAGACCTTGAACGGCGATTCTGTCAATTGGTACGCAGACTACGAAGTGGAGATGATAAGTGAACTCTAGCCCCTGGTATCTATATGTCGTCAAGTGCAGCGATAGCACCCTTTACACAGGTGTCACAACCAATCTAGACCGACGCCTAACCGAACATAACACGAGCCTTAAAGGCGCGAAGTACACAAGGAAACGGCGACCCGTTGTTTTAGTTTATTCTAAGCACTACGCCAACCGCTCTCAAGCTCAAAAGGCAGAGTATCAATTCAAATCGCTAACCAGGAAACAAAAGATAAAAGTGATAAATGAAAGTCGGTGATCTTGTTCAAGACATCCACTCTATCGTCACCGGCATTGTCATCGACGAAGCCGATCGGGTTCACTGGCGCGAAGAAGGAGAAGCAACTTGCCAAAAGAAACTTCACTTTTGTGTTAAATGGTTGTGGGCAGATGGCGAGAAGATCGTGACTAAGAATAGCTGGAGAACAAAAAACGAATTGATTCTTTTATCTCAAAGCCCTTGAAAACCAGAAATCGGTTCCTATAGTTAAGTCGTACCAAGGAGAAGCTCATGTATTGCCGAATTTGTGGAACCGACCAAAAAGTTAAGTATTACCGAAGCAAAGGGATGAGCATGTGCAAAGAATGCAGCGCAGAGACACCCAGAAAGGCATCTTACAACGGCTTTAACAAACGATACTGGTTTGAGCACTCAACCGTACCTGATCGCATTAAACGAGAGTTCTACAGTGATTACAAGGCATCCAAACATACCGTTCAAGAGTACATCGAAGCAACTTCATCTTGGATTTTTAACGATTAAGCCTTGAAACGTGGGAAACGGTTCCTATACTTAAGAGGAACTACCAAGGAGAACTAGATGTTTAGACAAAGCGCAAAGAAAACACTCACTACATCGTGCCAATGCACAATCTTGAATGTTAGTGCTAACGCACTGACAAAGCATCTAGGCGAGCCAAAGTTTGATGACTCGGAACTTGGCATTGACCAAAACGATAACCTTACATCAATGCAGTGGGTATTTGAAGACGACGCAGAAAACATCGTAACCATTTATGATTGGCGGTCGTCTGCTGCTTTTCAAAAAGATAAGCGTGTTACTTGGAGCATCGGAGCTTCAAAACAATCTGAAGCAATCCGCTTCCGCAACTGGATTAATGGTAAACTCCACCCGCTAGCTAAAACTCATCCTATTAACTTTGATTCTTGGAACGACTGCCCTGGAGGCTTCTAAAATGACCATAACTCTATCAGAACAGCAGCTTAAAACGCTTTTACTAGCAGCAGAGGAGGCACAGGTCGTGCGAGAACACGAACTCGCCAAAATGCGAGAAAACCCTGACTATGAACGACACGAGATTACACACTTTACATCGAAGATAAGGCGAACTGACGACGCTATTCTTGAAGCCGAGAAAAAACTTATCTTTCCTTCTTAAACTCTTGTCTTCTTTTACCTCTCAACCCCTGACGGTCTTTGACTTGATGGGGTTTTCTTTTTGGCTTGTAGTTACTACATGCACCAAGATGAAGATGTAAGACCGGGAGACCTAGTTAAATGTTACAACTGGCAGTATTACGGTGAGATGGCTATCGTTCTTAGAGTTTGCGAAGACGCCCTACTGATCTACATCTTTGAAGACAAAACAAAGAAAAAGCTACACAAAAGCCTTTTAAGCATGTTCAAACGCTTCCCCCGTGATAGTTAAAAAGAGAGGGAACAATGAAAAGTGAAGGTAGGCGACCTAGTAAGAGGGAAAAAGAATGTTGATGGCTTTATTGCTTGGACTTCAAACGAGCATGCTTTAATCGTCAAGATTGAAACCACCTCTTACGGCATCGAAGACGTCACTTTAAGGTTCCCCGAAGGCGAAATTGTAGTAATGAGCAAGCGCACGATTATAGAGATCTTCGAGCTTGTAAGCGAAGCACCTTAAAAAAGTTTATTTTACCCCTTGAAAAGCCTAAGTCCGTTCTTATATTTGACAAGTAGCAAGGAAAGATCAAAATGAGCATCGGAACTTTAGTCAAAATTGTTGATGACCAAGACGGCATTCAAGGCTTGATTGCTTTAGTTATAGACAAAGTTCCTAACTCTGATGAAGTTGTAGTGGAATTGGTCACTGATAACAGCTTATGGATTTACTTTCCCAACCAACTGGAGGAACTCAACAATGCTTAACAAAAGTTTACATGCCGAACTTGTTGGACTTAAAGAATGGAAAAGCAACTCTCGCATTTACGGTGAAGCAGTCGAAAGGTGGCTATGTCGGAACTTCTCGTGTCCGTGTTGCAAAACCGGCAAGCTGCGACAGCTAGAGATTAACTCTCCTTTCATAGATCTAAAGTGCAATGAGTGCGGAGAAAGCTACCAAGTAAAAGCAAGCAGTTCCACTCTCGTAGCTAGAAGCGGTAAATTAAAAAATTTATCCGGCGCTGCTTACTCTAAAAGCCTTGAGGGCTTGGAAGAAAGAAACAAATGTAATTTTCTGCTTGTTCAATACTGTCGAGGAGCCGCTGAGATAAAAGAAGCCTTTCTCTTGAGAAAAGAGGACATATCATCCGAGCACCTTATCAAAAGAAAGCCTCTTGGTCCAAACGCAAGGAAAGCGGGACTGGTGCTTAGTAGATGGGAATTTGGTGACATCAATCGAGAAATTATTTTATAGAAAAATCACTTTACCCCTTGAAAACCCTAAATCCGTTCTTATATTTAAGATGTAACAAAGAAAGGACAAGAAAATGCTTCACGAAAAAGCTGTAAAGAAAGTCGAGAAAGCACTCGGAATGAAAGTTGAGCTTATCGGCAACTGCCGCTACGGCGTCACCTACGAGGGATATGTGCTCTCTTGGATGGTGTCGCGCCAATGGAAGGTAGATGCAAACGACAAGATGGTCAAAGACGGACCACTCGAAGCGTCTAACTGGCACGCTCGGCGCGTCGATGACCATTCGGATTCGATGGTTGATTACTTCGCTGGAAGTTACTTTGATAATGTTACGCAGCTTATTCACTGGGTTAAGCCACCCGAGCCAAAGTTCAATGTTGGTGACCTTGTGAAAGGCAAAGATAACAAGCGAGCCAACCGTCAAGGTTACGCTAACAAGCTCGGCATCGTTACTCGCAACGGTCGATACATGGGTGTTGAGTGGGTTGATAGCGGTCTTAAAAATTACGCTTCGTGGGCATCCTACCCCCAAAACGACTTTGTGAGGGCATAGTGAAACCCGGCGACATGTTCAGATACATCGATGGTTCCACTGGCTTGATAGTATCGCATCCATTTTTGTGGCGGATTGACTTAACCAAAAAGAAAGAAGAAGCACTAGAATGCGTTCGGGTGGTTTGGTCAGGCACTGACCGTCCGGTGGTTATGTCGCTTAAAGCCTTTGAAAATCAGACTGCTAAAATAATCTAATAAAAAACACTTTACCCCTTGAAACTCGAAAATCCGTTCCTATATTTAAGATGTAACAAAGAAAGGACAACAAAATGAAAAAGTTTCTTGTACCAGTCACCTTTATGATGAGCACTTACGTCGAGGTAGAGGCAGACGACATCGAAGAAGCGATTCACGAAGCCTGCGGTGTTGATCTTAGCATCGATTCGGCTGACTCCTGGGAATACGTCGGTGATAGCTGGGAAGTAGATGAAGATGGAATTGAAGAAGTACCAACCAAAGGAGATGCATAATTATGCAACAAATAGCACAAATAACTGAAATCATTGAAGAAATCCTCAATAACAACGACGTCGAAAACGCTGAAGATATCGCGATGGACTGCGCGGTAACATTAGTCAAAGCAAGTCTCGACCAACTGGCTACGGTCCTTGGCGCAGAACTAGATGAAAACAATCTAGGTCAAACGACCCTTAACCTGGGAGCACTCTACTAATGATGATCACACTTTACATTCTAGGCGCTTGTGGCGTCTTGTCTACACTTCTTCTCTATTGTTTCAAAGATCTGACGTAGAAAGGACAAAAAATGCAATCCGGCGACCGAGTAAAGCTCACAGGAAAGACAAAACACGGCAAAAACCGTGTGCGTGAGCAGGGAGCCGAGTGGATTGTCGTCAAACTCCGGTCGGGTGTTTTATTCTCCGAGGACAAGAAAAAAGAATTCGCCTTGTTGAGAAAAGAAGACAACCCCGGCGAACATTGGCGATGGGTTGCCCTAAAAGAAGATAAAAACTTTTCAGTTGAGGTGATAGATGAAAGTCGGTGATTTGGTAAAGTGGACCGCATTGCGAGGCGAAGACTTGATAGGGCTTATCGTTGGATTTGATAAGGAGAACGACCCAATGGTCAGGGACTGCAAGTCTGGTGTAATCATAGCCCACTGGCGAGATAGCTTGGAGGTGTTGAGTTGAAAGTCGGTGATTTGGTAAATAAACCCTTGAAAGCTCAAAATCCGTTCTTATATTTAAGACATAAGAGACAAACAAAAGGAAAAAACATGACTGATACGACTTACAACGGATGGACTAACCGAGAAACCTGGAACGTGAACCTTTGGTTATCCAATAGCCAGCCGCGTTACGAGGCGATGCTTCGTATGTTCCCAAAAAAGAACGCAGGCGAAGAAAGCGCCCAGGCTATGTGTCGCGGCTTTTGGGGTGAAAAAACCCCGGACAACTGCCTTTTAGATAATGTTAACTGGAAAGAGGTCGCGGAAGCGATAAACGAGCAATAAAATGAGGCAATTCACAATAAAAGAAAACTTAGCCTCGACCCAAGAAGCGGATCAACCTAGAAAGAGGGAGTTTATCCCCTCTACAAGCAAGTCAAAGCTAAACTCAGGGTATCAGGTGGCTAAGATCGACAAAGACACTCAGGAGGTCAATACTTTGACAGAGCCGGGATATCTAAGAGCTACGAAGAACTCCAAGCGACGCTTAGAATCAATAGGCATCGAAAACTTGTTCTTGATTCATAGCGAATGGTTCAAGAAGGCGAGAAAGAAAAAAGTTACTTTTACCCCCTAACGAGTAAAAAAGTGTTTCGGTGGTGCCTACTGGCTTAATAGGCAACCTTTCAAGTTCTTAGCCTGCCCGGTAGCTCCGGGGAGTAAGGAAAACGATGAAAGCTAGACCATCGACTCGGAATGGCTAACCGAGCGCCGGAACACTTTTTTATTTTTTTTCACTTTGCCCCTTGAAAAGTCAAAATCCGTTCTTATATTTAAGGGGTAAGAGACAAACAAACAAAAGGACACTCTCATGACACGCAAAGACTTCCAACTAATCGCAGACGTTGTTGCTTCCACACTTGCCACGGTAAAGCCCGAAGCACGTCAATGCCTCGCGCTTGACTTTGCGGTTGCCCTTGCGGAGACGAACCCCCGCTTTAACTCTAATCTTTTCGTCAAGGCTTGCCTTGTGAATGAATTGAGCGACAAAGCCGCCTATTAAGAAAAAGGTCGAAGGACATAAAAAAAATAACTTTAACCCTTGAAAAGTCGAAAACGGTTCTTATATTTAAGGTATAAGAAACAAGGTAAAGGAAAAGAATATGTTTGGTTCAGTAGAAGAGATCGAAGTAGCAGGAAGAGAAGAAGTCATTCAGTACCTGGAAGGTTGGGGATGCGCTTGTTATGATAGTGAAAGCACAAGCCTTCTCAAAGCCGCAGCAATAGAAACCTTCGAGACGGAAGAAATGGAGCACGAAGACTTTGATGCTTCTCACATGGAGGATTACTAATCATGGGTATTGGCGATGTTCTATTTATTGCTTTCGTTCCCACAACCTTTGCTCTCTTCTTGTCTTGGTTGATAATGAGTGATAGCAAAGTCGAGGACATAAAAAAAATGTTTCGTTTTATTACTTTCAAGAAGAGGAGCAACTAAGATGATGACTGACAAACAATACAGAGATCACGTAAGACGCATAGAGAACGCTAAAAAGAAAGGCGATCAAAAGAAAGCTAGCGAATTGAGTCAAGAGCTATGGGATACCCTAAGCAAAGAAGAGACTTACTAAACAGGAAGCCGGGAGGACACCGAGCCTCTGGATTAAGCCCTTGATAGGATAAAACCTTGATAGGGCTCTTTTAAATAATCGCAGGACATAAAAAAAATGATTGAAGAAACATGCCCAAGAGAAGAGCTTTTCAATAGCTTGGTTAAGAAGATGAGTAAAGGAAAAACAAACAAAGAACGCAGGCTCTACCGTCGCGTCATTAAAGAAGCAAAAAAAGATGGTTCTTATCCTGCTTTAGTCAATGAAGTGTTAGACGAACTTGTGGAAAAAGGACACGCTTGTCCATCCTTTCACTCTACAGCAACCTAATTCCCTTTTTCTACCCAGGAAGCCCTAAAAGACCTTTAAAGATAAGGTTAAATAAGGGCTCTAGGTAGTGTATGTATAAGAGCCTGTAAAAAGCCTTGTATATCCAATATGATAGAAAGGGTGGTAGAATATAGGGGAAAAGTGGTAGAAGGTGGGAATAGGTGGGTGTATCTGGTCACCACGTGACTTACATTCAACCCTTGAATACCATTATTTCGTGTTTATAATATATATGTCGGGGATATAACCCCCTCAACCCCTAAATACCCTCTTTTTAAAAGCGCAATGATTACGCGCACTTAGTTTAACTTTCTCTAGGAGCCAATAGAATGTTCATCGTAGGTTTCATGGTCGGCTTTGTAACAGCCATTGCCGGTGCTCATGGTATCGCGCTATGGGTTGAAAGCATCCAAGCCAACACCGCCCGCAACGCCGAACGCTTAGAACAATTCCAAACCTTCAAAGCTCAAGCGCCCCCCGCGCCCACCTTCGATGAAAGCGTACCGGCGACTTGGCAGGACTAAGGTGTATACAATTTGAGACATGGTTGTGTCAATCTATACACACTCCCCTTCAAGGACTCCTTGAGTTAACGCGCTATTGAGAGCATAAATACAGTGCAAGCCTTTGATATTATTAAGGAAACAAAATAAATGCCCTAAATGAACCAGTTGGCACGGAACCTGCAATATATATAGGTATGAATTCGCACTTACTCAACACTTCAGAAACTCAAAAAAAAGTAAAATAAAACGCTTCTACCCCTTGACCGAGCCGAAACGGTTCTTATATTATAGGGGTAGAAGAAAACACTTTCAAAGGACCTAACATGCTTTTCATGATCGCAACTCAAAACAAGCCAGCCGCCCCTAACGCTCAAATCGCAGCCGTTCAGCGGTTTCAGGCTTCGGACTTCCAAGACCGCAACGCCCTTCAATTCCTTATCGAGTCCAATATTCGCTCGGTCATTAAGATTGCCAAGGGCTATGTTCGTCGAGGGTGTGAACTCGAAGACCTTATCGCAGAGGGCACCATTGGTTTAATGGAAGCCGCGCAACGTTGGGAGCCGGAGCACGGTGCTAACTTCAATACTTACGCTTGCAATTGGGTTCGCGCTCGTGTTCAAGAGTTCGTACAAAAGAATAGTAGCGCGTTCAAGGTTGGCGGTCGTACCGTTCGTACCCTCTTTCAATCGCTAGCCCGTGTCCTTCGTAAGCATGGAAAGGATGCCGACGTGGAGCTAATCGCCAGCGAGTTAAACCTTAAGGTGGAGCAGGTTAGCGAGGCTCTCCAATACATGAATCGCAACGGGCGCAGCCTCGATGCTCCGGTTGGTGTAGAAGGTCGCCCTTTCTACGAGGTAACCGCAGACAATAGCCTTAACCCCGAACAAGCCTTGATGGCTAAGGAAGAGCAACAGGAAAGCGATGATCTCTTTGTTAGCTTCGGTGCTACCTTGAGCGCACGCGACCGGGTGATCTACTTTGAGCGCATGCTATCGGATGAGCCTCGCGGACTCGTTGACCTTGGCGACCAGTTTGGTATAAGCGCGGAGCGTGTGCGACAACTTGAGCAGCGAATCTTTAGTAACTTGCAGACAGCAGCACGTAAGCGCTAAGGGGGCACACCCCCCCCTCCCCCGGTGGATACCGGGAAGTATCCCTAGTGGATATGGGGGGTGGCGCGGGCAGATACACTCGCGCTCTCAACGGAAAAGCCAAATTTGGAGATTTGAAGCCCTTTGCTATTTACAGTAGCGAGGGCTTTTTAGTATAATCAAGAGGTCAAAAAAACCCGCCAAAAAAAATGGAGGCTTAGGATGAGTAAAGAAGATGAATGGGCTGAAGGGGATTACCTGGATTGGCTTGAGGACTCAGAAGAGGAAGAAGCAGAAAAGCAAAAGAGAATGAATGAAAGAAACCAGGAAGCTAAAAGAATCAAATGGAAAATCATTGATAGGGATTACGAGTACGAAGTCATTGTTGGTGAAAAGAAGCTAGGAAGCGTGGTTAGATCTAACGGGAAATGGGTGGTTCAGCCCGAGTTCATATGGAACGAGGATTCCTTTAGCCATAGAGACCTAGCTAAGTCGAGCTATGAGGACTTCAGAGAAAGCGGTCAGGCGTTGGTAGACTTGTGGTGTTTGTCTTAGGAGCTATAGGGGCTTATTACTTCCAGGTAATCAGGAACACACCATAGATGCCCTATACGCATAAAGTAAACTTCAACCATAAGTTCGTACATGGCAAAAGGAGCATCGTTTTCTTCTAAGGCAATCACAATGCCTATGTCATAGTAATCTGGTAATCCAGATATCTTTTTCCAACAAATAAGATCGCCTATACCCATATAATAAGTAGATAGGTTATAGGGGATTCAGAACCTTAATGTTGATTTGATACATCCAGATGCGCGATTGATCTATTAGCCTATAAAGTCTAAATGATGGCATGTATTCACTATGGTTTATTTCTATTATAATAGCTCGTTGTTCAGGGGAGTCTTCTGGTTCGTTAGGGAGTCCTATGTAAACAAGATCTCCAACCTTCATGGACGCTTTGTGACAACGGTTAGGGCTAGGGCAGAAAACCAAGCGGCAGTATTATCCGCTAGAAGGTGTACCTTCAAGTTTAATACTCCATTATCGTATCGATAATCGTCAATCACTTTGATTATCACTCCGAGGCGGTTGTCGACTGTTTTCACTAGGTCCCCTATTTTCACCGTTGGTGCTCCCCTCATCATAAGTAGGGATAGCAGGATCATAAGTCTCGCCCCAACAACCAGAACCATCAAGTTTTTCTATGCGTGTTAAGCCGTGTTCATCGTATATGCGGTTAAAACAACAAGTGCATGGCTTCCAGGTGCGTGGTTTCCAATTCGTTGGGAAAGAAGCGCATGTCTGTGTGCCTAATTGTTTATTTTCGCATTGACAGATTCTTTCGTTGCCAGGTTCGCATTCATAAACTTTCTGGGGTGGATTGCAAAAAGCTAGCAAAAGGGGCATGCACAAAGCTATTACAAAAATAGTCTTACTCATTTATGCCTCTTCTTTTTAAACTTTCTCTTCTTGTGCTTGTTGTAAGGTACACGGTTATAGACCTTTGCTTTCTTTGTTCGACGGGGCTTGTACCTTCGTGGATAACGCTTTTTATATCGTTTTGGGTGAACAGTCTGATATCGCCAATAAGGATATCGATAGGAAGCTCGGTAGTGGGAGCGGTAATGTCTTTTTGTTCGATACCTGCTATCACTCCAAACTATAAAAGGCGCGGAAGAATAAGTTGTATACCCACTTACTTCATATTGTGGGGCATGGTGGTCAACATATTCTATTTGATCAACAGCGACTCTGTGATTGTCTAAAGCACAACCGGAGGAAATCATCGCTGTTCCTCCTAAGAAAATGTATAAAACACAATGTAACATCTTTGCTCCTTTGCTACTAGTTAAAATGTAAGTATACACTTATTATAAGCGCATTCAAGCGGTTTTTCAAGCCAAAAGGTGGAAAGTTATGGATTTAAAGTTAAAATGTCTTAGAGAGCCTTTTACTTGGGGAATATGAGTGAGAATAAAAAATTTTGGATTCGCGGAAATCGCGAACCATGAGGAGTTGCTAAAATGAAAAAGTTTGTTGTTATGTTGTTGATTACCCTTTTTGCATTGGGCGGTGGAGAGAAAATTTTTGGCGGAACGAATTCCGCTAATGCGCGTATTGTTTATGATGGGGCGGAAATGAAAGATGTCCATTTAAACCTTCTTAAAGGATACCTATACGAAGCGATCATTAAAGGTAATTTCAACGAAGAGATGAAAGCAAGGACAGCGGAGATGATTGTGTGGGCGACAAAACTTCTTGTGCATGAACAAGTGTTTGATTTAACAAGCGGCAAGGACGATCTTTCTCGTTTGTTTGAAGCTGCTGTGTTGGATATCAATGATTTCTTCCGAGACGCTAAAGTGACAAAACAAGAAAAGACTATTCGGTCACAGGGGTGGATTGATACAGGAAAAAAGCTTATTGTTAATTTTACTCGTGTAACGTTAAAAAGCAAATCTACAGGGAAAGAAACCACAAAAATCGATTGGGAGATTCGACTTCCTGCCAAAGTCGATAAGAAAAAATGAGAATCGAGTTTGACAGGTATACAATAAAACTTATACCCGAGGACGAACAGGATGTGGCTTATATAGAAGATACCATGGGACTTTGTGGGGATGGGGATAATATCATCCTAGAAAGGTTTGACGGCGAGGGAGAAGAGTTCGGCTTTTATTTAGAAACAGATATCCGTCCCAGGACTGTTAATAAAGATACCCTCCCACCGCATCCGTCGATTAAAAAAGGAAAAGAAGAGCTTTATCAAAGACCTATTGATGATTTCATTGATTTTACAGATTCTTTTGATGGACCCCCATACAATCGAACATCTCCCGAAGGAACTAAAAAATTAGAGTAACTTATGCTATAATAATGACTACTTATTGTAGCCACGAGGATTTATAATGAAACTAACCAAAACACGATTAATGAAAATTATTAAAGAAGAAACTATAAAAGAAGTATCTTCGGAAAAACAAAGGCGTTACATGTGTGCCATGAAAGATAAAGAAGCAGATGAACGACCTGATGGATTATCTAAAGCAGAAGCAGAAGAAATGTGTACAGGTCCTATGAAAGAAGAAGAACTAGAAGAAAAGGAAAACAAATAAATGAGTGAATATGGTTCAAGTGCTATTATATCAGGATCTCTATTAGTTACGGGATCCGCTGTATTTAATGATCAAAGTGAAGATGTTGACTTCACAGTGGAATCTGATGGTGAAGTAAATATGTTAAAAGTCGATGCGGGCAACAACCGGGTTGGCATTGGAACAGGTGCTCCTTCTGGAACACTTCATGTTAGTGGACCTGGGACTAGTGATACCAAAGTCATTATTGAAAGTCTTGGCGATTCGTCTTTATGGATTGTTGCCGATACTGACAATGCTACTGAAAATCAGAATCCTAGTTTATATATGTCTCAAGAATCGTCAACAGACGATGCTTATCAGTTTCACGTGGGACTTGAAGGACTCGCGGATCAATCATTTACAGGATCTTATTCAGACCAACCTTTTATTCTTTCACGGAAAGACGAGTCTCAAGCACAATCTGTAAGAACTTTCCAAATAGCAACTGATGATGGAGGAGAGATTTCTTCGCGTTTTTGTATTGCGCATGGCGGAAAAATTCAAATTGCGGATGCGGCTAGGGAAGCAGACTGCCGTTTACACGTTAAAGCAGCAGCAGGAGATATTTTCAAGCTTGAAAACACAACAGCTTACGGCGTGACTTATGGACAGTTAGTAAAAGCTGATTTAACGATTAATGCTGCTGGCTCTACACCTGTTGATACAACTTTGAACTTGCCAGCGGCTTCTATTGTAGATACAGTGGTTATCAAGTTAACAACGGTCGGTGCCGTATCTTCGGGTACAACATACAATCTCACCAATATTACTTTAGATAATGGTGCGGCTGCACTAACTATGTTTAGCTCAAGTTTTGGAGAGTTTAGTTTAATCGGTAATGGGTCCTCCATTGTTTCTGGTACAATGTATTACTTTAACAATGTTCAACCAAATTACCCTGTGGGTGGTGTGGGTCTTCTCAATACTGCTGGTACTTCCGATATTAAACTTGATTTTACAGACGCAAATGTTACAACTAATGCTATTGTTGATGTAGCAGTTTACTATCGCAAATTTGATACAATAAGATAAAATATTTAGGAGTTTAACAAATGTCGCTATATCATGATAAATGGAGAGGGTTCCTTAGCGAAGGAACAAAGCCACAACTTACCGAAGAAGAGCAACTTCTCGCAGAAGGACGTTTAGAAGACGTAAAAAAGAAATATGTCGAACTTGACAAGAGAGGACTTATCGATGATTTTTCAGCGAAAGACCCGAGTGGTAACAATGCTTACCTTGGCTGGATGGCTAAAAAGGTAGCAGATTTTTTTAGAGACCAGGCTTCTTATTCTGCTCGTCAAGATTTTATTGAGAAGACCAAAGATGGCGTTAAAAAATTCCACTTAAACAAGCAACGTTTAAAGAAAAAAGATCTTTATCAATATAAGACAGTCAAAGATTTGTTTGATGATTTAGAAAAGCTTGGTGATACAGGCAAAGAAAAAAGGCAGAAGAAAAAAGAAACAGCAATGGAAGGGTCGGAGATTGTTTATGATAACGGCGACTTCTTTGCTGTGCGTCCTTATACTACTGATGCTTCTTGTTATTATGGTCGAGCTACACGATGGTGCATCTCTTCTACGCAATCACAAAACTACTTCGACCAGTATTCCGCTGATGGGAAAGGGTTTGTTATGGTGCGCATGGAGCACCTTGATGATGATAATAATGAAAAGAAAATCGCACTTGTTTATGACAGAGATGGTCAGCTAGAAGAAATGTTTAATGCTGCGGATGATTCTATTGATGAAGATTTATGGGACAATGCTGTCGGTGTGAATGTTCTTGAAGGTATTTTTGACGGAACAAAGTATTCAGGCAAAGGTCAAATGATGTATAACGAATTGTGGGAAGTTTCCCAGAAGGAGGGATTTGAAGAAGATAAGAAAGTTCCTGGTATTTGGAAAGCTATTGTATCGAAGATGTCTGATTCCTACGAGGATTTAGAAGAAGAACCTGATTTGGATGACGGTGACGAAGTTGCTACTTGGATTTATGATTCTTTGCTTCGAATCAAAGGCGATATCGAACAGGGAGGCTCTGCTAATATCGAAGAAAGTCCGCCTGGACCTGACCCTGCTGCTTTTCAAGCCGTCCAAGATGAGTTTGACCAAAACGCAAAACATGCTTATGTTATGTATGATGAATATGACGATGGTCAGTATTCTTACAGCGGTGGTATCACTTGGGAGTTTGATGAGATTGATGAAGATGAGTGGGTTGGTGAACCGGACTTTAGTTATAATGGTGATGAAAACGACACGGTAACTGACATTGCCAGACAAGTTATGGACGACAACTATATTTATCCTGATGAGATTGAGATTGAATTCAGTGGTGTCTGGGATAGAGAGAAAGGAGCAATGGGCTCGAACGATGCTCTCTCTATCCGTGTGAACTTTAACCAAGATTATGATGAAGATAACACACCAGACGGGTTTGAAACTTTTGCCAACCGGGTTCAAGGTTATGACGAGAACTATGACGCTGTAAAAGATGAAATCTTAAACCAACTCTATAAAAATAATCTTCTTAAATCAGAAGCACTTGCTAACGCTCAACAAATTCAAGTTGAGCTTGAGAAAGATCTTAAACACTTTGATGAGATTAAGATTGGCGATGGAGAGATTACTGCCTATGGAGACCTTCATGTTCAACTGCCCCGCATACCTGCTGATTTCTTTGAACTTTCCCGTAAGATGGGGACAGGTGATAAACCAGGCGAGTGGTACGATAGAAAAGCCGGGCTCACTGGTATAGCTCGGGGGATGCGAGAAAGTTATATTGACTTTTTAAAGAATAAACTTCTTAGGTTGATGGACGATAGTGTAACTCGTCAAAGATTTAAATCTTCTATTGCAAAGATTTTCAAGAAAGCTGAAGAAGATGCTGATAAACAATTGGAACTTCCGTTACAGGAAGCAGACAATCCTTACGAGCTAGGTAACTTTACTTACGCCACAGTTCCAAGTCAGAGAGTTTATCATCCAGAAAGCGGAAAGTTTACAGTTCCTTTCTATGTTGAGATTCCTTTGAGAGACGATTCTCTTAAGTGGAACATGCGCTTCTTGCAAGACCTTGATAAGTTCTGGAGTTTGATTGAAGGTGCTTACGAAGCAGCTTGGACTGGAATGCTTGAAGATTTTATGGCTCACAACACAACACTTGTCAAAAGATATCTTTCCATGTGGGACGAGAAAGAAGCCGAGAAGAAAGAAAACCCAGAACAAGAAACAGGTGGACCCGTTGTTCGAAACGCTAGAGGAGAGCGGATGACAGAAGGTATGAATGAACATTTCCAAGGATGGAGGAGCTTTTTAAAATGAAATGGTTTCTGCCAAAAAACTGGAAGCCTATTATTCTAGAAAATTCTAAGATTCCTGCATGGTTGTCCAAAGTAGCTCCTTTAAATATCGGAGCTATTACTTTATTTCCTTTTGTTATTACTCGCCATGAGATCGATGAAACTATAAGACGTCATGAAACAATTCACTTTCAACAAGCTCTTGAGACTTTGGTTCTTCCTTTTTATCTTTTATACTTAATCAACTGGCTATGGGGCATAATCAAGTACCGTAAAGGTTGGGAAGGACAAAAAACGACAAGAGGTGTTTTATTTTCCTCTGCCGCTAATAAAGCCTACCATAGAATCCAAGCTGAACAAGAAGCTTATACAAATGAAAACGATGCTTCTTATCTGCAAGATAGAAAACGGTTTCAATGGATTTGGAAATACAAAGTATGAAAGAGAGTAGAGACGTAATATGTTGTGCTAGCTTAGTTATTTTACAAGCAATGCTGATTGTTTACGCTTTAACCTGTGAATGGTAATGAGAAAATTTTTTAAAAGATTTGATTATAAGTTATTGATTTTATTAATAATAATCTTTATTGGCATCGTTTTATCTGTATGTTTGCCAAGAATAGAAACCGCTGAGCAAATTGTAATTGAAGTTAATAAAAAGGCTTGCGAAGTAAGTTTGCTGAATAAAGATGTTCTAATAGCAAAACTCAAGTCAGATAAAAAAGATTGTAAAATCTATCTTTTAAATAAAAACTAAGTTCTACTAAGCAACTTTAGACTTCTAGGGTGACACCACGATGAACCTGCTTTAGCAAAATAAACTTCTACTATTTCTTTTTTATCAATAGCAGCTTCCCAGAGTTCGATTGCAACTACGACACCCACATCTGCAAAGGTGTCGGGGATGTTATCTGAAACTAAATAAGGTATCTCAGGTTGAGAATAAATCCAAGTAACTAAATCTCCCCTTTTGAATTTAGTATGTGGATCCATGTAAGTAAGTATGGATTTCTATCGATTTTATTCTGCCTTCTTTCTACAAAGAAGTTTAACTTTTTTACTTTTCTTTGAAATTTTCTGGATCTATGTTCTTTAAAAAATAAACTTTTCTTTCGAGCTTTGCGTTCTTTTACGGGAACATTAGGTTGTTCAAAATGAAGATTCATAGGGTTATAAATCTCTGGTTGTTGTTCATCAATTTTTGTTGACTTCAAAACATTTAATGTATTGCTAATGTTTGCATCAACATAATTGATTGTTTCTTTGTTGTGTAATTGTTTAGTCTTCTTAACTTGATCTTTTCCAGAAGAAGTTGCTGGGAAGAGAGTAGCAAGGCAAGTTATTAAGATTATTAGTTTTTTCATTTTTAACGAACTCCGTGTTTTGTTTGTCGTCTATATATAGATTTTTATTTGATTATGATACAAGAAAAAAATGATTTTTTTTCACTAATTAAGAAAGTTTCGTAAAGGTAGAGAAGTTATTATGCAGATGGACAAAATTATAGTTAATCAAGATTACCAAGACCTTTATAGGGTTATTTCTAAAATTTTTAAAGATAATGAAGAGATAGCTGTTCTTTTCGATAGAAGATTAAAGGAAGACAAGTCTAATTATAAACATTAGAGATGCGTTTTTCAAGAAGAAAATTTAAAATTGGTGAGTTAGTTAAACTTACTGATTCTTTTCAGCAAGAAAGAAAAAAAGATTCTAATATCTTAAAGTGTAAAATAGGAATTATTTTAGGATGTTGCGAAGACTTAGATTTAGGCTATTTATATAAAATACACTGGGTTCCTATCAGTAAGATTTTTTATGATGAACAATCAAGGCTGGAAAGGTTATGAATTTAAAATTTATCTACAAGATGATGAAAAACAATAAACGAGGGAAAACTTTTATGTTATGTTATCTCTTGGCTTTTATTGTAGATAAGGTTATATTTTTTTCTA